CTGTATTATAGCGTGTATAAGGGGAGTATAACCTTTTTTCGTATTATTTTTGATAATACTAGGAAATTCTTTGTATATTTCCTTAACGGCATCTAAGTCGCCAGTATTAATAGCTATATTTAATTTTTCTTTCTCTGGTGTCATTAGTCGTTCCTCTTTGGTACGGGTAGTTTTATTTTCCCTGATTTTGTCATCTTATATAAACCATATACGACACCTGAAAGAATTTGTACTGATTGTTTACCAGGCCAAGGAAATGATAGACCAGTGATAAGACCAGTAGCGAGATATGTGAGCATTAATATACCAGAATCTCCAGCAAATAATTCAGCTATACTGAAATTTCCACCCGCAGCACTAATAATATCTTCCCAACTCATCGAATATTCTAAATCGGGTGTGAAGCTCATTTGAGTCCAGATGTATATCAATAGTCCAGCTACTGCTACACCAGCAAATTTTTTGATTACGGGGTGGCTTTGGAGATATTCGTCTAGCTTATCTAGGTTATTTTTGACCCATTTAACACCACCATTTTGTTTGATGTAATCGACCATTATTTGTTCTAGTTTTTTGAATGTTTGGAACCCTTTCTTAATTAGAGCAATAAGTTTCATAATATTAAAACCTATTTTCTTAAAGAAAGTAAAAACTTTTGTGCTTTTAAATAATGTAAGCATATCTGTGAGGGAGTATTTAGAAGCAGTTGCAACTTGTTTAATAAAGTCTACCTTCTTTTTTATGTTTCCAGTGATTGAATCTAAAATATCTTCGTTTAGTTGTGATTCTTCTAGTAAATATATAGCTTGAAGATATTCATCATATTCATTTAAAGGTATTGTTTGTAAAGCAAGTTGTTTGAATGTTTTCATAAATACTCCTTTTGTGAGTATTTATAGTAAGTCGGCGTATTTGCCTAGTTTTATTCTTGCTACATCTTTGAGATAACACGAGAAATCGATAATATTCCCACCGAATCGTTCGGTGCGACCTACACTTTTTTCAATTACTATATTCTTATCCACGCTTTGTATCTTCTCGGCTAAGTCCTTAGCTATTACCTTACAAACAGATAGTTTATCATCAGAATAAAATTCTATATCTAGTTCAAAAATTCTTACTTTATTCTTAGGTTTCATATCAAAAATTTCGATTCCTTCTGTTTCAGCCCATTCAGCATATCCTAAAGTAGACATATCGCCATCTACTGTTAGTTCTTCATTTAAAATATCTTCAATCTCATCTATTATTTTTTTTGTTTTCATTATTAGTCCATCAACGAGGCATATTTGCCTAGTTTTTTTAAGTTTTTTTGGTGTAATACAAATGTATCATATTTTTCTTTAAATTTCTTCGTTGAGCTATCAAACATAAGAGGTCTTTCGGGTGTCTCTAATAAAGTAGGTTTAGCCGAAAGAATCAGATTGAAGAGCTTTATGTCGCCACTCCTTAACGCTTCATTAAGTACTGTTCTACCGTTTTTGTCTTGTACATTTACATCGGCACCTTTACGAATCAGTAATTCAGCAATATCTCTGTATCCATTAGAAACAGCTAATAACAGTGCTCCTCTTCCCGTACTAGGTTGTTGGTAATTGATGTCTTTTGTTAATCTAATAAGAATATCAACCATATTGTACTCATCTGCATATACAGCTCTGATTAAAGCGTTGAATGCTCTCTTTGTCGATGTGATATTTACATCAACTTTTGCTGCGAGTAAAAGCTTAACGATTTTTGTGTCGTGCTCTTCAATAGCTACGATTAAAGGGGTTTTTCTGTCTGAATGTTTACTCTTTATCTCATAACCATTCAGGTTTTTGTCTTTATCTGCGATGAAATCTTCTATCGCTTCCCAATCACCATCGTGTATCGCTGATAATATTTTCTCTGTCATTATAAATCTCCAAACGGGTTATTTTTGATATGAGTAGGTTTCTTTTGTACTGTAGCAAATGAATCATTAATACCATCACCATCAGTATCTACTGGAACCTCTTGTATCTCTTTAACTGCTATGACATCTTGCTTCACGGCTACATCATCTACGATACCAAAGGCCATATCTAAGTCTATCTTCTCGTATTCTTGGTCTAGCCCATCTAGCTCATCACGATTTTCTGTGTAGGCTCTCGTAGTGATTTTGAAAATCTTCTTCTCATCGGCATACACAAACATATTATTATGTCCAGGTAGTTCATCTTCAAAGTGAGTAATCTCCATAAATTTACCATTAGGTAGTTTTATTAAGTCTCCTATTATATCAGAATAACCCTTAGAGCTATATAAATCGGGATATACTATTAACATATTGATTGAAGAGATAAACATATCCAAAGTAGCTGTACTAGATAGACCGAATTTAGAGAAAAAATCTCCACCAGCAGAGAAACCATCAGTTTCTTCTAATTTAACATTGAATTCGAAAATAGTGTCATTATTTACCTTGATAGATTGGTGTTCACCGAATATTTCATCGATACCAATTCTATCAGATTTAAAAAGTTTTATAGTAAGACCATAAAGTTCAATTTCTTCGTGGACCATATTACCATAAAGTTGGTATTCGTTTTCATCATTATAGTTAAAGTTAAATCCCATTATAATCTCCTTTGTGAGTATTTATAATAAGTCGGCGTATTTACCTAGCTTAGTCGTATTGAAATCGAATGAATCCTCTATAACTAAGAAGTGCATATCACCGTCTTTACTGTAATAATGTTCTTTATATTCTACTTTTAGTTTTATGCTTATTTTTCTAAATGCTTTATCTATTTTTGATTTGATTTTGAGGACTTCCATCTTAGAAGCGTATTCTTGGACTACATCAACTCTTATATTCTGCTTACTGATAGTTACTACGGCATTATCGTATTCTCTTCTATTATAATCTATATAAGGTTTATTGTTTATTTTTACATATTCGTTAATAATATCAACGATTTCTTCTTTAGTTGTTTCTATACTCATTAGTCATCTCCTAGTAAGTCTGCGTACTTACCTAATTTTTTCTTATTTTGCTGTTTGAAAGCTTCTTTTATTTTATCTTCCACACCCCTACCCCTAGCACTCTTTAAATCACTCTCACGAACGATTGCTCCATCCTCGATTAGTTTATTGACTATCGAAGCATTGTCTTTGTAGATACTCTGGCTTAGTGCTGATAGACCCTTTCTTGATACTAAATTAATATCAATTCCTTTTACCTTTAGTAGAGGCAAAATCATACTAGGTCTATTGATTTGAACAGCTATCATCAATGCAGAATCACCGATAGGACTTTTCTTGGGTATTTTATTGGGTTCTATATCTTTCTGTCTTATAAGCCAATTTAATATTCTCGTAGATTTATTAAGAACAGCTGTCGTTAATAATGTTTCGTTTGTGTCTAGTACATAATTAACATCAAAATGACCGTCTTGTATAAGAGCTTTGAATTCAATCACAGCATCTTCGGATATTGCTCTTTCTATTATAGTATCAGTCATTAAAAATCACCTAGTAAAGCAGCATATTTACCTATTTTTTTAATTTTAGGGTTTTTCAATAGTTTTATGATTGATTTATCAGAACACAAATCAAACACACCCATCTTCATAATGTTCTTTATTGTTAAATCTGGGTTGTAACCCATAATAAGTTCCACCATATCATTACTTCTATAAGTAGTCCCATCATTAGCAGCAACGATAATAGCAGTTACACCATTTGCATTTTGTGTATTGACATCGAAACCACCTTCTAGTGCTTTCTTAACTTGTTTTTCATTGTTCTCTCTTATGTATTTGAAAAGTGTTTGGATATCCATTATATGTCTCCTAGTAAGTCTGCGTACTTACCTAATTTTTTCTTTTTGATAAGTGCTTTCATACCTTTATTTATGATTTTGAGTATATCTCTCATACTATTATTATCTTTCAGTAAACTAGTTACAGAATAGCCCCATTTATTTTCTATTTTCATATCGGGGTCGAAAGGCATAATGACTTTAACGAGTTCTTCATCATAATTGCTTGTACCTATATGTAGAGCTGTGTTGCCGTCTTCATTTTGTGTATTGACATCGAAACCATCTTCAAGTGCAACTTGCACTTCGTGGTACAAACCTGCTTTTATCTTATTAAAGAATTTCTTAGCATCCATTAGTCATCTCCTAGTAAGTCGGCGTACTTACCTAATTTTTTCTTATTTGCTTTCTTTGCTAGTTTTTCTTCTGCTTTATCGAATAATTTAGCAATAGATGAATCTCGTACATACTCTCTCGGAAGGTTATTATGATTATTTGGTATGGTTATATCAGCACCTGCTTCCAATAATATACCAATCATAGTAGCTAATCTTTTAAAAGTAGCCATCCATAATGTAGTTTCATTTCTTTTATTCACTACATTAATATCGATACCTAATTCTATGAATAATCTAACTTTTCTTGAATCACCACTTAGTACAGCAAGATGCAAAAGACTCTCACCTTTTGAGTCCAACTGGCTCAAATTGATTTCGCCTGATGCTATCTTTGCTTTTAGTTCTATTATGTTATTTTTGATAACGACATTCATTAGTATTCTCCACCTAAGTAACTCATATACTTATAAGTACCACCTAGTAATTGTTTAACATTATTATATGTCGTTTTGCTGTTGAGAATAACATTGAAACTAAATTTCTTCGATTTACCCACCTTACAAGCTTTAGCAAGATTCTTAATATTCTCATTAGATTGTATATCTGAATCTGTAAAAAGAACCTGATTGAAATCTTCCTTTAAGAATTTCTTAATAATTAAGAAAATATCGTGAGGAAATTCTGTACCACCACCCCAACTTAATTGAAAAAGTTTCTTGATAGGTTTAGGTTCATCTTTAATCTGAATCTTTGACAAATCTTTAGATGCAAGAAGCTCTTTAGGTGAATCTAATTCTTGATAAGTGTGTTTCTTCTTCTTATGGTCTAAGTTGATTTTGTACACTCTGTATTTGCTATCAAATCTAATAATCCACATACTCTTAATACCATTAGTTAGGCTTTTGTTAATAAGTTTAAGTAGTTCTACTGATACACCTTGTATAGTACTAGCCATCGAGCCAGAACTGTCTAAGATGAATAAAAGTGATTGACTCTCATCATCTTCATAACGGACTCCATTCTTCATAGCAACTTTGTCATTACCCATAGCTAACTGACCACGAGTTCTCTTGTGCATCTTAGTGCTCGTTTCTTCTTCAATTTGAACTGCTTTAGGCATCATTTTCTTAATCAGTTGTTCCCATCTAATAGGCTCACCTTCTTTAAGATTTTCTAATTTAGCATCGATTTTATCTTTTCTATCTTGTTCAGCTTGTTCAAGTGATTCTTTTCTTTTATCTGAAGCATCTTTATCGGCTTGCTCTTCTTTCTTCATTTCATCAATAGCATCATCCAATTCTTCTTGCGACATACCATCATCAGCATCTTCAAAATTTTCATCAGCATCTTTGAAAGCGTCATCTATTTCACTATCGCTGTCTTCAGATTTTTCTGAATCTTCTGAATCCTCTCCGTCTTCACCTTTCGATGGTTTGCTGTCTGAATCACTTTCTTCGCCATCTTCGCTTTCACCATCACTAGATTCACCGTCTTCGGATTCGCCATCTTCGCCATCTTCAGATTCTTCACTATCACCTGATTCACTTTCACCATCTTCTTGCTCTTGCTCTTCTTGTTCTTCATCGCCCTTTTCTTCGTGATTTTCATCCATATGGTCATCTTGTTGTTTGTCCATATCATCTTTATCATCTTCAGTAAGTTCTTTGAAATCTTCTATAATGGCATCTTGCATAGCATCCATACTGATATAGTTATCATAATTATAAGTATCAGAATATAACCCAATAGGTAGTTGGTCGTACCCATTTTTAACAAGATTATAGTTAGTGATATAATCACCTAAATAATTCTGCATCTTTCCAGTCATACCTTTCTTCTTTGATTGATAGAAGTGGTCTGCGTGAACGATATGATAGATTTCGTGTAAAATAAGAAATTCTATATATGAATAACTATCAGGAACTTTCCCACCATTATGTGCGTACTGTGAACCTTTTGGTTTAAGGTCTTTCATTTCACTATATTTAACAAGCTTCTTACAGAAATCAAGGTTAAATATGACATCACCTTCAGGACTTGCTGCTGCAGTCTTTACAGATTTTACCCAATCAGGTTGTTTTACGAAACTAGGTTGTGGTGTTAAGATTATATTAAGCTTGAGGCGTTTACCCGTGATAGGATTAACTATTTTGAGGAATGATTTATTCTTAGCTAGAATAACATTGAATAAATAGTAGAATATTTTCTCGTTGAATACAGTTTCTTCTGTATCTATCATATCAAATAATAGGCTTTCTACTATATTTTTTCTACTAGGAGCATAGAAAGAATCTGGTTTATCTTTCCACCCTTCTAATGTCTGTTTAATTTGGTCTTCTAATTCTAAATTGATAACGCTTACATCTTTACCTTGTTTAACGGCAATCTCAGCTATCATTTTCTTAACAAAAGGAGTGCTTAAATCGACTTCACTATATTTAGCACCCTCTCCTCTTGCCGAACTAACATTAACTGCTTCATTTATTGAATCGAATTTGTTCATATTATCCTCTTTTAGTACTATTTATAAAAAGTGTAGTTTCCTACACTTTTACAAACATATTAGACTTATTAGCTGTTGCTCTTTGAATAATAACATCATTCAATCCTGGATATCTTTGTAGTGACTCATTCTCGCCGTGTTCCATTAAACTTTCTGTTTCATTATCTCTTGCATATCTAAGAACTGGTTTGAAACCTCTTTCTAAGAACATTTCAGATATAAGTGCAGTTATCTCACCGTTGAATTGGTCCCAATCAACCATAGCAAGTAATTTCCATAGTCCAATCATATTATCGATACTATTCATAACACTATCGTAATCAACATAAACATCTAATATTTCTGAAATATCATCAACAAATGTGTTAGTATCAGAATCAGTAATTGCTTTCTCTATAATTGGAACGATTCCATCATAATCTAAAAGAACATCTACATCAAATTTAGCACCTTCAAAAATTGATTTGATTGATTGTAATGCTTCCGATTTAACAGAACTAAAACCATCTGTGATACGATACATATTTGAACCTATAATATCTTCAACACCAATCATTATTTTTTCAAAATCAGCATTTTCCATTTCACCTTTATCTTGTGCAATGAAACTAAGTACTTGCTTGTACTTGTTTAGCATAACTTTTTCCATAATGTTAGATAGTTCAAGTACTTCTTCTTCCGTGTACTGCTTTTCAAGTGTGAATCTTTTCTTAATCTTAATCATATTGTAAGCATCTATAATACAACCACTAATAGCTGAATCGTACTCACGAGCACTTATATAGAAAGTATTGAAACCATCTGTCCAAAAGAATTTTCTTTTATTGTGGTCTTCAATATCATCACCTTTAACATCTTCTGAAGATTCAAATCTTTCAACCATTTGCTTAAGAATATCAATACTGATTTCTGTAATATTGAAACCAATCTTCTCATTAATGCCTATATTTGTTTTTTGTCCTTCTAAGTAAGCCATTACTTCATTGAAGTTTGCTTCAGAATCAATAACATCTACAACATCTTTAAAGTGGTCACTTAATTCAGTTGTTCCTGTATCAGTTGGATTCATTGCTGCGATAATCATAATGTTATCAGGAATCGTTAAAGCACCTACTTTTTTATCTAACATTAATGAACGAATTGAGTTAAATACTTTTGTGCTTGTTCTTGAAATCTCATCAATGAAAAGAATGTGAGTGTATTTTGAATCTCCTTCAGGAAGCTTAGTAGCATCATAATCATTCATAATCTGTGTGAATAATGGTGGCTCTGAAAATTCTGTCGTTAAATCTTTACCATCACCTGATGGTGTTGTAAGACCCGTACTATCATCTGAATTTAGCGTCGAAGCATCGATTGTAATCTGATTTAGATTGTATTTCTTAGCTATTTCTACAATAATTGTCGTTTTACCGATACCTGGCGCACCCGATATAATTGGAACATATTTTCTGTCATCGCCTAGTTTCAGTTTTGTTTGAATCTGTGAATCTAATGTACCTCTCCACTCACTAGGAGCTAATGGTGTTGCATCAGATGCATCGAATCCTGATGTTTCTTTGATAATGTCTTTAAGAACTTTTTCGTATTTCTTAAATAATTCTGAAACTTCTTCAGTAGCGTAATCTTTAAAGTTATCTCTAAGGAAAGTCATTAATTGTCTTGCTTCTTCCATTGTTTCCACTGGAATGTTGGCATTGATATACTTCATTATTTCTTCCCATCTTCTTGGAGAGATACGAATACCAGTTAAAGAGTCTTTTCCACCTAAGTCATCATCTGTGAATGCTTCAACGAATGCATTATATACTTCAGTACTAATCGGGTTCTTAACTTCTGTTGTTTCTTGTGTACCATCTTCATTATGGATAGTTTCAATTTCTTCATCATCACCAGTATTAACATCTGTGTTTGTGAATCTATCAGCCATATATCTAAGAAAATCTTCTTTTGAAGGTGTATCAAAGTTTACTTTGTCAAATTGGTGATTTAGAGGAATATCATCTAATGAACCATCTGAATTATCCATATTTGAAGCATAGATAATGTAAACATTTGCAGGAATTGGTGTATTACCTAGTTTACCATTAAGAATTGTACGGAAAAGATTTTGAATTCTAGCTGAACTTGAACGATAAAACTCATCCAAGAATAATACAGTAGCAAACTTATCATTTACTTCATCTATTGTTTCTTTGTACTCATCTGCAAGTGGTTGAAGAATTTTATTTTTCTTTAAGAAAGCATTATACTCATTATCGGTAATTTTCTTCTTTTGTTTAAGTCTTGTAATAAGAGCTGACTCTGCTTGTACTACTTCGAAACCAGTCTTAGTTTCTTTGAAAGATGAACTCTCTGCAGCAGTCTTATTACCTCTTCTTACAAGATAAGGAATATTGATAATATCTTCTTCAGAAATATGTGGAGCTTCAACTGTAATTACTTGCATTCTAAGTAATGACATAATGTTCTCTACTGTACGAGATTTACCAGTACCTGGGTCACCAGTTAATAGAAGTTTCGCTTGCCCACCACCTATCATATTCATTAGAACTACATCTAAAAAATCTTGATATTTTGACTCTGATTTACCTTGTGGTATTTTAAGTTTCTTAGCTTTACCCTTAGATAATTCTTTAACTTTAGTAGTACTTGTACTGATTGAAATTTCTTCAGGAGCTTCTTCTGGTGTTTCACCTGAACCTACTTCAACTGATTTACCGTTTCTGATAATAATACCTTGATTTACCATAGCCGATAATTCTAATTGCGAAAAACTAGGAATCTCAACATCGAAATATTTATTGAATTCTTTTGTGAATCCCGAAACTGACTTGAAGCCTTTTACTTTCTCATCTTTAAACCAAGCTTTAATCTTATCGAATGAAATATCTACACCCAATTTCTTCTTAGTAACACTAGTTTTCTCTTTTTCGTTCATAAAGTCTTGTAATTTTAGTTCCATTTTAATACTCTCTCAAATTCTGTTGGATTTTCCTTTCTTAATTTCATATAGTTAATGTACTTTAACTTGTAATCGGGGTCTTTGAATTGTAACATCGGGATTTCGAATCTCATTTCTGTTTCCGGGTTAAATGTCATCCATAATTCTTCTGTTGGACCTAGTACTTTGTGTTCTACATCGTTTGTTTCAGTTTTTGATGAAAACTCATCAAAGCTCTTTAATGCTGCCATAATACACCTCTTTTAATTTATAAGTATTTATACTCATCATTATTGTTATTTGGGTGAACTACATCATCTTCAGTCCAGACAATACTTTTCAAATAGTCTGTATAGTCATTGTCAAACCATTTATCTCTATTAAGAATCTCTGGTTTCTGTGTCTGGTAACTAAAATTTAGTTTGTTCCCAAAATGTAAGTTTCGTGATAATTTTAATTGTTTTGCTGTTAGAATCGTTAATGTTTTGGCAAATAATTCTTTTGATATGTTATTCTCATAAAGATTCACGAGTGCAAAAGCATTGTCATTAAGACGGACTAAACCTTTAAGTGCAGTTATCTTTTTGCCTTTAATTTCTCTTTGTATAATAATTTCAATTTCAATCGTATCATCGAACACGAAAGGTTTATTATTATAATTTCTTGAATTGAAAGCATTAATAGTATGTTCATTAATACTTAAACTTTTTAATTTTATGTTCTTATATAGTAAACTAGGCATTTTTAGCTCCGTTAATAAATTCTATGTAGGGTGTCCACATATATTTGTCCATATCTTCAAAGATAACATCAATTTTTTCACTTACTGCGTATCCACTCTCATATACTAAATGAATCTCATCATTTACTTTATAAGCATTCAATTGGTGGTGTGCTAAATCTTCGGAAGTTCCTAAGTAAATCCCTTTGTATGTTATTGGTAACGGTATCATAATTTATCCTTTAATTCTTTATATACTATATTGTAACATATAATACCTTAAGGCTTTATTAATCTAAAAAGTTTGTTTGATTTGTTGTACTCCGAAGAGGAGTACGATTCTCTTTAAGAGTAAAGAGCTACTAAATCTTTCCAACGAGAAAGACCAGATTTTTTAAGTATGATACCAAGAGCGAGAGCTCTAACAGTAACTTGTTTTGCTTTTCTAGCATATTCAGGAGTCATATAGTTAATTTTAACCTCTTCTCCACCTTCATCACCTAGAGCTTCTAAGATTTCATCAATATCTGCATCATTAATGTCACCTCTTTTCTTAGCTTGAGCATAACCGATAGAACGAACTCTTTTAAGAATATCTTGTTCTGCTAAATAAACATCAACAAAAATACTTCTTGACATAATAGCACCTTCGATTTGGCTTGATTTCATATTACTAATGAATACCATACCACCAGTGAATTGAAATTTACTAGGTAGCTTAACATCTTTCTTACCAGCACCAATAGGCTTACCTTCAGCTATCTCTGCATCTACGAAATTACAATAGTCTTCAATAGAACCTTTATCAAGACCTACCATATTTTGTGTACCTGACATATACTCAGCCATATTATCACCTGATGTATCAAGGATAGGCTTAAGCATCATAATAATGTCTTTGTGTTGTAAGACTGAATCTGCTTCATCAAATACGATAATCTTGTTTCTCTCTTGAAATAATGTCTTGTAGAATGCATATGGTGCTGCTTTGGTACCACTGTGATAAGTCCACTTATCGCCTTCAGAACCTAATAAAGCTTTAAGACTTCTATCGCCTTCTGTAATATGATAAGTTTTACCAATACCACCTTGTCCACAAACGATAAGCGTTCTCCATTTTCCTGAAGCAACTACCGAAAGTAAATCTTCAATATCTTCAAAAACAGTATCCGGGTCAGCAAATACTTTTTGGTCTAAAGATTTCTCTACTTCCTTAAGTCCACCTTCAAAAGAATTCGTTTCTTTCTCACCAAGAAAAACTTCAATTTGTTCTGAAAGACCTTTCTCTTGCGCTGCGTCTCTCATCTTTTGTTTAGACCCTGCTAATGAACGCTTAAGTCCATTTGCTTCTAACCATTCGATTTTTTCTTCTTTTGTTCTAGCTTCAAATAGAAATAATTTTGTTTCTTCAATAATCTCTGTAGCTTCGTTGATGTGACCAGTTTTAAGTGCATCTGTAATCTGCGAAAGAACCTGAATAACATTCAAGTTTGGAGCAAATTTAACAGTTCTTGTCGGTCTTTGAAAGTTAGCATTCGTATTATTCCAGTAGTCGATGCTCGTTAATAAGAACTGAGCTTTCTTAGCCATTTTTGCATCCCAATTAAAACGAACCATAATACCTTTATTGTTTACGAAACGATAACCTTTACCTTCGCCAGATTTTCTTTTGAAATCTTCCATACCTAGTGATACGAATATACCACCTAATTCTTTACCCATTATCTTACTGTAAAGTAAAACAACTTTTTCTAATTTTCCTTGACTGAATGCTAATTCATTCAGTTCCATAAAGGTGCCAAAACTTTTTGTTTTCATTGTATTCTCCATTATTTTATGTTATTTATCTTTAAAGATGTTGTAGTTACCTAGTCCAGTTGCTATGATAGCATTTTTTAGTTCTACGCCTCGTTCTTTCTCGAAGTGTTTTTTCTCTGGTAATTTATCGAGGTTTGTTTTTCTATTGAAATGTTTACTAAAGAATTCTTTAATCTTAGTTCTCTTAGTTCTTATTGTGGTCGGAACTCTGTGTACACCTCTCGATTCTAGTAGTTCAATAAGAGCCTCTGATACATTCTCTATTTCTGCATCTGTATCTACTGGTATAAAAGGGTCTTCTTTTTTGTCTTTGATAGTAGTTACTATTTTCATATCTTTAGATACAAACATTTTATCTTCAGGTTGTTCTTTTTGTGTTATGAATTTTCTATGTCTTCTAAATAGGTTCATTGTTCTCATTTAGTTTCTCCTTTAATAGTATTTATCAGTTTCTTATATGCTAAGTGTAACAATATAATTGATAGAGTAAAAGGCCATAGCCAACTAAGAACAGAAATTAACTGTATATCGCTACTATCCATATCAAAAAGGTCATCATTGGCAGTAACATAGAAAGAAAGGAGCCATAAAAAAGTAAGGCCTAGGAAATAAATTATTATTAAAATTGAGTTGATTGATTCTAGCACTGTGGTTCTCCCGTTCAAAGGAAAATTAACAGACCCACGAACTGTTAAATATTTATACGGTTATATACCCGCTGGGTTTTGAGGTCTTTGGTTCCCGCTTTATTACATAGTAGGCGCTGATTACCTAATTCAATCTAACCAAGATGTTTTCAAATAAAAACAAATAAAATTCACAAAGATTCATATTGAACAAATCCTCTTTATGTTGTATTATAACATACTAAGACTTAATAAATTATTAAACATCAAGTAAATCAGCGTATTTACCCAATTTCTTTTTTGAATTAACTTCTTTCAATACTTGTTTAGCCATTTTACTTAATCCGCCGTACATACTCGATTTAGAAAACTTTTCTCTAGCTTTCTCATTCTTACTAAGAACATATAAAATAATCTTCTTAGTTTCTTTACTAAGCTTCTTATAAGACTCCATTATGCCGAATGCTGTTTGTAGTGAAAAAATTATAGTATCATCATCTGAATAAACACTCTTAATATCCATAAGAATTTTGATAGCTTCAAAATTACCTAGCTTCATAGCTTGACCGAAAATATAGTTGCTGTCTTGTGAAATATTGTACTTCAGTTTGATAACCTTTTCAAGTGATTTATCGTGACCGAATTCTATGATTTCTGCTATTCTATCTTTATGTAGCTTATTAATATCATTTGACATAGCATCAATAAATTCCATTACTTGTTTTGGTGAAGCTTTATTATCTATTGCCATTATAATACTCCTAGCAAATCTGCATATTTACCTAATTTTGAATTCTGTAATGCATCTAAAACTTTACCTTTAGCATACTGATACATTTCTTTATCTATTTTAGCACCCAATTTTAGAAGAGCTTTAACATATTTCTCTTTACCTGATGTAATAGCATAATCTAATGCTGCCATATCTCGTTTATTTTTGATATTAACATCAAGGTCTTTTCTCTTTACAATAATATCAAACATAGCTTCATTATCATCTAATATTATTCTGATTAGGATTGTAGTCCCTATTGGGTTCTTCTCATTTGGGTTTGTTCTTTTGTCTTTCATAATTACTTTGAAGTTTTCTAATAAATCTTCTCTAACGATGTGACTTAATAAGACCTTATTTTTAGATGGGTCATTATTCTTCAGCCATTTTTTAAGTATAGAAGTGTCTCCTTCTCTTAGTCTTTGGTGGAATAATCCTGGTTCTTCATTCATTACGACTCTCCTAGTAAATCTGCATACTTACCTAATTTTTTGTTTAATAATTTTTTTACGATGTGTTTTGCACTGTCAAGCCTTTTAAGAACTTTTTTGTTCTTTGCTAAGATTTCTACTACTTTAATATGACCTTTATCGGCAGCATCGTTTGCTGCTTCTATAATATCATTTATGTCTTTAGGTACTGAAGAATTCATAAATATTTCAATGATTTCGTGATACCCTTTGACTGCTGCTACCCAAAAGTGCATACTAGCAAAAGAACCACCATTATCCAAAATTAATTGAGCTAATTTCGTGTAACCTAGCTTAACGGCTACACCCATCATTGTATCATTACCAAAACGAATATCTTCAGCATTGTTGATAATGTCATCAGTCATTTTGATTAAATCTTTTTCGGATTTTTTCATTAGTGTTTGTGTTATACCCATTAGTCATCTCCCAATAAGCTAGCATATTTACCAATCTTGGCTATACCTTTTAGATAATCAGATATTTTATTAGGGCTTCTGTAATCAAAAATTCCCATACCTTTTTTATCTTTATGGTGAATATCTGCACCGTTAGCTATTAACAGCTTAGTTATATCAATACAATTCATATTCACAGCAGCGAATAATGCTGTTGAACCATTTTTATCTTGCTTATCAACATTAGCACCAGCTTTAAGGAGAGCTTTAGCTATGTCGAGTGAACCTGCTTGTGCACACCACATAAGAGGCGTGTTACCAATATCATCTGCTACATCTACATTAGCACCATTCTTTATTAGTACCTTAGCTATCGTAGCGAGACCCTCATACGATGCTAAGATAAGCGGTGTCCAGTTATCTTCATCGGGGTATTTCTTGTTTATATCTTTAGCTTTGATTTTTTCTAGGTGTTTGAGTAATCCCATATCTTCTGAAAATACAGCATTATACCAACATTCTGCAGGTTCAACCATAATGAATCTCCGTTGTTTATCAGTATTTATATTTTTGTGTGATTGTGTGATTGTGTGATTGATTGTGTGATTGATTGTGAAGTGGAACCCCTGGAAGTAATCGAAACTTCTCAAACGGCTTCGAAGGCCATTGTCTCATCCTCGAGCAGGGGCATATAAGTGGTGGGCCATCGAGGAGTTGAACCTCGGTTTCATCCTTATGAGGGAAGAGCACTAACCGTTGTACTAATGGCCTATTTGGAACTCTGTAACGGAATCGAACCGTTCATCGAAGATTTGCAATCTCCTGCCTTACCAATTGGCTAACAGAGCATATTGGTTCCAGATTTATTTTTACCCGCCAAACTGGAGGCGATTTGAGCTTCTTTTAGACTGTACAATCTTGAAATTCACTAAAGAGTCATTGAATATTGTGCACATACAAAAATTCCCTTATAATAAATTCTATTCTACATAGACTATATCTGTTTCATTCATTACGAAATAACAACCATCAATTTCTCGACCTGTACTGTCATCTTCTTTGATGCATTTACATATCTTTGGATAATCATAATTTATATGAATGTCTCCGTAAACTTCAAACTCTTCTCCAATTTCTAAATCTTTAAAGTTCTTATCCATTTTTATTCCTTTTATTTGGTGCGTCTGATAGGATTCGAACCTACAGATTTGGGTTTCTAAAACCGTTGCCTCACCGCTGGGCTACAAACGCATCCTTGAATTTTTATACTTGTTCCCAAGTCATTGGATATTTAATCCCTGGGTTGAATTCTCTTTGATAGTTCATAATCTCATAATTTCTACCAACTACTGTTGTTTCAATCATTGTATATGTTACATTATCTTTTTCTTTTGTAAATATTTCTGTATATTTACCTTTATCTCTTTTTTGTTCATCTTTCATTATCTTTCCTATTTGTTGTCTTACCGTTAAATCTAGGTTGTATAAGCATTTCATATCTTTTACAATTATATCTTTTCAGAATATTTGTGAGTTTTGATGAATAGTATTCTTCATAAAATCCTTCTCTCAACATTTCTGCTATTGATTCAAATTTATTATCTTCTAAAGTATCTAATACTCTATTGACAAATTCAGTTTTTTCTTTTATATTAGTTTGTTTCTCCAAAAGTCTCTGTTCTCTATCACTTTCTTTTTTTGATTTACCAAACTTCATTTTACGACCTTTCAACCAACCTTCGGGTATCTCACCTTTAGGTACTTTCTTTGACTCTTTTAGTTCTAAGTTATGAATCCACATAGTACCAAACTGTGAATTTCCTTCACCAGTTTGACTGCGACTCATTTCTTCACTAAACTTCTCTCTCAACCAACCGTACATACGATTCATTGACCTATCTTGACCCGTTCCTATAACACACATCATACTTACAGCCTTTATAAGACTATATTTACCTGGATATATCTTTAGTAGCAGTATATGAGCAATAAAGTGTTCTCTTGCAGTTAATTCTACAAGATTTTCTTTATCATCTGTGCCATTCATACTTCTAGGTACTATATGGTGTATTTCTTTATAACAATCTAGCTTTCTATTTTTACCTCTTAGAATGAGTTTTTCATAGTGCAATTTATAATTCATTGTATATCTCCAAAAGTCTATATACTACTATTTATAAGTTTACTTTTTACTTTTACATTTTAAGTTTTGGTGCACCTACTCGGATTCGAACCGAGACTCCCGAAGGAAATGAGTTTTAAGCCCACAGCGTCTACCAGTTTCGCCATAAGTGCATATTTTATAAATGGAGGAGAATGTGGGAATCGAACCCACTACTGTTTTACCAGCCAGAAATTAGCAATCTCTTTACCTACCTTAGGTGTATTCTCCAAATTTGGTGTCGCTGATAGGATTCGAACCTACATAAGCTTGCGCCACGAGTTAGAAGCTCGTTTCTCATCCAGTTGAGGCACAACGACATATTTGGGGCGAAATCTGGGAATCGAACCCAGCTACTCAGGTTCACAACCCGAGACTTTAACCGATAAGATAATCACGCCATATTTTGGTTGCTCTGAAGGTATTCGAAACCTTTTCAGTAAGTTATGAGCCTACCGTCCAAACCTTATGGTCAGAGCATTGTTTGTTTATTTTAGTGTCTTCATTGACATCGGATTTCTTGCCCAAAAAAAAGGGAGTCAATTCAATTAAGAACTGACTCCCTTTGAGGAAAACTTTTATTTAAGTTCTCTTCATCAGAAATCAGTTCCACTACGGCTCAGCATCAGGCTATGTCTTAATATACTACATAATATTGTTAAGTTATTTAATGCTGTTCTCATAATGTTTCCTCTGTTTAATTTTATTGTATTTATAAGAGTCAAAAACTCTATATACTATCTCTCTTTATGTATGTATTATAACATAAAGATACTTAATTTTCTCTTAATACTCAAAAAAGATTTACTATTTTGAATATCTGTCGGCTGCACAACTTGCAGCCCAAGCATTTGGTTTACAAACAGGCTCGATGCCTACCATTCCCCATATCATACCTTTTGCTGCTCCGTGAGCAACATTTGAACCAGTTCCTTCGACAGGATTTACATCTAAGTGAATCTCGAAGTCTTTGTCCATTAAAACATCTTCTAGTTGATTATAAAGTTCTGTAACAAGTTGTACTTCTTTCATCATCCGATTAAATGGTCTACCAAGGTTTGTATCTTTTACATCTTGATATTGTACATCTGTAAAGATTTTAGCACCTTTACCTATACCATTTTCATCGTGAAAGTGTATAATAACTACTGTCGCAAATTTAACTCTTTTTTTCTTCATTCGTTGTGAATCGACCCCAAGATAAATCCTAGCGTCTTCATTTTTGTTTATAAAGTTCTTAATGAACTCAACTTCTTCTTTACTGTGTGCCATATAAGTTCTCCTTTAATAATAAATTAAACACTCTCTGAATGCTTAATAAGTCATTAAGACTTAATCGTTCTTACTAATTCAAGTACTTCTTCTTTCGTTGCTAATCTACAAGCATTTGATTCAGTTACATAATTTTGATAACCTCGTTCATTTACAGAAAAAATAACTTTTGTTGCTTTGTTAATAATCAAAGCAGGAAATATAATCTTCATTTTTATCCTTTATGTCGAGACCGTTGTCCCTTTGTAGGTTTCTAATACCATCCAGGCTATTGTGCTTTGAACTCATTACTGAATACACAAATTGTTTTCTTCCTAGCTTACATCAAGCCAAATCGAGGTAATACTACTCTGTACTTCTGTATCTACAATAAATTGTAGTGTATCTATTCATAACTTAGGGTTCCATACCATAGAGTCTTTAAGAGGTTGAAACTATCTCTGTCTTGTAGTATTATGGTTATTATATCTATTTTTTACTTAATTTTTGGTACTCGATGAAAGAATCGAACTTTCTACCATTTCTAAGTCAAAGAAACACTCTACCATTGAGTTAATCGAGCATATGGAGCGAAAAATGGGCATCGAACCCACAACCTTCTGATTGGCAACCAGATGCTCTACCATTGAGCTACTTTCGCATATTTTGGAGCGGGTACGGAGAATTGAACTCCGGTCTTCTGGTTGGAAACCAGTGGCTCTACCATTGAGCTACACCCGCATATTCTAACATTTGGAGCGAATAGAAGGATTTGAACCTTCAAAATATTTTTAGTATCAGTTTAGTTTTCCTAGTACTCTCTTAATCAGGCTAACCCATTTTTCTTAGTACTAATAAACCGTGTTTACCAGTTTCACCATATTCGCATTTTTGGTACTCGATGAAGGAATCGAACCTTCTACCTACTCCGTGTAAAGGAGGTGTTCTACCAGTGAACTAATCGAGCATATTTTCTATCTTTGGCAGGCGTACGGTGAATCGAACACCGGGCAAAGGATTTGGAATCCCTTATTTTACCACTAAACTATACACCTATAATGGAGGACCCTAGAGTAATCGAAACCCATAGTTTAACCTATCCATCGGGTTCAAACCGACTTTGCTACCTCAGCGGTAGAGTCCATATTTTTGGAGGATGATGTGAGACTCGAACTCACAACGCTTTTGACACGCAATGGCTTTCAAAACCACCTGACTCCCATACTGTCGAATCATCCATCTTTTATTTTAGTGTCTTCATTGACAACCTCACGGATTTCTTGCCCAAAAAAAAGGGATTGAATTCAAAATGAACCCAATCCCTTAATAAACTATTGTTTATTAAAAATCAGGTTACGAGCATCCCCACCGACCATAGGCCAGCGAATACACTAGCAGAAACTACGGATTCACTTGTATGCGATAATGTATCTATTAAGACTAAGTTTAATTTTGTCATTGTGTTTCTCCTATTTGTTTTTATGTGTAATTATATCGTAAAGTTACTTAATTTCTACTTAACTTCTTAATATGTCTATATTTATAACACATTATATAAGCTTCCTAAAAAGTCTATATACTATGTTAAATCATGGTGGAGATAGGGAGAATTGAACTCCCGTCCTAAAAAACTCTTTCATCAAGTCATACAAGTTTATGTGAGTATTAATTTTATACTGTGCTCTCAAGCCCATTTGTTGATGCCATTTACTGAAAGACTCATTCAGGTTCTCTATTTACAGATAGATAAACTCCTCCGTGCTATGTGCACTTCAAAAAACGATGTCCATTTTGGTAACCAAGCTGTGACTCACTTGGAACGATTATGCTACTAGAGCACCTTCGTAAGTGTATGTATTTGTGTTAGCATTTACAATTTGGTTGTTTTTAAGTTTTACATAACTACTTGTCTTCGAATCAGATATAATCCAGTCTAAACCGATTATCCCCTTTTTGTTTGTTACAGTACTATTATATCTAAAAGTTACTTAATTTTTACTTAAAAGTAACTTAGATTTTCTAATTCCCGCAACCACTTTTCATAAGTTGAGTCTTATTCCCGCTTTAAGGACTTTTTGAATACCCGAACTATCCTAAAGGATGAGCCTGTTATGTACCATTCACAACATTATATTAGGGTATGTGTTATTTATAGGCTATATAGCCTATTTTGAAGAGATAACTACTGCTAGTCCATCTACATCTTGTGATTCAAATAAACTAATAAGTGAACCTTTATTTGACTTGAAAACACTTACATTATATGAAGTGTTTGGAAGTTTTGATAAGTTACTCATAACGATTTTTAACTGAACTTCACTATTAACAACACCATTGAACTTAATAGCAATGTTATTTGAAGATTTCTCTTTACCTTGTGCAGTTAAAGTAATAACATCACTCTCATCTTTAGCACAGTCGATACTTAAATCAGTTAAATCTTTAAGGACACCTGAAACTTTCTTCAGTTTATCAAGTTCTCCAGCTGGTAACTCAAAAGTTGCTACTAATTCGTTTGTCTTAATACGGTCAACCATATCAAGTTTAGTCCTAGCTTCTTCCTCAATTAGAGAAATGTTTGTCGTAGCATAACGAATATTTGAATTATCGTTACTAATAGTAAGAATACCACTAGTTAAATCAATATCAGCATCTTCGCCAATAACGCCGATTGTACTAAGTAATTCAGGTATATTAAAGATACCAAATTCCTCGAACGATGCTTCACCTAGTTTTTCAAGATTGAAGAAGGCCTGTATGTTATTCCCCATTTTGATTCCAGTTACTGGATATGTTATAATGGCCTGTGTGTTGATTGCACTTAAAGCACTAAGTACATTTTTTGTATTTTTGTTTAGCATTTATCACCTTTGTTTTGTTTTGTTTGATAGTAGTATTATAACAAAGTTATACTTAACTTTGCTTTATTATTAAATTATCGTGTCTGCATCATACCATCGTCCATCAATCCATACATTAATTCATTGATGACATTAGTACTGATTCTTTTAGCCATTCGTGCATCACAGCCACCTTGTACCATTTCTCTCGTACTATGATTAATAGAGTCTAAACGAATTGTTTCGATATTACCAGTTGGTAATTCACCACGACCTTCAACAAATGCTAATAAATTCTTTTGAAATCTTTCAACTTTTTGTACGAATGTACCTTTTACCATTTGACTAACTATGTAACTTTTTCTCATTTTAGACCTTTATGTTTTGATAGATGTATTATAACATATCAATCCTTAAAAGGAGATTAAAGCGTTAAAATAAATCGATTTCTTTCTCTGTAATTGGGTAGCCCCAATCCATATATTCGGCCAACCGGCTCTGAAAATGTTTCATTACATAATTTTTCTTCTCGCTTCTCGCTGTCTTGTAGGTTAAATCATCACAAACATCGATGAGGTTCATTCGGCTTTTACTGCTATGAAGACGCATACCACGCCCTATACTCTGACCCAATCGAATAAAGCTCTTCGTACTAGCTCCAAGCACGATATTGGCTAGTGAAGGGATATTAGCACCAGTACTCATCGTTTGGTAATTGGCCACGATGGTAACCTTAAGCTTATCTTTCACAAGCAATCTAATTGCTTCCCTCTGTGATGCTTCTACTCCACCGTAAATAAAATACACATCGTATTCGCTAAGAGATTTTAGTAAATCGGGATTATATTCCTGAGGTTCCTCTAGCGATTCAAGAAATTTTTTGTATTTTTTGATTTCTTTCTCTGTAATATCCCCATTGAATACCATTAGTGCTTCGGGGTCGTAAGCTTCTTTCATAAATTTTGGCGTGAATTTATCAAGCAGTCTGACCTTTTCATTAGAGCATTTATTCTTAACGAGAAGCTCAAGCAGTTTTTTTCCGTGAGCTACTGTGTCGAATAACAGCAGTGTATTCCCTAACCCGGTCATTTTAGTGGTAATTTTTGCTATTTTGTCGTTTCTTATGTCGTGAGAATTTAAAAATTTAATTTCATCTTGATACGATTTAAGAGCCTTAACGACCTTTCTTTCTTCGGCAGAATAGTTAAAAAACATCGTAGTAATATGAACTGGTGTAGCAAGTCCTCTTTCCACTAATCCTTGTGGTGTAATATATACCTTACCTTGACCAAGAATAGCAAGAATACTCATTTTATCGGCATAATTTCTAGGCATCGTACCAGTCAATCCTATTCTCCAAGTACACGACTCAGCAGCATTAGCTAGTAAAGCAATACTGTCACCTTTCGCGCCGTGTGCTTCATCAACGATGATACATTCTACATCTTGAACTAACGACGGATTAGCATACAAAGATTGCCAAGTAGAAATGATAACTGAATCATCAGCAAATACTTCTTCCTTTTCTTGTTTAGAAAGGACTGAATCTCCACCGATAGTAACGATATGGTCATTGAAATCGCAAGTACCGAAATAATCTATTAAATCTTGTTTCATTTGTTGTAGTAGAAGAACATTAGGAACAATAAGTAAAGTTTTTCTTTTTGCTTTGAATTGATAGTACATAATCATACCAAGAATCAATGACTTACCAGAACCAGTAGCTGACTGAATCACTAATCGTTTATGCCGAATAGCATCATAACTTGCTTGTAACTGATAATCGTATGGCGTAAAAGGTAAACCTAGTGTACCAACCCATTTGTCAAATTCTGATTTCTTTGGTTCTTTTATGTGTGCGTGTGATAGTCTTTGATATTGGTATTCTTTCTTATCATCTTTAAGGCGTTTGAGAACATACGATATTAATCCCTTAGGGAACTTTATATCTCCTTCATCAGTAATGATAGCAAAATGCTTTTTACCATCCCAAATACCTGCACGATATGAAGGCATAAATTTATATCCTTCCGTGAATACAGATAAAGAATCTATTACAGTCCTCTTAAAATCGTAGTCTTCAGTTTGTAGGAGGACATAGCTCTCGTTTAAATCTGTTAAAGCGTACATTTAAACTCTTTCTGTGAAAGTATATGTTAATACAGTCCAGAATGGTGACCAAGAGTAATCGATGTACTCTTTTTTATAAGATGTTCTGCGTGTTTTTGTTCCTAAAAGTTTTATGAGGAATAGCGTAAATGCTGAGTGATTGTGGTGCATAGTTGTCCTTTTTATTTAAACAATTATACACTCTTTACACTTAACTATGCTAGTTAGTGTAGTTTTTGAGTATATAATCTTTTGTGATAGTACTAATCTTATTTTGGTCTGAAGATTGCACTTTGAATTTATTATCACCAAGAGCTTCCAATATTTCTATCGTAAGCGTGATGCTCTTATTCCATTTAGGCACATTCTCTGTCCAAATCTGCCCTACCTTTACGATACTGGCATCATCTTCGGCTATCTGTCTAAAAGTTCTCATATTTCTATAAGTATTTCTTCATAGCTTTGTAAAGAGCTTTAGTCTTCTTGTCGTCCATAGCTTCTAAATAATCTTCTGGAACCGCATCACCTGCATAAATACCAGAATCGCCCATATTTTCTTCAAACCAGTCCCACATATCTTGGTCTGCTTTAGAACCAACTAAGTCCATTAGTTCATCTTTCATTTTGTCTGTATTCTCGTTTACGAATTCGCTAAATTTTTTCATCGTATTCTCCTTGTGTTTATGATTATTTATAGGGAAGGGAGATTTCTAGTTTTAAGAGCAAGAAATCTTGAACGAACTCTGAATGATGCTATTTTTTAAGTCTGTGGCACATATCTACACCGTACATTGACTATGCTTTAGCAAAAACTATATCTAATTCTGAACCACTTCTTGGATTAACACCCAATACTTTATAGTCTTTATTGAATTTTATTAGTTCTTTATATTCAAAACCATCAACTACAACAATATTAAACTCACCTATATCTAATTCTAAGAAGTCTTTGAAGTAACCTTCTGCTATATCTTCTGTTAATTCTTTTTTACTCTCTGTAACTTGAAACTTACTAAACTTTTTCATTTTAATCTCCTTTTATACTATTTATACTATTTATTACCTTGTTTGAAATTTTCGTAATCTAAAAGTGATTTAGCAGACCACCGAGCGTTATTTATGTTGTCCATTGACTTTTCAACGAACGACACATAAGTTTTTGCTGCAGAGAGTTTCGATTTCACTGCATTTCGTTCCACATTATTTTCTATCATTGCTTTAACTTCAGCCGAACTCAAATCTACCTCGTAGTGTACTTTGTAGTAACCAAATAATTCAGCATACATATTTGACATTTCTATTTCTAGTTTGTCTATGGCTCTAGCAGCATTAAACCACTCTAAAAGATATTGGTTATATAGCATTGGTAACCTTACAAGAACCTTATCTAGGTTAGTTAGGTCGAATTCCAATTCTTTGTCTAAATCGACAACCATTTGCTCTATCTTATTCATTACAGAGCACCTAAATCGTTGTTCCACATTGTCGTTTCATCAGTTCCAGCAACTGTGCCGTATTCTGCTTTACCACTTTTAATCTGCGTAAGAAGCTCTTGCACTTTTTCTTCAGTCAATGAGTAGATTGGCATTCTTAATAAAAAGTCATAAGAACCTTCGTCCATCTGAATGTTATCGACTGTTTCAATCTGTTTAATAATCTCATCTTTTTTCTTGTTATTTACTTCAATCGTACCTTTAATTACAGCACTAATAAAGATGTACTTACTAGCAAGAATTCTTAGAGAATTCTTAATACCAGCTAACTGTGATGCTTTTCTCTTAGTGAAATACTGTAAACGAATATCTATGAATGCTTCGAGAATTTCTTCAACTGACTTGAAAACTCTAATCTTGTTATTTTCGTCCATACAAGTGTAGTTCTCTGAAAGTTTTTTAACAAGCTTTAGTTTATCGAGAACCTTTTCATCGTTCCAAGACTTCAATACTTTTGATTCGATATTCACTATGAATTTGAATAAATCTCCATCACTTAAATCTTTATAAGACCTAATGACCTTATCATCTTCTAGTTTGTCAAGAACCTTGATATAAGATTTCAGGTTATATCCTATAGGCAATTCAGTAATCTCGATGCTTGTGATAGTTTTTCTAACGAATGAACCTTTGATTAGCCATTTATTAGATTCTTCGCCTTGTTCCACTGTACCAGTAAAACCATTAAAGAAAGGTTTAAGGTCTACTTTTTTCTTAGAGCCGTTGAGTTTATTTTCAATATAATTTCTAATATGTACTGGATTTCTTCCTAGTACTTTTTGTGCAAAACCCGATGAAATTCCTTCTGACCCATTAATAAGTAATAGAGGCAGTGTAGGTACATAGAAACGAGGTTCAATTTTATCACCCTCAAATTCTTGCGGTATTAGGATATCGTTATCGGCTTTAAGGAATAATTTATCTGTATATTTTTCTTTCATTGTATAGATATAACGAGGAGCAGATGCTTCAGGACTAAATCTCGTACCAAAGTTTCCTTCTCTCGTTAGGACTGGTAAATTATTAGTACCAGTGTAATTTTGTGCCATCGTAACGATAACACCTTGAGCACCACCGTGTAGATATTGAGTGTGTTCGGCCATCTTGTTAGATAACTGGTCCACTTTAATCTCTTTTGTGATATTTTTATCTATAACAGTATATAATATTTTACGAGCTGTATTTTTTTGTCCATCAATGTATGAGGCAATCTTACGGAGATTATCGTAAGAAGCATAGTCCACATAATCTGTATTGAAAAAGTCTGTTATTTTCATTTGGTTCCTTTTATTCCTATATTATACTTCAATTCTACTTAATAATTCATCTTCATCGAGATATGATGATTCGCTTAATGATATTGATGCCGCTTGTTGTAAAACAGAATAAACATTCTCGTGTGCTATTTCATCTAAATTATCTACCCATTCAGACAAACTATATCCAACAGTTTCATCTAAGAAATCTAAAAACTCATCTTCTTTGCTCTCAGCTTCATAACCCAAATCGTAGTTATTACAAATGTATAATTTGGCAACATTTGTTATTTGGTTTGTGATTTGCTCGTGGATTACGCTCGTTTCTTCAAGAGCATATAACCCATCTAATATTCTACTTATTTTTTCATCTGGTTCCATTATTTATCCTTAAAGTTTTATTAAAGAGAATTCATTGGCCATAATATAACCTTTTCTCTTATCTGAAAATTTCTTATCACCATATAACCAGTCACCTAAGATGCTTGGGTCATCGACTTCAAAAATATCAATCATTTTAGAGATAGTATCTTTAGCAATAATTGCTTTCAAATCTTTCTCTTTCCACGAACCTAAACCCTTGTAGTATTTTACTTCGAGTCCTTTAGCTTCATTCTCATCGAAATCCCCTATTCTGTACCACCATTTCATTACTTTCCCGGCTTTCTTAGCACCTAGAATCGGTGTATTAAGAACGCCTGTTTTACCTTTTTCTAAGTATTCAGGTAAATATCTGTGAAAGAAACCTAGTAACAGACCACGAATGTGGATACCATCCAAATCTTGGTCTGTACCATAAATGATGTACTCATAGCCTTCGTTCTTAACGATGCTATATAATTCTGATAGTTCTGTGTTGTTTGTGAATTTAGACTGACTAGCATCAAAAGCATTGAGTGGTACACCCTTCATTTCGTAGAAGCCGAATTCTTTTCTACCAAGAACAGGCATTAAACCACCACGAGCAGAAGCACCTTCACAAATCACTAAATATTTTTTCATACCAGTTGCTGGAAAATATTTCTCTGATTTAATTTTCTTCGTTTTCTTCTCTAAACCTGCTAATTCTTTTCTCTTAGCAAATTCTTCTTTGATTCTATACACTTCAGTAATAGGGCCAATGATGTCTTTATTTTTGTGTAGTCTATCTACAATCTTATCCCAATCAGGTTCATCTATTTGCGACTTGAACTGCGTAAAAGTGTTTGAACAAACAGATTTAATTTGGTCTTCAAAACGGGGATTAAACATACCATCAAATAAAACAATAGTAAACAGTTTATTCTTAACATCTCCACTCTTAATGTTTGGATATTTCTTAGAAATTTTATCAGTCAATTTACCTGAGATAGCATTCATAGCCCAATTCATAGGTTTACCGCCGTTATTAACATTCAGACCGTTAATATAATGAACAAATTCAAAGTTATCATTTGGATTGTTCATAACAGCGATTTTAAGACCACGGACTTCGATAATCTCAGGAGAACCTTCGTAGAAATTAGAATACATATCTACATAATCTTTGAAGTTCTTAGCCTTAATCGTTACACCATTGATAGTGAACTTGATTTTGGGATACATAAGAGCTAGATTAAGCACATCATAAGCTAATATTTCCTCGTGAATTTTAGTGAAACCATTAAGACCAAAGATACTATAATCAGGTAAGAAGTGAACTAATGTCCCAGGTGCCTTAGAAGTTTTTCCTTGTTTTACTTCTTTCTCTGATAGATTATCTTTCGCTTTCAATGTGAATATTTTACCATCATTAATAGTTGTTCCAGTAAATTCTTTAGAGAAAATACAAGTCAATGAAACACCTTCACCATTCTGTCCTAGAGTAGCATTGTCTTCGGCGTCATCAAAATTTGAACCAGCATCAAGCTCTGTCCAAGCACCCTCTGGCATCATCATATTGATTTCTACATCATCATCCGATTCAATAGGGATAATTGGGATACCTCTACCGTTATCTCGGACAGAAATATAATTATCTTTCGTTACAATGTCAATCTTATTAGCAAATTTGTAGTTTGTTCTTACGCCTTCATCGATACAATTATCTATAACCTCTCTAATGATTTTGATAAGACCTGGGACAAATTTGATTTCTTGTTTTGCTATTTTCGAGTCACTTAAAAAGTATCTCATTTCTTGAACAGCTTGAACAGCACCGATATAACGATTTGGTCGTTTCAGTACTTTTGTGATAGCAGATATTTTTCTTACATTATTAGCTTGCATTGGTTTCCTTTTTGATGAATGTTTAGAGTGTATTATAATAGATTTTTACTTAATATTTTACTCAATATTTTACCACTCGTCCATATAAGCTTCAGATTCACCGAAATCGTAATCGTATTTGAGTGCATCACCTTGTATGATATTTATGTGCAGTGTATTCCTGTTTGTTTCTGTGTCACCACAAATTTCTAGTAAGCGTTTTCGTGTCGTTTCTACATTATCAGGCATTAAATCAACACCGTAGATATTATGAAGAGGAATGCCTCTTTTGGCTAAAGCAGTTAAGAAATTACCTGAACCCATCGTTGGGTCTAAAAATGTCTTATCTTGTGGAGGGTTTGACCAGTCGATACCTAATGAATCTAGCATTTTTTGAACGAGAGAATCAGGTGTGAAAACCTCTCCCGTTTCTTTTACGCGTTCATCACGGTCATCGCTGTAGTGGAATTCTTCTTGCATATTAACTATTGAGTTCTGATAATCCAACCCATAGATTATCTTCATTGAATGATTTACCTTGTAGAAATGCTAAAGCAGTACTACATTCAGATATAATGCCTTTATAGATGTCTTCGCACTCTGAATGTTTGTTATCAGATAGAAAGTCTATGTTTTCTCCCATAGTACCCGAAATAATGCTGTTTGCTTCAGATTCATATTTTGTGTTCTTTGCAGTACTACGAATATTTGATACAATCTCATTGTATTTGTTTCTTTCTTGGTTAGTTAAATTTCTCATTGTCTTATCCTTTTATTTGTTATATGTAATATTATAACATAAGTTATCTAAGAGCCACCTTAAATAAAGTCTTTATACCAATCTTTTCTGAATTCTTTTATGAACTTGTACATTGTACCCAAGCCATCGATTGAAATACCTATGTTACTACTTCCAGTAAACTTCTGCTGTAAGAGCCTAAATTTTTCAGAGTCTATAGCTTGCTGTATTTCTACTAGATTCTCTGGTTCATCTACTATACCAGCAGCAAACTGTGCTAAACCATATTTACCAGTTTCATCAATAATAGAAGTTTTGCTACCTTTTTTAATAATAAGTTTTGGTACACCAAAATGACCATTCTGGTTAGTATTTGAATACATCAAATTTATACCGTTTTTATTTGTTATAGTGTATATAATAGGGTATTTGAACTCAACTGTTTCATCTTTTACTATGTTCTTTTTATCTGAACCATATGCACTTCTACTGTAAAGTAATTCAACTTTTTCTTCGCCATCTTTTGCTCTGATTGATTCAAAAATATCAAGCCCATCAGTAGGTATTAAAGGGTTAGTTTTGATATTCATTTCAAAATCTTTATTGGTTCTAGTATTGATTACTACTTCTCCATTACTAGGTTCTTTTACTAAAGTTATAACATCATAATCAGTTGTAGCCCCAAAAGTTTCTTCGCCCCTGAAAATATCGTTTAGTTCCATTTTTACTATTTTATTTGTTGTGTATATCTCTTTAATCTTTTTGAGGTTCGTACCAGAAGTATCTAGTGCAAATCTCCAACCACCTGGGTGTACAGAAGTCATTGTGCCTCCATCCTTAAGTAGTTCATAACTCTTAATAACAATTTTAGCCCAAATAATTTGGGTCTTTTTATCGCCTACAGGTACTTCATAAGGAGGGTTTTGTGCTATATGGTCAAATTTCATTCCAAAATCCTTTTTTAAATATTCTTCAGCTGTGATAATGTTTAGTTCAATAGTATCTATCTCGTGTATTCTGAATTGGCATCCAGCTATAGCTTTAATACAAAATTGTTCGTTCTTATCTTTAACTATTAGTGTTATTATATCATTTTTATGCTTAATAATTTCGGGGAAGGCTTCTGTAACAAAAGACTCTCCCCTATATGCTAGTAATACATTCATTTTATTTCCTTCCTTTATATGTAATATTATAACATAAATCTGATTAAATATAACTTAAATATAAAGAAACATTTTCTGAAATACTCTCATCATTAAGTGTTACATTTCTAAATATTGATTCCACTGATTCCTTAAATAGCTCATTTGATAGGTTATTTACAAAATCTTCTTTATTTAGTACTACAATGTCGCTCCAATCAGCACCGATTAAATCTTGTAAATTACTATGTCCTGCAATATAACTCAAATAAGGCAATGTTCTTACAATATCTATGTATGTTTCAAGTAACTTTTCATCTGCACTTGTTTTGTTGTTGAAATCTATAACAACTGAATCTCCAGTAGGTTTATCTTTTTTAGTTTTAGATACACTTAATGTTACTGAGCTCTTTTGTGCTTTTGATTTTGATGTTTTAAGGTCTTCATCTATTGAAAGTAATTCTTCCCATAATCTAGCTACGATGTATTTTGTTGAATCAGTATATTTCATCATTTTATCGATTTCAACTATAACTGTATCATCATTTGTACCTAAAGTAGTAACCGTCATACCATCGTTATTTTCTTTATATACTACATCACAAAATGTACTTCTTTCTAAGAATATTTTTGTTTTTGTTTTACCATCTTCATTTGCTCTAATAGAACCATTTTCAACCAAAAACAACTCTGCAGCAAGATTACAACTACCAAACGATACTCTCATTATATCGGCATCTTGAATTGGTTGAAATATTCTTATAGAGTAATCATAAGTTAAACATCTTGAAATCTTTTGATAAAATGTACCATTAACTTCATTGTCATCGAATACTACAACTCTCCTAATTTCGGGTATACTATATGAACGAGAACCCATTAACATACTAAATATTACAAGTCTTTTGTTTATACCTAATTTTCTCATTGTAGATATTTTCTCTTTAGTTTTAGCTTGAGCACTTCTATTAGTCATATCTTTCTCATTACCAGTTAATATCATAGTTTCAAATTCAGGATACATTTCATTGAATTGTGATACAAACTCTCCTAATGCTTTAACAGTTCTACTTGGAGTAAATACCATTACTGCTTTAGTCTTTTTAAGATTAAGTTTTCGTTCTTGTTTGTCACTAACATACTGATAAACATAGTTTGCTAATGTGTCCCAAGTATCAGGCTGATTAAATGCTTGATTAACATTCATAATTTCTAACGATGCTTGTTGATTTTTAGTCAAATTACTTAAATCAACACCTCTCTCTTGCATTGACTCTTTAATGTCTTCAATTATACCAACCATATCGAATTGTACATTATAGAAGTTTCTTCTTACTAATGTATCAACACCATAACCACTCAAATCTGTATAGTTAGTGTGTTCAAAATGTACATCTTCTTCAGCTATACCTTTAAATATTTTAGATGCTTTGTAAATACCAGTTCCTGACATAGCAATTTGTTTGATAACATTAAAGTTGCTCTTAATTGCTTCAAGGAATAATACAGCTTTATCTGTATGTGAAGCTATGTCTGCTTCATCTGTAACCATTACCACCAAATCAGTTGGTGATATTTTTGTTTTCAGAACCTCAATTCGTTTATCTATAAGTACTTCTATTGGTACATTCTTTTCTTTACCTGAACCGACAAATAATGAACCTTCTTCACATAAATCAAAACCACCGTGAATATCAAAACCAAACTCATTATAATCTGATACGAATGAAGCATTACTAGCAAGATTTTTTGATGCCGGTAAAAGAACAACTCTTTCATTTGTTTTGCTTGCTATTCTTTTAACTATTTCATTTGTATTCAAAGTCTTTCCGAATCTAGGAGATAATGATAATAAGTTGTAAAATTTATCTGCTTTCATTAACATATTAACACTAAGGTCTTGCCAAGGTGTTAATTCATAATCTTTATATCCATCTTTACCCGTAAGTTTTTTTACAGCAGTTTCTTTTGCTTTGTAAATTCTTTGGTCTAATGCACTCATAAATTCTTTATCTGTTAGGAATTTATCAAATACAAATTGTTCGACTAGATTTTCTGTATGTACTGCAGAAGATGATTGTAAATTGATGAATTCAGCTCTTAATTCACTAAAGTTATCAATCAAATCATCAATTTTTACTAATGACCATTCGTGTCTTTTTGATTTATTTTCTATTCTTTCAAAATGCAAGAAATTATCTGTTTTATGTAGTTCGCTACGAATATCATCATCTAGTTTAACATTTGTATTATCTTCTACCACCAAAGTACTTAATAGTATAATATCAGCCGTACTTGATGAATTATCTTGTTGTTGTAGTCTATCTTCAATCTCTTGTGCTAATGTTAGTCCTTGTTTAACGAGTAACCAACCATCAGTCGTAGCAAGTGACCGAATAAATTCAGTAAGTGAAGTAAATGAGTATTGTTTGTTGATTGAGTTCATAATATTTTCCTTCTTTCTCTTTATATGTAATATTATAACATAAGTAACCTTACAGCCACCTTAAATGCTAATATTTCTTGATAGGTAACCGCCACCCATATCTTATTGCTACTATTCTGATTAATATACCCGTACTGATAATCATTATTGAATACATTGGTACGAGATATGTTAAAATTCCTATGATGATTGCTACTGTACCATAGAAACCCTCTGATAATAAAAACGGACTCTTACTCATTACTACATCACGAATAAGTCCACCACCAGTTGCTGTGAGTAACCCTAAGAATACAATACCCATAAAATTGAAATCGTATTCTATACCTATCAAGGCTCCACTATAAGCGAAGACGGCTAGACCAATAGTATCACTAAGGACGAACACTTTACTATCTTCAAGTTTCTGTACAGAATTTATTTTTAGGAAAAGGCTGATTACTATAATAGAGAGAGAAATAAATAATGGATAACTTTCAGTAAATATAAACGGCGTTCTATCTACTAATAAATCTCTAACAACACCTCCACCAAAAGCAGATATGAATGAGATAATAACAATACCCAATAGGTCCATTTTATTTCTTACTGCAATAATAAATCCAGATATAGTGAAAGCGATAGTACCGATGAGGTCAAGGATAAGTAATTCTATGGGAGTCCTTTGAGGTTTATAAATATTTATAAAATGAGAGTGAAGGAGAAAAATATGAAAAAAGATGTGATGGGTTTCCAAGACTTTGCTAGACTATTAGATAGAGGTGATATGAATGATATTAGTAGAGCAATCGATGGAATCGACCTGAATCAGAAAGCACCAGCGTTTCACCTACCATTATTTCATATAGCTGTAGGTGGCGGGAATATGAATCTTATAAAATTAATGTTATCCAAGGGTGCTGATATTAATATAAAGGGTAGTGATGGTGCAGATGCAATGTTCGTTGCTGGTCGTAGAGGTGATGTCGATGTAATTAAATTTCTCGTAAAGAAAGGTGTGAGTGTAGATACTATTTCGGATGAAACGACTGCATTAGCACAAGCAGTCGTTAGTGGTTCATTTAATGCAGCGAAAGCTATGTTAGCTGGGGAACCTGATATTAGTGTAAAAACTTATGAGGGCAAAATAGTTGATTTAATGGATAAAAGTGGAAAATTTAAGAAAATTGTTAAAGATTATAGAGAAGATGAAGAGGAAATTGAATTCCTCTCTAAAACGAAAAAACTAGGTAAGTACGCAGATTTACTGCGTTAACCTAGTTCGTTCTATAAGCGTAAAAACTACCTAAATCTATTTCTTCACCGTCATAACTAGAAAGTGTATTAGCTACACCATCAGAATCAATAATCATTTCAGCTAATTCTTCTTCATCAACTAAATTATTCTTCTTAACTGTCGTTGAAAGTTCATCTTCACCAAAGTTATTTTTGAACCATTCAACTGAATCATTTTCCATCATATAATCAGCTAATTCATCAATTTTTCCTTCAGCTTCTGAAGCTAAATCATCCATTGTATCCGACTCATCTTCATCAAATGCATCCATTAGCCCCGCATCAACTAATTCTTCGTGTAGTCTGTTAGCATATAAGTCATCATCTGAAGACTCTTCAGATTGGATATCTTCAGCGTATGCTTCGTGAGATTCTTTTTGAACATCATCAAACCAACCATCTTCTACTGTATCCATTGCCCAAGCAGAAACTAAATCGCTAAGACCGAATACACCAATATCATCAAATAAATCAATAATACTAGTCATAGCTAATTCGCGACCTTCATCTTCTGTACAAACTATATAGTCACCATCTTCAGTGACCATTTGGCCATATTCTTCTACAATATCGACTTCATCCAATTCTAAATATTCAGCTAGTGCTTCAATTTTATTCATTATTTGTTACCTCTTTTTTTAGCGTTCTTTTTAACGATAGCCGCTAATTTTGGTTGTACTTTTTTGTCAAAAGTTTTACCTTTAATACCTTTAGCTTTACGCTTCTTTTTATTCTTAGCTTTCTTAGAAGCTTTCTTTTCTACTAATTCGTGGAATGTTTGCATTGTGTTCTCCGTTGTGATTTATTATATTTATAAATCTAAAGTCTTTCTCATTTTTCCATAGTTCATTTTTATGAAAGCACCTACACCGAACATAGTACCAATGACAACCATTCCTGTCCCAAAATAATCCCCACTATTATAAGCAAGATAAATCCATACAATATCGGCTAAGAAATAAGCACCTACACTTTTAAATATGTCGCCGTTATAAACAAAATAAGCACCGATTATGAGTAAAATTCCACCAATACTAGCCATTGTTTTTTCCTTCCCAAGGTTCAAAAACAATCCAATTGCCAGAATGTTCTAAACAAAATTTCCACTCTTTAGGGTGTTCAGATTTTCCTATCAGAGTATATACGCTGAAAGCATTCTGAGGAAATAAAGGTTGTAAAAATTTTAAGGTTTCTTTAATGCTCACACCTTCATCAGCAATATCATCAACGATATAAATCATATCAGAGCTAGAAATACCAGCATTGTGCATAAATTCCATTTCAGGTTCTTTATTCCCATCGTATCTCTGATAATTCAAGATGCTTAAAGGTAGATTCATCGAATTGCTTAAACGAACACCGAGAGGTAAACCACCTCTGTAAAGAGTCACTAAATGAACATTTTTCTTTTGTTTCTTAATGTCTTTTTCTATGGTGTTTACACATCCTTCAAAATCATTATGAGTAAAATACTCTTTGTTATTTTCTGTGTACATTATGCTTCTACTCTACAATGAGATTTAGGTGTTTCCCAATATTCTACTGCTTTCACTTTAACACCAGATAAACCTTTCATTTTTTCTTGTACCACTGAAAGTAACCAACCACTAAGATTTTCTGAAGTAGGTACGAAATCTACAAAAATAGCACCTTCGTATTTTTCAAAGATAGCTGATTTTTGTTCAGGCGATAAACTATCATCTATATCTAGCTGTTCTCTAAGGAAAGTCAAATCAGGTATAGAATAACCTTCAGCCATCTTATGTGTATGTACTAGTTCTTTATTTTTGATACAAAACCCAAATTCATTAGCGAATAATGGGTCTTTAATATCCATAATAAATTTATGGTCTAAAGTGTCATCTAAAAAGTTCTTAAACCATCCAAGGTGTTTAAAATCGGTTGCCATTCCCGTTTCTTTGATATTTTTGTTGTCATCTGTGGCTTCTAAAAATACTTTCACTAAACCTTCGTGACCGTGCAAGTGTCTACAAGCCAAACAAGCATCTCCAGATTCTGTGAACTCGGTATTTAAACGCTGATTATGCACCCGGTGACCGTAGCAGAAGCTAAAACTTTTATCAATTATATATTTCATTTATATCCTTTATTTATTATATTATACTGTATTTCTACTTAATTTCGTGGTACACACAACTGAAAGTAGGTTGAACAAAATTTGTGCTCTTCTTAGCTTCTTCGTGTTTACAGATAATAAGTTCCTTTCTTGTTTCGCCTGGTCCTACATTTAATGTACTAAATGTTTGACTGTAACGACAATTTGTGCAGGTATTTGTCATACTAACCCTTTATTTGTTTTCTTAATTCGGGGTCATTAAATGCACCAGCGTAATATTCTGAAGTAAAAGCACCATCTGATGCTTTAGCACCTCTCATACTCTCACAGCCGTGTACCATATTGAATAATCCAACATAAACTGATTCAGTCTTAGCTACTTCAGCTACTTCATCATATAACATTTTAGTTAAATCTTCTTGTAAGAAAAATCTTTGTGATACCCAATCGGCTATACGCTGTAGTTTACTGATACCTAAGACTTGTTCATCTGGTACATAAGAAATGATAGCATAACTATCTTCTCTAGCAATTGTAGTGAATGGTATGAAATGGTGTGAGCAGTTACTGATAATATCTACTCTTTTTGTAATAGGTATTGATTTATTTCCAGTATTAGGGAATGATGCTAAACGAGGCTTAACAGACCATCTACCTGAACCTAATTCTCTATCATCGTGAGTCCCATCACCACACCATACCTTAGCTATACGGCCAGGTGTACCAATGTTCCCATCAGAAAAAACTTCTGTTACATTGTCATCTGTTAAATCGATTTTCATTGCTTTGAATGCTTGTGTTAAGTGAAATTGAGTAGCCATTCTCATAATAAAATGGACTGAATCTGTTATATTTTGTGTATCGTGAATGTTTCCGTTAGGTGCAAAGTCTTCGATTTCGTTGTATTTGTCAAAATCAGAAGAAAAGTCACCATCGGGATAACGGTTGTCGTATCGTTCTTGAATGAATTTTTTCATTTTTATCCTTTTGTATATGTATTATACTGTATTTATGCTTAATTTAATTTCGAACAAGCTTTAGTGAAGCTACAGTAATTTTCAGATATGTTTTTCTTTGAATTTTCTAAGTACTCATCTAGTTTCTCATCCTTAAGAATACCTTTAATCCAATTAGCAAGTTGCACATAATCTTTTTCTAAATCTCTTTCGTATAATAAACGATTATCGTACATTTCTACATAAGATTTATCATTAGGCATAATAAGCTTACAATTCAAAAATAATGCTTCAATAACAGAAATACCATAGTTTTCGTGTAACGAGAATGTAAATACTATTTCAGATTTAGCCATAAGCTTATACATTTCGTCCTTCGTCCGTGGTTCTGATTGTGTATAGATAAATTTGTATTCAGGAAAATATTCTTTCATTGCTTCAAAAATCTCTGGTTGTTTATCTTCATTGATTCTATGGGGAAATAATATGATTTTCTCTTTTGTTGTATCATATTTTTCTAGTTCTTCTAAATCAGTAGGACAACCTGACATTACAAATTTTTCTCTGTAATCAGGGAAGTTTTCTAATAAATGTTTTCTGTGATATTCTGTTGCCACATAAACCTCTTCAAGACATTCAAACATACTAGCTTCAAAATGTTTAGCCCAATGGTTGTTGCCTTTGAAACCTAAAATATCTGTATTATCGTAAGAATTTGTGTGAATATAGCCATAAAGCTTAATATTTCTATCAGTCATATTAATAATGTATTTCGTAGCTTGTACAGTAGGTGTGAAGGCATCAGTAAAGAAGATATAGTCACCGTCTTTAATCGTACCATCACTCAGCATCTCTGCTATCTGTATTTGCTGTTCGGCTTTGTATTTCATAGTCTTACTAAAATCAAAGAAACCACCACCAGTTAATCCTGAATAATCAGTACCAGAAATAGTTCTTACATTTAGTCCAGTTTCTTTAGAGAATATTTTAGGTATATTCTCTCTCCACTGTTTCGTGTAGCGAGTTTCAATACCTTCAATATCTACTATCCAAATTGTTTTCTTCATTTATTTTCCTTAAAGCAATCTTTGAAAGCTTGTATTTTGTCTTTTCTTACTAGAGCATATTCATCATCGTCCGAAGTAATGGCTGTTTTATAGAACTGCTCATAACCGTATTTCTTAGCTACAAATGCAGTCCATTTATCATATATACGGACTCTCGATTTTTCTGTTTTGTTGGAACTGAATATAATACATTCAGGTTCTTTATCCATCATAGCTAAAAATTCTCTCTTTATGACTGGACCAACGCTAAGATGGAACAGCATAAGATTTGTTTTATCTATTGAACCTTCTCCATTATAAAATTTGAAGTTCAATACAGATATTTCTTTGCATTTCTTTATCGGGTTTATCACTATTGTAAAATCTTCACCTTTTACAGAAAATATACCTACACTAGTACCCGATTCTTTTTTCCAAGTTACTACTGAAGCATTATCACCTATTTCATTGATAAACATATGCTCCAATAGCGTGTTCATTATCTAACGACCGTGAGAATAGAACCATTCTCTCCGTCTTCATTTACTTCACATCTAGTAAGATTAAATTCCTTGATGAGTTCTTCTGCAATCATTTCACAACTAGAACTACCAAAGTAATGGCATCTTAAAGCATTATCGTAATAAGTTTCTTTCATATAGTCTAATACTTTATGTTTAAGCTCAATAAATTCGATGTCACGGTCATTATGTTCTACTTCAGAAAAACATTTGATACCAAACATATGCCTATGGTCATCACGCAAGTAAGCCACTTCTTCAATCGGGCAATTTGTCCATCTATGTATTCCATCGATTGACAAGGAACAAAACACTTCTTTGTTTATTTTCATATAAGTTTCCTTTATTTTTTGTATGTAGTATTATATCGTAAAATTACTTAACTATTCAAAATCGGTCATACTAGTTGTACCTTCATTATCAAGCATAGTTTTAATGTCAATATCAAGTGCATTTTCTATACCATCGATATTCTTATTGATATCGCCAATATCATCGCTTTTCTTTTTATGAGAAAGGTCTACTAAATTATTATTATCAAAAATAGTAATAACATCATTAAGAGGTATGAATGCTGTATATTCAAACATTGAATTATATACAGAATCAGTTTTCTTCATCTTTTTAAGTCTTATGATTTTGAGTGCTGCTGCTTCAAACTTCTCATATACTTCATCATTCAGTTCAGCACCTTTACATTCTAACTTTTTGATGCCTCTGATACTATAATCAACATCATAAATAGCACCAGCTTCTAAATCTTCGATTATATTACTAATGAAGTTCATTAATATACTCAATTCTCTTTCATCATAATCTTTTCTCGTTTTGATACTAGTTGAAAATGATTCCCAGCTCGTTTTGCTATATGGTTCTTGTTTAATGATTCTATGTAATTCTGTTACGCTCTTCATAGTCTTCAGTTTATACGGTTTATTGATAACATTCTTCATAAGTTTGTCATAACCAACGCTATCAGAAATTTTACTAGATGTAGAATGGCGTATTAAATAAGCTAACTTAGCTCTACTATAAGTTTTAAAACCTTGTAAGTATAAAGCTTCTTTTCTTTTTGTGTCATTACCTCCATTGTAATTGTAGGCAGATTTAAAATTCTTATTTTTAGAATTTAGTTGCATAGTTCTATTGACCATATCTATAACAGTTTCAACTGGAATTACTATTTTATAATTGACATTTTTGGGGTTGTTTGAATGGCTCTTATTAACTGTAAGAGTTGCATCTTTATTTTCATCATTGAACCGATTACATAACAACTGTAACGGTGTTTGATATTCGTAAACAATTTTATCTGTATCCGATTGACTTGCACCACTATTAGATATTTTACTTGATTCGTTTATTACTTCTATATTATCAGAAACTATAATCCTAATAGATAGATACAAACTACTAAGTAACTCTTCAATCACTTGCTGGTTATTGACAAAGTATTCGGCAATAATACTTGGAAACATCGAATAATCTCTAGTTCTAACTGCTTTGATTACAATAGCAAAAGCACCTAAACTGTTTTGTCCATTATTGACTGTACCATCTAAAGTCATCAACACAAACAAATCATCTGAATCCTCTATAATGATTATTGTTTTCTCTTTAGAGCAAGAATAAGATTTTTGTGAAGAGCTTGATAATGTGATAAGCATTTCATTTTTTGTAAATCTTGAATTTTTGTCATTGATTGTTGTTGCTATCTTTTCAGCAATGTCACCAATATAATCAATTTTTTCAGGTCGTGTATTTGAACTTTTAGCATTGTCACCGTAATTGTATGAATTGGCATTTACAATACTACCTGCCAACCCTTGAATTTCTATAACACCTCCATTTTCTGAAACAGCAACATTTCTTGTGTCGATTGTCACCATACTAGGTAATGCATATTCGCTCTTTGCTGGTAACATTACCTTTTGGTTATCCAACATTTGTTGTTTTACTGTTTTGAGTTTTATTTCCCAAGTTTCAATAACTATACCAAATTTTTCCCAAACTTCTTGAGGTGTCATTGTTCTTTTATATGTATCCAAAAAACTGATATATAATGAAGGGTCTTCTAACAACCTAGTAGGATTAAATATAACAATACTCATATAGAACCTATCATTTAAAGTAATCGTATTATCTCTCGCTAATGATGCAACATAACCAGCTAATTGGTCTTTAGCTGAATTATATGTTGTTACTATATTAACTGAATCAGAAACTTTATTTTCTATACCCATATAAAATTTATTTTTGTGTTTAAAACCCACATCTATTCTTTGTGTACCGCTTTCGTTTGGGTCTTGAATTTTTGACTCATACTCTATTAGAGGCGAATCTTCGTATTGACTAGCAACTATTGAACGAAACATAATAGCTTCGTTATTTTGACTAACACTCGCATCCAATTCTATATTACCAAATAAGAGCCTAGTGTTGTCCATCTTTATGTATTTTGATGCATTAGCATACTTCTCTAAGTGTTCTAAATTTAAAACCATTCTTTCTTTCCTTTCTTTTGAATTCAGTATTATAACATATAAAGTCTTAAAGCCTTCTTAATCTATCTCTTTAATGGAATCTTTCCACTCTTTATTGTATCTCTCCAATATTGTAGTAAGTCCTCGAACATCTTTTGGACTGGTATCTCTGGTTCCCAATCGATGTATTCTTTGACCTTAGAACAGCTAAACATTTGATAATCGGCATCACATTGTCTTAACCGTGATGTATCCACAGTCGTTTGAATATCTTTAACGGTACTCATACCACATAATAAATCTCTCACTTCTGTAAGATGAAATGCTTCTACACCTGCTATATTGAAATAGTCGCCATTCTTAATTTCTTCTTTTTCTGAAGCTAACATTAATAGGTAATATGCTCTAACAGCATCCCTTGCATCTTGAAATGTCCTAGTACTGTCAAGATTACCTAATTCTAAGATAGGTTCTTGTAAACCTGCTTCAATCATAGCAATCTGTTTAGCTAATGTACTTTCAAAGAAAATATCACTTCTTCTAGGACCTGAGTGAGTACCCATTCTAGTAATAAATGTTTTCATATTGTAAGCTTCACCATAAAACTGACCTAAATAATCTGTACCAATTTTAGAAATGCTATAAGGAGAAGCACCGTGAAATTTTGTATCTTCATTTAGTGTAACGCCTTTTTCTGCTTTACCATATACTTCTGAGCTTGAACAAATATGAACGACTGGATTATAACCATCACGCTCTTTAAGCTGTCGTACAGACTCAACAATATTTGCTGTACCCATTATGTTTGTTTGTAATGTTTCTAATGGAGCCTCGAAGCTAACCTTAGGAAAAGACTGTGCTGCTAAATGGCTAATGAAATCAGGTCTATGCACTTCAATCATTCTGCTTATACTAGAATAATCAATTAAATCGGCATTGTGTATAGTGATACGGTCATTTTTGTTGATTCTATCTGTTAAGTGATAGATATTGTCGAGAGGTTCTTGCCACCTCATCATACCGATAATATCCCAATCAGTATTTTCTAAGATGAAATCAGCCATAGTACTACCTACTTGACCAGTGATTCCTGTAATTAATATTTTTTTATTTATTTTCATTTGATTCCTTATATAGTATTATAACTAAATGTTGCTTAAAATTCTTCCGTAAATCTGTGAGTGGGGTTGTACCAATTTGGTTTCATTTCGATTCTAGTATCTTTATCTTCAAAGAATTTCTCTTTAGCTTCTTTATCTGTGATGCTATCCCAATATTTACCCATTGATTCAACTAATTCCCATTTACCTATCGTGTCGTGACCAGAAAGATTCACAACTGAAGGTGAATTAGCCCATCTGCGTACCATTTGTACAAGACCATCTTTAACATCTTCTAAATGTATTATATTTCTTTCATAATCTAAAAATACATCGACTCTTTCCTGGGATTGCACATATTTACAAAATCCATCTTCAAAACCTTCAATATCCGAAAAAACATAAGATAATCTAGCTATATGAACATTGTCGTTGGTCTCACAATAAGCCTCGATGTGCTTCTTGCTTATACTGTAAGGTGTGTCTTTACCTAGAACTACATCTGAGCTCAAGAAAATAACACGATTGTTTTCTGTTATATCTTGTATGGCTCTAATAGTACCATCTGCTACTCTAGCAGTCTTCTTAGGATGTTTTAAGCATTCAGCAGGTTTTGCCATTCCAGCAGTGAAAATGTATGTCCAACCTTGACCGAAATCCATACTCTCATAGTTTTCTAAATCAAATCTCTTTACTACCGGCATACCTTGTGAAAATAAATAACTCCCCACAAAACCATTACCTATTACTCTAACTTTATTTTTGTCTGTATAGCTCATCGAATTTTCCTTCTTTATATAATATAAAATTTTTGACTCCAGCTGATACTGAAGCTTGATAATCACTATCTTTATCGCCTATCATCGTAGATTGACTCATATCGATACTGTATTTCTTTTGTGCATCTAATAACATACCTGGATTTGGTTTTCTTGACCAATGATTCCCTTCAGGTGTAAATGGCGAATGATACACATCTGTTATATTTATGCCGTACTCTTTTAAATCTCTTATCATTAATTTCATTAGCACTTGGAAGTCTTCTACTGTGTAGTAGCCTCTACCAATACCAGATTGATTCGTAACAATAATAATAGTGTGTTCGGGGAATTTTTCTATAATATAACCAAGGACATCATAATTATACTCTAATTTTTCGTACTGATAGAAATAGCCATCAGGGTCTTTGTTGATAACGCCGTCCCTATCTAAAAATAATGTTTTCACTTAGACTCCTCATTTAGAGTATTATAACATAAGCAACCTTAAAGGCTTATAAAAAAGTCTTAGCTTTCTCATAATCCTCAGGAACACCAATATCTATAAATTGGCTGTCATTTCTGATTACGGTAACAAAATCTTTATATCTCTCTAAGAATTCTTCGAATGAGAATTGCTCAGGTAAATCTTTGAATACTGCTTTGTGTAGAATATAAACACCTGAATTGATATAACCAGCTTCAGTATGCCCTTTTTCTTTGAATCGGATTTTACCTTCTTCTATTTCCTCTACATAGCCGTAACGAGAGCAGTCGTCCTGATAAATTAAATTCATATTGATTAATGATGTAGGGTCTTGAAGCTTTACATCAGCAAATGTATCGCCGTTAAGGACGATGAGATATTCTGTACCTATTTCTTGAAATGCTAATTTGATAGCACCACCAGTACCTAAGGCATACCCTTCTTCTACATAACGGACTGAATCTTTATAATAATCTTTGATGTAGTCTTTCATATAACCTACACCCAACCATATAGCGTGTTTTTTATATCTGTTAATAAGAATGTCTAGGAATGGTTTACCATTGATGTCAGCCATCGGCTTTGGTCTGTCAGCTACGACGCTCTGAAGCCTTGTACCCTTACCACCGGCCAGAATGAGTACTGGTATATTCTCTAATTTCATACAGATTTCTTAGCATCAAATTCATCGACTGCATATGCTAATTCGTGCATTATCAAATCGTGTACAACCTGAATAACTGGTGTCGAATCAGAAGCCACCTTGATAAAATTAATGCCATCAAGATATTGCATTGTACCACCCGTTGAACCCGTTATGATAATGGTTCTCATACCCTTTTTCTTAGCTACTTTGATAGCCTCGATAATATTTTCTGAATTTCCAGATGTAGTGAACCCGATGAATAAATCGCCTGATTCTCCCATAGCTTCTAGCTGTCGTGAAAATATTTCTTTGAAACCAAAATCGTTTCCTATAGCAGTAATGACGGTGTTATTTGCTGTTAAATCTACTGAAGGGTAACCTCTTCGTGTTGTCATAAATTTTCCCACTATTTCGCCTACCAAATGTGACGCCGTAGCACAAGAACCACCGTTACCAGCTACATAAATTGTATTTTCTGATTTTAATGTTTCTTTGATTAAACTTTTACCTACACTCAAAGGAATTAAGTCGTGTTGTAAAGATTCTAAAGCCTTAATATGTTCTTCTATATTTTTGTTCATCATAGTGTTTCCTTGTTTTGATTATGTATTATACTGTAAAGAAGCTTAATATTAAGCTTCTACGACCCACGATTCAGCACCATATTCAGAAAATTGCACATCTTCTGCTTTACCACCGAATTTTTCTAAGGCTTCTTTCACCTTAAGCTTGGATTCAGGTGTCACCAAAAACATCATAAATCCAGATGCACCAGCTCCTGATAGCTTTCCAGCAAAGGCACCAGCAGTGATAGCTACACTAAAAAGATTATCCACATAAGCATTACTAATACTGTTAGATGTTTTCTTTTTTTCTTCCCAGGATTGATTCAGAATATTTCCTAATGAATGGCAATCAGATTTCAGAAGAGCTTCTTTCATCAGTAAAGCGGAATTCTTAAGCTCGTGTAATGCCTCTAATGATTTTTCGTTCTTTTGTGATTTTATTTGTTCTTCAATAACATCACCTGATGAACGCTGTTTACCCGTGAAATAAATCAGTAAGCTTGAAGAAAGCTCATTCATAAAAGACCGTTTGATTCTTAATGGATTTACAATCGTTTTATCTTTGTAAAATTCCATAAAATTCCAACCACCGTGAGTAGCACAGAATTGGTCTTGTTTTCCACCTTTTAGATTCAAATCCTGGCGTTCAATTTCCCAAGCTAGTCCGGCTATGTCGTATTCACCTAAAGGTAGATTGTAGTATTCCACAAACGCTTGAATGATAGCTACGACCATTGTACTACTAGAGCCTAGACCTGAACCACCTGGTGCATCAGAATATGTTGTGATATTTAAAGAATCTCTATCGATGTATTTTCTGCCTATTAGACCTTCCCAAACACCTCTCATCAGTAAACAATTTTCATTCTCATATTCATTATCAAAAACATTTGCTTCTTTAATGTCGGTTGCTTTGAAATGCGTACCCATTGTGTTTGCTGATATTGTGCAGTAAGCATATTTATTGATAGTCACATTAAGAACATAACCACCAAAATCATCTGAATAAGGAGAAACATCTGTTCCACCTCCACCAAAACCTAATCTTAAAGGTGCTTTACTTCTTACTTTTCTTTTCATTAAATTTCTACCACTCATCTTCGTTAATCCCCTCTTCATCTTTTTCTTTACAGATTCTTTCAAAATCAGCTACTGTAGCAACTTTTGTCATTGTGCTCTTTCGTTTATTCTTTAAACGAATCTTAAATGTTTCTCTCTGTTCCATATATTCTTCATAAGTTTTTATCTTACTAAGTTTTGTCATAGCCCATCGATAATCTTTATCGGGAATACTGTGAAAGTCGCCTTTTCTAAAAAGTTCTACTTGGTCAAAATATGTTCTAAGTTCCATCGCAAAGTGTAAATAAGTCTGTAATGAAATAGCATTAAGATGATTTCTAATACCTTCAATCTCTCCAAATTTCTCTTGAAAAGGTTTAATACCAGTCATACCATCTTCTCTCCAAGGTGAATATTTCTCTTGGAATTCTTTCCTAGAAAGTTTATTTCCACCTATCGTGTTCATAAGCAAATCTTCGTAAGCATCTTGTGTTTTCTGCATAAATTCTGCTACATCGGGTGCATCTTTATCTCTACCTAAACAACCCGATACGAGTTTTAATGAATGAGTTTCCTCTCCATCACGAATAAAAGATTCATCTACAAGTTTTGTATATTTACCGAATGTACTAGCACCAGTGTGTGAAGTTGAATCAAAAGTATAATGAACATCTTTACCAAAGAAATCATTATTTAATGCAAATAAGACACCTGATTTAGATGGTCCACCTAATCCTAGAATATGTATAAGTTTTCTATGTTCTTCGGGTACCTCTGTTAAATCTCTAGGTGCTCTACAATATAAATCGAACATCTGAAAGTAAGGGATAATACCTGATGTAGCTAATGAAAGACCACCAATGTACTCAAAATATTCTGCTTTCTGTGCATCAGGCATTTCATTGAATACTGAATAAACACCACGAGCATATTCGTTATAGTCTTCGATTTCCCAACCTTGTACAATAACCATTACTTTAGTATCAGATTTTTCTTTCATAAAAACTTCAATTTGTTCTTTTATGTTAAATCCTGATTCTCGACCTGCATCAAATCTTAATTCTTCAACAAAATATTTAAGACTGTGGTCCATCTTCATACCTTGTCCAGCATTATTACTACCGGCTATAGTGTGTCGTTTTGCTTCATCCACTAGAATAGGCATCTTATCAAAACTCATAGCGTGAGAACTAAATGTTGCTTGACATTTGTAGATTCCTAATTTGATTTCAGGTGTCATAGTTTTACCTAATGTGATAACCTGAAGTCCACCTGAATCTGATTGTACCATTAATGTTTTCTCGGGAGTATTTAAACCTATGAGAATATCTTCTGTAGCCTGTTCTGTGAAAGCATTGTAAAGACTTCCTACACCACAATGTTCTGTATAATCATCCAATCCAAATAGAACACCTTGAATAAATTCATCGTATTCTTTTGTCATATTTAATTTAACAGCGTGTCGTTGTATTAAGTGTAATCTTGTGAATGTGGTCATCGCTGATGCGATGTATGTTTTTTTGATATTTGCCATTTATGTCCTTGTTGAGCGTATTATAACATTAATTTGCTTAATATTACACGCCTGCCTGATTGTTCCAGATGCGAATGTGGATTCTATCCGAATACTTGAAACCATTATCGATACATTTCTCCATAACAAATTTAGCATTTTCTTGAAGTGTTTCATTTGTATCACCAAGTGGCATTAAATAAACATCCATATATACTGGAATTGCTTTAAGAATCTCTTGAATCTCTTTGAAATCTTGCTCCCAAGATGCTTTAGAACATACAAATTTAAGGTACGATTTAGGTGACATTTCTACGATATTCGTTAAATTGTCGATATTGATTCTTTTGTGCTCTAACTCGCCACTATTTGATAGTTTTACTGAAGTCGAAAACATTATCTCTTTTTGGTACTCGCGTGTAAAATTAATATCTAATGCACCATTAGTTTCGATTGTAATCTTATGACCACGAGAAACATAGTGAGAAATAGTTCTTTGAAAAACTTCATCTTTCCAATAGATTAAAGGCTCTCCACCAGTGAATACAATATCAGGTTTCGTTAAAGAGTTCTTACCAAAATCGGGGATTGTAGCATCGATTCTCTCGACTAATTCTTCATATTCTGTGATAACATCCCATTCTTTTTTAAATGATTTATCGACTGAATAATACGAGTCACAACCAAATTTCTTTTCGCCTGTTATAGGGTCTTCATAAGGTACTTTAAACCCTGCACAAGTAAAATTACATAACGCACTTCTTACAAATACAGAAGGGACTCCCATACGAGAACCCTCACCTTGTACTGAATAAAAACATTCCATTAATGAATACATATTTGCTCCTTAAGCTAGTCTTAGGTTACCTAGTTCGTTGATTAAGATAATATCTGCTTCAGTATAATCTCCATAAGCTGTTAATTGCTCATTAAGTTTTGCTAATGATTCTTCATCTGCTTCAAGTTTTTCTGAAGGAGTGATACGATACATTGTTGGACCTTCTGAACCTTCTTCATTCTCTGTTGGTGTACTAACGATGAAACCTTGTTTAGCATAATCACCAAGAACATAAAATCTCTCTGGAACAACAACACCAACTACTGTTAAGGCACCATCTAATGCTTCTTCTGATTCGTTAAATGCTACACCATCAAGTGTACTTTCTGAAACCAAGTTAGCCATTCTCTTTAAGTTAGAAGTATAACCACCATTTAATACGATAATAGTTTTGCCTTTTTCAGCCCACTCTCCGTATAACGCATTGTCTGTTAATGAACATTCAGCTACAGCGTGTGCAGTTTGAATACCTTTTTGAATATCTGATAGATACATATTTGTAATTGAGTAAAATCTCATTTTAGTCCTTTGTGTTTGTTTGAGTAATTATACAATATCTTTACTTAATAAAATTACTTTTTCTTTGTAAGCTTCTAATGTTTCATTCACATTATCTGCTAGTACATCTGGTTCATATTTTTTGTACGGCATAATATCATCGTGAGAATCGAAAATACTAGAATCCTGGGGTACAACCATACCAACCAGCGTCTTCTTGTCTTCTAACCACTCAAAAAATAAACCATTTTCTATGAGAACGGCTTCTAACGAATGCAGTTCTGCTGTGTTCATCACCTCGAGAATTTCAATGCCTTTAACATCTTTCTTGAATTCGTTAATGATACCACCAGCTTGTGAGATAATAGAGGCTAAACGATTGAATGAAATTTTCAAATCTTTTCTTATGAGTATTTTGCTTTTCATTTACCCAGCCTCTGTATAAAATAATTGCTTTGTTGGTATTGAACGATATACATTTCTGCCTGAGCAAGATTCTCGTAAATAAAGGCATAGATTTCAGCTACACCTTCACCTTCTTTTAAATCTATATCAAAGCTCATAAATGTTTTCGTTCTCTTTATTGATACTGCATCCATATTTATGAGCACTATCTGTAAATCGGGGAACCTTTGTACTTTATTTGTTAAATTCATCTATAATCCTATATAAAAACATATTAAGGATGAAAATTTTCATTTCTTTTGAAGAGTATTTTATGAGAGCTTCCATCTGATATGAAAATTCAAGAGCACCTAGCTCCTTGAAGCTATCAGAATCGTTCCCATAGATAGTACCTAACATCGGTAGGACCAATGCATTGTAGCCATCGTATGCTCCTACGAGGTGAACGATACTAAATTCCAAATCATCCTGACTAGTTTTTTCGCCTCTTCTAATTTTATGAAAAACTTCCATAATCTTTTGTTCATAATCGTGTTTTTCTGTGAACCCAACGATACCGTATAGCGTGTCTGCTTCGTGATTAATCAATGTATTGTCCTACCACATATTCAGATAATTCCATATGGACCTTAAATTTCTGGTTTGTCGTTTTGTGTTGCCAAATATCTTTCGAGCAATCTATGCACTCGAAATGCCTATTAAAGTCTTGTACTGGAATGTTTGTGTTGTTTGCTGGGCTCATCTTTTTCCTTTATTTTGTATTATATCTAAGTTTTACTTAATTTGACCACTCACCTGTCCCATTAGTAATAGGAATCAGAATTGCTCTTTCATCTGTGATAGTAGCAAGAGTCTGCTCCATTAGCATTACTCGTACTTCACTACGCAGACCGTATTTATTAAATAAGAAAGGTATAGAATTAATAACTGGTCTTTTGTAAATTGTATTATGTACAGCACTATCATAAGATGCTTGTACTGAAACAAGTTCTTTGCTAATATGTTCAGGGTTCGCAGATGTATAATTCTCTAAATAAGCTTCAGTAACAGCAAGTTTCTCGACATCAGCTAAATCACCATCTGTTTGATATTTACTCACTAAGTCATCAAGATATTCTTTTCTGGTATCTATGAATTTGGTTTGTATTTTTGTTAGACTATTCTTAATCTTAATATTAAAACGAGATTTATTGATTGTTTCTAGTTTTTGTTCTTGTATTAAATCAGAAGCAAGAACTTTTGTTAATTCGTTATCTAAATCTTTACTAGCTTCACTAGGAGATACATCTTCTTCGGTACTTAATATTTCTGCTCTAGGTCCAATTAATGAAATGTCTGCGTGTATTTTACTCATCACTTCATCTGGTATTTCTACACCAATAGGTATATTTCTTGAGCTAATTTTAGTGCTAGTATCAAAAAATCTACTCATACCCAGACCATACATATCTCTATCTTCTTTGATGGCTTTTATCTGAGCATTCAGCATCTGAATCAAAGGGTCTTTTTCTTCTTTTGTTAAATCAACCTCGTAAATTTCTTCGAGTTTCGCTTTTACTCTATCAATGTCAATACTAAAGGCCTTGTAAGCAGTATCAGCAATTAAAAAATCTTTTTGTTCTTTTTTGTTGTTGTACCAGTTAAACATATTGTCTCCCTATTCTTGCATCAATGATTTTAGTGTATCAGTAACCTCATTCAGGTCTTTTTTCAATGAAGCAATATTCCTAGTAACACCAGAGATATTTTTTACCTCTTTAGAAATATCAGTAAATGCTCCACCGATGCTAGAAATCGCTTCAGTCATATCACTAAGTACATCATTCATACCGCTTATCGTTGCTGAGTACTCAGCTCTTACGCTCTCAACCCGTGTATCGATACTTGTTTGTGTTTCGATTAACTGATTGGTATTTTTTGTGACAATCTGTGCAAGTTCGATGTTGAATTTTTCTTGGACGGCATCTAAGTTTTTTGTAACCATTTCTTTGATGTAGTTTTCAATATCGTAAGCTTTCATATGCTGTGAATGCAATTCATTCTTGTTTTCTACGAGAATATCCCAAGACTCTCTAACGGCTTCATTACTTAAATCTAAATGGAAATTGATATTATCCCATATAATAGTTGCTGTATCTCCAGAAAATGATAACACTGCATCTAAAAGAGGCACTAGATAAGTTACATTCTCGCCGTTTTGGTTTCTAGTTAATTTTACTGTACTTTTTAACATTTCTTTCCTTTTTGTGTTCTTTCTTTATATGTAATATTATAACATAAGCAACCTTAAAGGCTACTTAGTTGGCACCAGTTGAACTTGAAGTCGATTCTTCAGTTTTAGTTGAAAGAAGTGCTGCTGTTTGACGGTCACCTAATTGCTTCATATCGTGTTGAACACCTGAGAGTTCCTTGATACTCTTAGTTTGAAGAGCAATTTGATTTTTTGTCTTCTCGATAAGCTTGTCGTGAGCATCTAAACGGCCTTTTGACATTCTAGTTAAACGGTCAGTTTGTGAAGTGGTAATGTTTAAATCAACCACATCAATCATTGCCTTGTTAATTTTAGCAAAGTTATGCTCTTCGATGTCATTAACGAGTTGCAAAGTACTATCAAACATTTCTTTATATTGTAGTAAGTGGTTAAGACCAGTTGCAATAGTTAAATCATCTAAGAAGTTGTTCTTAATCTTAGGAAGTAACGATGTAATAGCAAAAGTCGAACTTTGTGCACTTTCGATAATGATACCAACTTGGTCAATCTTCGATGTACTTTGAATAAGAGCTTCTTTAACTTGAATAATCATATTTCTTGCTTGAAAGTTCTCTTTTGGAGAAGTATCAGGATTAGCTAGTATATCAGTAAGTTCAGTTTCTAAGTCCTCAAGTACACTTAAATCGGCATCACGGCGAGTTTTGATTTCCATTACAGAAAAGGTTGTTTTCTCTAAAGTCTTTTGTTTATTCTCTAAAGTAGCAAATAATCTCTCTGCTGCTTCCTTAATGTTACCTGAAGCTAGTTGTTGCTTATCGGCTTCAGTCTTTACATCTGTCACTAAACCAGCAATTGTCTTAGCACCTGGTAACGAGAGTAAACCTGAACCGATTTTTGACATAAAACCAATTGATACAGCTTCGTTAGCTCCAGCAAATGCTTCTAGTTCAGCGATAGCTTGTGTAATCATTTCTTTTGTTTCATCTAATTCCAACATCGAAATGTCTTCAGCAAGTCTTTGAGAAACTATATAAGCTTCATCTTGTAAAGTCGTGAACTGATTTTTCAATGCATCAACCGTACGAACTTCTTTTTCTTGTGCTTCAACCATTTCTACTTCTACTAATTCTGTTTGAACTTCTTCCACTTTAATTCCTTTAATTTTTGATTCTTGAGCTCTTGCTTCAGCCATTTGTGCTTTCGTTCTACGAGTTCTTTTTGGTTTTGTTTCTACAATTTCTACTTCGATTGGGTTTGAGTCGTCTGACATTTTCTTTCCTTCTTGTTTATATGTTGTATTATAACATACTTTGACTTAAAATCTCCTTAAAGATTCTAAATATCTCTTAATCTCTTTTGAGACTAACAACTTTCTTTATATGTAATATTATAACATAATCAACCTTAAGGCTTTATAAATATCAATAAAATATAGGTGAAAATATGAAAAGTTCATACGCTGATGATATTTGGTACACTGCTGCAACACTAAGCGATAATGCATTACTAAAAGATTTACACAAAGAAAAGATTCCAGGTATGGATATTTACTATGAGTTACATTCGTGTACACCATTTCAAGCAAGTTGCTATGAAAATAATGAAGAGGCAGCAAAACTGTTTATTAAATGGGGAGTAGATTTAGATAGAAAAGATGGTGATGGCGATACAATGCTTTCATATTGTTTCGATACCGAAAAGTGGTCAATAGTGTTAGAGATACTGAAACACAAACCGTCATTAGAAGGTATCAATGATTTCTTAATTACTCAAGCACCTAAAAGAATTCAGAAAGCATTCCAAAAAGTATCTGGTCTCAAAAAACTAGGTAAGTACGCAGATTTATTATAATAGCAAGTGAGGATGGTTCTCTTTGATTGTTTCTAGTAACTTCAAAGTTTTTGAATCTTCTATCAGTTTACTAAATAGCATTTGAGCCTCTCGTTCTGTACCCTTTCTATAAACCCATTCATAGCTACCAGGTGACTCTCCAGTTTTTCGGTCTAAGACCATTAAGACCATTCCACTCATAGTTTTCTTAAAATAAAATTTATCTCTTAGTGGTTTATCCATTCTGTGCCTCGTATATTATTTTTATGGCATAGTACACCTGAAGATGTGTACCACCATCGAATAAAATTTTAACAGCTTCTTCAAGCGTAAATATCATTGTACGAGAATTGCCCTAATTCCACTTCATTCCCCATTGGCATAATAAGACCTTTCATCATATTATGAATAACTGCTTCAGGAATGAATTTCCCTTCAGTCTCGTTTCGTGTTACATTTCGTTCAAAAATAGTATCGTAATCAGTACAGAAAAAACGGCTTCTTGTATCATATTTTTTGAGACGCTCATTGAATTTTTGACGGTAACCTTTGTCTTTATTTTCTATCTGAAACGAGAACCATTTTCTTCGTGCTTTAGGCCCAACATTTGTCATATCGATAATAATATCATCACCTCTTAGTACAGCACACTCGAACTGCGAACGAATCATACGGTCGATTTCTGATTGGTCGTCCGATGTAAGAAGCGTCCAAATCTCCCCATATTTAAGAGATTTCCCATATTTGAAGCGACCTAGCTCTAATAGTGTAGCGTCTCTGCTAATCACTGTGGTATCCTCATCGACATTCTCTTTAATATAAGTGCTCTTACCTGATAGCGGTACGCCTACGAGTGCTGTGATACTACGGTCACTAATGATTCTAGTGCCTTCATCCATATCTCTATCAGGCCAGAATTTGTCCATAAAAGGCTTACCATAAAGAACGGTACCTAGCAATGAACCTTCATCAGACCTAGCATCAGCAGATGGTGAGAAACGACCAGTGGAATCATAACGAACCTGATTAACAAATAACGGAAATAAACTTTTGTGGTTTTTCCATCGTTCTGCTACTTTCTCAGGTTTGTGCTCTTTACCATCCTTGATGCTGTCAAAAAGTGTACCGTGTAATGAGATAATCGTAAGCACATCTTGCATTTCTGAAGGAAAAATCACACCCATTTTCACAAGCTCTTGTAACGGCTTTACAGCTTTATATACTGAAATCCCTTCGTGGCCTCTGAAATGCGTTTTCCATTCTCTAGCTAAAGCCTTTGTCTTAGAGTGCTCTTTATCCGCCTCACGAAGCTCGTTAGATTCTGTGTGGGTAGGTTTAGGCTTATTGAATGGAATAACCTCTCTCGATGCTGGCTTACCAGTGTCGTGTAGTAATGCTGCTAAAAGATTTACTGTCTCAGCTCTATCATTCTGTGCTTGTAAACATACCATCATCGTGTGAGTCCATACAGAATCTTCCAAATGATATGGATTAGGTTCTGAATCTACAGCGGCGTGATTACTAGCTTTCATTTCGTTAGCTAAATCTGTGAATTCCATTTGGAACCAATTCACTAGTTCTGCCATTGATGGTTTTTGTTTTTCTTTAAAATAATTCATTTTTATTCCTTCTTATTATATGTATTATAACATACCGTTACTTAAAGGCTCATTAAGGCTCATTGAATTTATAAATACTTTCAAAAGGTGACAATATGGATTTTGATTCTGAAACTCTTCAGTACTACATAATGAAAGGTAAAGTAATGGAACTAAAGGCAGAAGAGAAAAAAGGTACGCTTAAGAAATTAGTGAATGTGGATTTTGATAATGGTAAGTCACCACTTAATACAGCCATTTACAAAAAAACATCTACTATCGTGACTATATTAATCGATAATGGTGCTGATGTAAATTACATAGATGGTAATGGTGGTCTCCCATTAGTGAATTCTGCCAACACAAACACTTTCATTATAGCTCCTTTACTCAAAGCTGGTGCTGAAGTAAACAAAGAGAGTACTTATGGTTCAACTGCTTTCACAAAAGTATTAGGTGATAGAGATAGAAAAGGTGAAGGTCTTGCTGTAGCACTTATATCTGATAAACATTTTGATATTACTAAAGAAGAATTTAAACCTGATATGCTTCTACAGCAATCGATTAAAAATAAATGGGATAGAGTAACGGCACTCATTCTCAAAACGGGATTTGATTTCGATTACGAGGACCTCAGAAATGTAGGTGATGGTACAAAAAAGATTATAGATAAACATCTAGGTCTAAAAAAATTAGGTAAGTACGCAGACTTACTAGGAGACATATAATGACTGTAAAACAATTTGAAGAAGAATTAGAAATGTATTCGGTAGACTTTGCTAAAGATGGAAGAACATTTTTAATGCAGTATGCAGAACTAGGTAATAATAAAATAGTTGATTACTTAATAAAGAAGAAAGCCAAATTAAATAAACAAGATGATAATGGTATAACTGCTTTATATACTGCTGCCGTTAGGGATAGAAAATACATAGTAAATGCACTCATCAAAGCTGGTGCTGATGTAGATGTTCAAGATACTGAAGGAGATACGGCTCTTCATCGTGTAATGTACAATAGAGGTTCTAAGAAAATCGTAGAAATTCTTATACTAGCTGGTGCTGATTTAAGTATCAAAAATGAAGATGGTCATACAGCAGAAGATTTAATGATTGGTGAATACAAGAAAGTATTTTTATCATCAGTTAAAAAAGTGAAAGGTATGAAAAAATTAGGTAAGTACGCTGACTTGCTAGGAGATATATAATGAGTAGAGTTAGAATAACAGCTGTCATAGATGGTACATTCTATTACACTAGGTCGTATGAGGATAATGAATCACTAAAAGCTAGTGTAGATAGTATAGCAAATAGCGAAGTGAAGACACAGCTATTACGCTCAGATGCCAAAGAGTTATCGTATGAAAAATTTCTGAATGATTACAAAGATGGTAAGAATATTGTTTATTTTTGGATGGATGGTAAATGGATTAAAGATACAACGAAGAATATTATTAAAAATATTGCTCGTAAAAAAATAGGTAAATACGCAGACCTATTATAGAAATAAGTGAGGTTCATTTTCTTTGAGCTTCAGAATATCTACCCCAAAACCTTCTAACAAAAAATCATAATAATCAATAAGATTTTCTACACGATTTAGATTTTCCATTACATTCCAAAATAAAGATGTTATTCTATTCATATCAGAAGCTTGTACTGATACAGAACCAAACGCACAACGACCAAAATCCCCAACAATAGCATTGTACTCAAAATATAACATACCCAAAGAAATTTTATCTTTCTCGATGATTCGTTTCTCCTTGTGTTTCAGGACCCAATTCTTGATATATTCTTTACCATAGAGAGTAGGGTTGTCAAAAGAGTTGATGTGTACTATCATATTATTTTACTAATTCAACATCACAAGTAACTTCATCTTGGTAGAACCAGTTCGTGTAGCACTTAGTGCTTATATTCAGGTAACCATTCTTTTCATAGAATAAACCATATTCGAAATACCCTTCTTTATTATCTCTGTTATTATAGCTTACAATAAGCTCAGAAGAATTTCTATCAACGATGCTATAATTACCTCTCACAAACATTAATCCACTTTTTTGAACTACATTCGTTTCTGAAGTACCTTGGAACTGCGCTACTACTGAAAACCAAACGATAATAAACATTATTATTGCACTTACATAAATCTTGAATGTGCTATCCCACAATATGTCTATATCTATAAAGAATATAGATACAGCATAAAAAACAAAAACGCCAATAAATAATCCGTATGAATCAGGGTTAATGAACACCAATATAGGGAATAACGGTATAAACAGTACAGCCAAAACTTTCGATAATTTTTCTGTGTTTAATTCTCTTTTAGTCATTACAGTCCTTCTACTTTTAGATATCCACTTGGAGTCACTTTTGAATCTGACCAACTATTACTATATATTTCAATCGCCGTAATGTTTTTATCTCTTAGGTACATTGATTTATATTTGTAATATGTGCTTTCATCTAATTTACGGAATAAGCCTATTGAAGTGTCTAAATCTACAATTATCTGCTTATTATCTACAAATAATAGGTTTTGATATACTAGTTTTTCTGTATTAGAAGTTTCATCAAACACGATAGATAAGTATATACCAGCTACTATTAGACCGATAAGCGTATATAATACTGGACCAACTGTATCATCTGTTACCTGAGTCAAAAACCAAGTAAATGTCCAAATACCTACAAGCAATGCTATAGATATTAACCCAAAACTCACGAAATCAAAATACATCATTACGAATGGTATTGGTAATGCCACTAACCAAGTCACAAATATCTTGATTTTATATGTGTTAAATACTCTTTTCGTTTCCATTATTTTCCTTCCTTCTCTAATCTTAATTGGTATCTTGATTTTGAGTTCTCACAACCACATTCTGAATGTTCATCATTTTCATCATCGTAGAAATCATCACCACAATGTTCACATATCGAAGCTTTGAAATGCTTTAAATCTACCCACTCAACATCTTCTGACTTACCTATTGATTCGAATGCTAACTTAGCAGAAACACCGTCACTAAAATTTAATGTCATATCTTCACCTGAGTTCGGTCTAACGAATAATTCAAAAATATCTTTCATAATCTATCCTTTGTGTCTTTATATGTAATATTATAACATAAAGAACCTTAAGGTGTACTGAATCGCTAGAATTCGTACTGTTTTACTCTAGCTAGTTCATTTTCTTTCGGGTATCCAAGTGCATTACATAACATTGTCGTACTGTACACTTCTTTTTCTAATGTAAAGTGTTGATGGCCAAATACCCAAAATTTAGCAGGTGTATCATCAACCATTTGTTCACCATCAAAATTATAGAAACCAGTACCTTCATCTTGGACAAATTCTTCTGGTGTGAAAGATGCGTGAGGCATAGGGTTGATATGAGAAACGATAATATCACAACCCTTATGGATATTCTGGAGTTTTGGTCGTTCGACCATTAGAACATCGTAGAAATCTGTATAACCTTTGATTAAAACGCTGTCATTACTGTAACGCTTCCATAATGTCAAAGGGTTACAGAATGCATTTACTTTGTTACAGTACGAACCATCATACCATCCCATAGCTCCACCAATCTTAATACCTTTGTACTCAACGATATCGCCATCTAGCATATGAATTTTGTCATTATCCTTAAACATTTCTTTGAGCTCTATTAAACGAGCATCACTATTTCCGTATTTCTTTTCTTGATTCATATTGATTAAATACATATCGTGATTACCAGTAACGAAAAATAATTCTTTATAGAAATATTTAACAAGAAATTCAAAGAATGCTTTTGTTTGGCTGTTGTAGTGAGATAAATCCCCAGCTACGATAAGAATCTCACCGTGCTTATGGCCTTCATCAAACATTTTATTCTTACAGAATGTAAACATCTTATTTTCATTAGCGTTTGGTTTAATATGGAAATCAAGGTGTAAATCTGATATAATGTCGAATTTCATCTATTTTCCTTTTAATTTACTGTATTATAACATAAAAATACTTAAAAGGAGATTAAATCTTCATCACAAGTTTTATGTAAATATGGCGCTCTTCAAAATCTGTACCTGAACCCAAAACTCTCCCCGTGTCATTCGTGATATTCTTTACGCTAACTTTAATATAATCTTTTGAAAACTTGTACTTATAATAAACATCAAATTGATTGTAACCATAGTTATGCTCTTTGATTCTAATATCTGCTTTGTCTGCTTCTGATAATGTCGTACTTTCTTTAGCAAATTTATGAGTTACTCCAGCACCGTAGTATTCTATTCTCGTATCAGTTCTGAATGGTGTAATCTTTGAGATATAATCGATATTAGTTCTACCATAAACATACTCAGCAAAGAAATCTATGATGAATTTATTGCTCTCATAGACTAAGTTCGTGTTAGCACCATAAGTGTATCCATTCTCTGCATTTGTCACTTGAAACATATCTGAGCCATCAGGAGCAACAATATATGTCTTCTCTCTCGTTATCATATCTTCTAGTATATTATAGAACATAGTCCCTTTGTACTTGAAGTTTTGGTATCTAGCTGTGTAACCTATTTCAGTCTTAATGCTCGTTTCTTTCTTCAAATCGGGGTTAGGTATCTCATAAAGGCTATCAGAAACTGCTTCGTTTAGATTATAGATTGTCGGGTATTTGTAACCTTGTGCTATACTTAAATATATTCCTTTGTACTCACCTTTAACACCTACACCTACATTCCAAAAGTTTTTATCTGCTATAGTTGCATAATCAGCAATTACACTAGCACTGTATTTGAAATCTTTATAATTCTCAAAATAGTTTAGAGCTATACTGTTATCTATAACATCGTAGTTCTTCTTATCTTTGTTGTACTTCTGGTATTCTATATCTTCAAATTTGTGTTTCGTTGTCATAATCAGTTCATCACTAAAATAATACTCATTCCTAATCTGATAGATATTATTATTTGATTTATCGATTTTTTCTACACCATTTCTAGGATTGTTTACATTCTCGTAGAAGTTCTGATAAGAAATCTTTAATATATAATCCTGATTAACCATAAAATCCTTAAAGAAACCTAAATAATATTGTTTATCATAGATTCTCGGTTCTCCTTTAAGGAATTTATCAGTTCTATCTATTTCATCGCTTCGTGTGTAAATCAGTTTGTATCTGTTTTTCTCTAAATAGATGCCCTTTTGATTATAATTTGTGTGTGCTTGTTCACCATCTGGAGTTACTACACTTCTTTTGTCCTCATATATAGCACCTAGTTTCAAATCTTCATCTTGAAAAGAAGTAAAGACTTTTCCACCATTGATATAATTCTGAATTTGTATTGTGTTTGAGTTCGATTCTAAGAACCCTAAATGTCTATTGATTGAACCACCAAAAGAATTATTACTAATATCATCAACACCTTTATTAAGTGAAATATCTTGTACGAATTCATTAGGGATATAAGAATAATATTGATTAGGCCCACTTCTAAAAAGTGAGTTCGTAAAATCCATTTCATCAACTGTAAGATTAATCTGGTCGCCTTGTAAACCTCTATATATGGGCTGTCTGAAACCTGGGGTGGTTTCTTGGATTTGAACAGCTCTCTCTGCGTGTTCGTTATTGTCTGTGTTTTCTAGTTGATTCACAAATAGAACTTCTCGTTGAAAGGGTGCTGAAGTAATAGTAATTTCTTTTAGTACGATTGTTTCTTGTGCAAATACAATCGTACTAGCTAGAATTAATGTTAATAGTTTCATAATGTTCCTTTATGTTTGTAGAATACCGAAAGATACTAATAATACAGCCCAAACGATTAAGACTGTGTAATATCTTACGATAGGTGTACCGAAATAAGTTTTGCTTATAACAACACATTTATGGACAGGTGATAACAAATAACCTGCAAAGTCAATAGCAAATAACACGACAAAATATGCTGGGCCAAATATTAATGTCAAGTACGATACTATCCCCGAAAATCTTGAAGATGAACCTAAACTAAACGATACAAAGAACGATAGCATAGCAACCATTATGAAAGAACTTTCTGCTGAGGCATAAGAGTGAAACCACTCTAGTACACCTGATTCTCTAATAAAATTACCCAAGATGATGCTTACAGCAACATAACCGAGTACCCAATAGTTCAGCGTCTTGTGGATTTGTTTCAGTAAATCAAGATTCAATTCTGTCCCATAGAAATACATTTTTAACCCTATAACAGAAAGAAACAATACACCGAACACTATTGCTGGATTAAAGAAAAATATACCTATTAGACTCATTATAAAGAACAATCCTGCTAGTTTATCAAATAGTGAAAATTTGATATTCTTTAGTTCTTCCTCTGAAAAATTGTACTTCAATACTGTATCTTTAGGTAGAATAAAATAAATTGTTACTCCTATATATAGAAAAGTAATAATCAATAATGGATAAATTAATGTTATGATACTATAATATGTTAGACCAAGAACTGCCATTGGGATAATGATTGTCTTCTCTAATGGGTTCCATAAGTAGTAATGGTGAGAACTTAGATAATCTATAATACCTAAATTTTCTCTTACTTCTTTGTCGTTGTCTTTTGCTATGATATTATCTAAGACTCCTGCCGTTAAAGACACTCTTCCTGGAACTGGTAGCATACCCGCAAACAGACTGAAAACAAAAAGTGTTAATCTGGTATCTTTGAGTCTGTTATGTAGTTTGTAGAACAAGCCAGTAAAGAGTGGAGAATCATACAATAATCCTGCAATAGACATAATAAATGCCAAGAACAAGATATAATGTAGATTAGATAATAGAGTTAAGAACTCTAGTTCCACTATTTCTTCTTTATTAGTTCGTTAAGTTGTAAAGCTGGAATCAACCCATTATCTTGCGAAATCTGTTTGATGTATGCATTCTCTGATGCACTCAAATATAGATTAGAAGCAGTTGCTTGTGAAATTGCACTATCAACTATAAGTTTTTGTGTCGAATCATCTAACATTAAAATAGCATCTAAGATACCTTTACCAATTCTACCACCAGTCATAATATCAATCTGAGCTTCTTTAATGAATTTATTAATCCAGTAAAGTTCTTCACCTTTTTCATCAGCAAGAATAGTCTTTGGGTCGCCTTGTTCTTTAAGTCTATCAAAGTTTGCTTCAAATACATTGATTTCATATTTGTAATTTGATAGAGTCTTTTTGAGTGTCTTTAGTTTTATCTTTTGTTTTTTGATTTCTACTAATTTCATCTTGAACGATATAGAACCATCTTCTAAGTCGCATAAATCTTCATTTAGACCTTCGAACACAAGGTCTTCCATTTCTAAATCAAGTTCTAAATCTTCTAAGCCACCGTATCGTGTACCTAGTTCTAGTAAAACTTGTTTAAGCATTCTATAATTGGTCATCTTATCATTGATAACAAATTTATCAATTTGGTATTCTGACATCGTAGTACTTTGAGCTTCTATAAGCTCTTCTATTTCATTTCTCATTATTTCCCTTTAGAGTAAGTTTAGTTCTTCTGTAATATTTATAAGTGCACTGTTAGAAGTACAAGAGTTTATTCTATCTTTGAAAGTATATTTCTCTGCTAGTGTTGTACCTATATTAGCTTTGTATTCATCACTATTCGCAATGACTTTCTCTGCTACTTCAAGAAGAGTTAAGTTTCTAGCTGTACTGATGCTATTAAGAATTACATAATCTTCAGGTACTAAAGTTCCTGCTGTTGCAATAGAATTTGCTTCTTCAAGTTGTAAAGACCAAGTTGTGCTTTCTGCACCGTATGTTCTTGAAATATCTTCTATTTTAGTACTGAAAATTAATTCTAATTCTCTTAGTAATAGAAACTGCTTAGAAGCTAGTTGTTGTGCAAGTTCTAAATCTGTTAAAATGATTTCTAGTTTCTCGAAATCTGCATTTGGTCTAAAATACTTATCGTATCGTTTGTTAGCACCATTTACAGAATTGAAAAATTGTAAACCTACTGCTATCTCATCTGTAATCTCGAACATATTGAAATCTGCCATAATCGAATCAGCATACCCAATATACCAATTAAGATTAACTGGAATTGAACTAGGTATGATACTCTTATTGAATGAGTAAGGTAATTGACCTTTGTTGTTTGGTGTGTAGATAATCACCTTTTTGTTTTGAACTATGTCTGCTATACCTTCATCTATTAATGCTATCATTTGTTTTCTCCTTTTTTGTTTTATAGAACAACATAACTAACTGTACCTAATGTACTTGCCGTTATGCCGTTACCTGATTTATCTGCTAGTGGTGTTATACCCTCAAAGTCGTAGTATAATACTAATCCCGCAACTGCTGGTAGTTTACCTTCTTGTGCTGAAAGAACTTTTTTGACATCTTCTTTCGCTAAGAAACGATTGTAACATAGTATTGTATCGAATTTTCCATTAAGAAGTGATTGCCCGTTATTACCTCTTAACCCGAATCTTAATGGGTCTGATACTTGTAGTAATGATGATGGTATTACATTTACTGTGGTACTAGGTGTTTCTGCTGTACCACTAAAAGTCCCGTGAACAGCAGAATCGTATGCTAATCCACCATCTAAGTAGATATGTATCCTTGCGCCAGGACCATCATAACACATTGTTACTTTATGTCTTTCATTTGGTGGTACTTGTATACCTGTCCAAATCCAAGCCCAAGATGATACACCAGTCCCAGCTGTAGCATACGATAACCACCCATCAGGTGATACTTGTATTTCGTATGAATTTTCTTTATTGAAGAAAATAGTAGGGACTAGACTTGTTTGGTACACTACACCAAAAGATATTGTATAGCCTGTTGTGAACGATGTGTTGGCTGAAGGAGCAAATACTGTAGCATCACTACTACTAAGTAATATACCAGTAGTTTCGTTTAGTAAATCAACTTTTTCTATCAAGTCATCGATTGCATCAGTAGCAGAAGAAATTCTCGATAATACTTCAGCAATAGTATAGTACCTATCTCCGTGAGTGTGGTTATTGTCTGTGTTGTTTACTACTGGAACATTATAGACTTTATCCCAATCTATTGTTCCATCAGCTCTTACTACTGCAACACCATTAATCTCGAATGTTTTAACTGTCATTTTTAACTCCTAGCTCTCTATGAAGCTTGATTGTGTAGTATCTGTCGAATTTGCTGTCATTACACTAAAAGTATCAGTACTAAAACCAAGTTTTGTCGTTGTAGTAGAATTACTACCAGAAACAAGAACACCAAAAATATCATTTGCTGTATTGTTTGAATTAACTTGTGTGGCACCTGAAATTTGAGATATAGAATCTGTTGTATAACTATGTTTAAAGTTATTTGAACCCAACCAATACCCTACTTTGCTATTTTTTTGTAACGCACTTACTTCACTATTTATATTAAATTCGACAACTTCTGATATTGTACTAGCTGAGTATGAGTATCTTTTTAACATATCAGCTAATGAATTCGTTTGTCCTTTAAGAAAACCATATGTGAATGAGCTTAATCCTATACCAAAGTTCCCCTTATGTGCTATATCAGGTTTAGTTATATAAGTATTAAGTAGAATATTTACTTCTGTTGCTTTTGTAGCACCATCAAAGATATAACCTTTCGATTGTACAGCAAAATCTATTAGTGTATTTTTTACAATAAAAGCAGAGTCTGAAACTGTTGTCGCTGTAAGAGTAAAGTGGTCAAATTTATTGATTTTCTTGGCATCATTCATAAAATAACCGAATCGTTGAAAACTCATACCAGAACCTTTAACAGTCGAAAAACCTACAGAAGGAGTCAATAAACTAGAAACTTCAGTACCTATATTGTAATTTCTTAGTCTAGCATCATCATTTGAACCACCACCATTCATAATGATATTAGTTTTATACCCGAGAACTTCAATTCTACTCGATAAAACATCAATCTTATCTTTTTCTGCTTGAAATAAGAATGTTACTTCATCGGCAGGCATATAAAGAGTATCGTGTATGTGTCCTGTCCCAGCAACTAATGATGATGGTATATTAATAAAATCTGTAAATTTCACTTTAGCTGTTGTGTTGTATATTGTTTTGTTACCTGAATCTAATTCTACTATTAGTGTGTTCGACTTTGCCATATCCTTCTCCTAAGACTCTGCCATACCAGCAGATGATTGTGGTAGTGCTAGTGAACCACCAAGTACATTACTTGCTGCCTCTGTTGCCCATACCATTTTTTGAACCTTTCCGTGTTGAGCACCATCGTACCCACCCATCATAAATCCTACTTTTTCTGAACCTAGTGTGTTTGACTCCGAGAAACCTTCACTAAAACATATAACATTTGATACTGTATTAGTAACCATATTGACACGCCAATTATTAGCTGTACCAGTACCATCGATGATATAACCTTTATCTGCATCCTTAGAAAGACCTGAAGGATAATGTGTAATTGCTTGAGTCGTCCCAGCACTGGATGTATTTGTAAGATATGTGTATTTTGTTGTTGCTTTTGTTGCAGCACCTTCTTTTACTACATAACCGAAATTTTCTGAAGAAAGACCTTGTCTTGTGCTGCTCTGTGATGCTGCTACTGGTAGAAGAGTCGTTGAGGCACTTACGATTGATACAGAACTCCAGTGATTCGCTGAATCACAAACATAAAGCTGTGATTGTGAGTAGATATTATATAAAGTAGCTCTAACATCGTGAGGCATCAAGTTACCTAAATATGTTTCTACTTCTGTAGCATAAACAATGGTATCTACTTCTCTACCAGTCGAACGGAAGTTCCCCGTAGCTCCATTTCTCGAAGTTCCAAAATAAAAACCTTTGAATTCAGAACTACCACCTGGGGAATATTGGCAAGTTACTGTCCCTATTTGCCCAACTTCTGTTCCTGTTTCTGTTACTGTATTGAATCTTTGTACTCGCTCTGCATACACAAAACTACTCTTATACCCACCATTAAGAAAACCTTTAGTTTTAAGAGGACGAACTGTAAGTGCTTTTGATAGTGCAGCAACTGTATCCATTATCTCACCGAATTCGGCTTCAATAGTGTTCTTACTTGTGTAAATATCATCGTGATTGTGATTCGATGGGTCTATCAGTGCTGATGGAATACCTGCGATGTGGTCGTAGTTTACTTTCCCGTTTGTACCTATGATAGTCTCTCCGGCTGTATTGGTTAAACTCTTAAAATCTGCCATTTTATCTCCTATTTCAGTATAAAGACACCTAATCCGTTCCAGTAATCATTTTTTGATTCTGATTCAGTAAATATCTCTTTTTTGTACACAATTTTCTTGTTTAATGTATTTATAAAATAATCGATAGCAGTTTGTACGCTCTCAAAATTATAATCATCCAAGATTAATATAGCATTATTAAGTATTTTTTCGTATAGGACTAGGAATTTAAAAATATCTTCTACCTCGTGTGAAGCATCATAGAAAATAACATCGAATTTTTGACTCCGTAGAGCACCATAAACCTCAGGACTAAAAATATCAGCGTTGATTATTTTTGTGTTAGTGATTTTGTATTTTTTGAGATTATTTTCTAGCGTTTGTGTCGTATCACCTATATCAATATCTAGGACTGGTATCGTTTCAGTAAATATTAAGGAATCTATTGCCGTTACACTTTTAGCGGACAAGGCAATGGGAATCGTACTAGCACCTTTGAAATAACCTATTTCCAAAACATTTTTACCTTTAGAAACCTCGTGTAGAAAATATTGAGATTTTGGCGATGTCAATCCACATAGATTATATTCTGTGTATTTCTGTGAATCGATTTTATCGAAAATTTCATCTAGGTATTTCATAGAATATCCTCACATTTTGTGCATTTCCAGCAGTCAAAATTACAATTTTTTGTCCAATCCACCCATTCATCAAAAACCTCATCTGAAATATTATTCTTGCTTTTGATTTTGTAAAATTCATTCGTGCTTTGTAATGCTAAGATACCTAGCTCTGTTACCTTCTCTATAATGAATAACGAGTTCAGGAAAACATTTTTAGACTCTCTCCCGTGAAGCTTGAAGACATCGATTCCATCTAAGCCTTCCATAAAAGATTCGGTAGGGATGATGCTAGATTTTTTGAGACCGTATGATGGGTCTTCTTTCTCCCATTTGTAACACGAAACATTATACATTGAGCTCTTGAAAAAAACTTCTTTCTGTGTATTGATATTATTATTCACATTGTAGGTGTAATGCTCTGATTGAATAGGGCAGTTACCAATACAGTTCTCGTTCCATAATATGCTCAAGCTTAGTTTTTTCTTAAGGATTTCTTGTGCTTTATCTCTTGCTTCGTATATCTCTTTGAGAGTATTTTGTGACCTCATAAGATTCCTATCTACATTGACATAATCAAAACCAGCTAAGAAAGCATCATACACTTCTCTAGGTTTGTCTAACGAGTGCAAAACAGTATTCTTAATATACAAATCAGGAAATTCTTTCTGAATCTTCCCAAAATATAACCAAGAGGTAAAAGGAATAGTAACAGTTCTTATGCCAATATTATATAGATTTCTGAAATTGGCTATGAAAATATCAAGATTTTTTTCGGAAGGAGAGATATGAATATTATTGAATACTGGAGATACTTTGATACCAGTTAATTGCTGTATTATTACGGCATTTGAAATATTTGTTGTAATATCTTCTTTTGTGAATATAGTCCCCATAGCATCTTGGTTGAATGGTGCCATTCGTACTGTAAAATAAATATCGTTTATGTGATTTTTGTATTTAAGCAAGAAAGGAACTAAATGCTCGTGAATGTACTCCGGGGTTAAATCCGGGTATAGAGGTAATGAAAACATATATTTCCTTTCTTATATTATAACTACTTTTTAGTTAATAATTCTCTTAGTTCATCTATTTGTTTTTGTTGGTCTTTAACAATATTTACAAGAACAGCAGTTATTTTACTGTAATTCATACCCTGGACTTCACCATCTTCAACAGCAACTAATTCAGGAAGAACTTTTTGTACTTCTTCTGCGATGAAACCTACATCAGGTTTACCTGATTCTTTCCAATCGTATCTAACTGCTTCTAAACCATCTAATATTTCAAAGTGGTTAGTTAAAGGTTCTACATTTTCTTTATATCTGATTGAAGATGTTTCAACTATTGTACCAGCTCTAAAGTTTTGATTAACAGTTAATGACCCAGCTATTGTTTGTAAAACAGTAGAATCAGTTCTAACTAATTCGGCACTATTTCTTGAAGTCCAAATCTTAGACCAGGGTCTCCAAGTACCATTATAATAATTTCTTTTGAATATTGCACCATTATTATTATCTCCGCCCGTTGCTTCTTGTGTACCGTATTGAGTCGTACCTTGATATGTAATATATATTTCACCTGATACTTCTGTAGGTTTATGAACTAATGTGGCTACAAGAGATGTGCTAGCACAAACCCATATTTTACCTGGAGTTTTTAGTGTATCTAAATCAGTATTGCTCCCTATATTAATAGTTTGGTCTGCTACTTTTACGAAAGCTGTACTATCGTTTCCATCTAGTTTATCTGAATCATTAACTTTACCCAAATACGATAATAAACCAGTTCTATCTGTAAATCTCATATAGTTGTCTGAATCTGTCGCCGTATTTCTAAAACAGAAATCTGCTGAAGCACTTGGTGTACCTTGAGTAGCATAAGTACTCTTAAATAGTCTAGCATTAATATCACCTGATGATGTTCTTGCCGGAATCGTATTAACCGTAGGTGCTGTCGCAGAATTAAGATTGTCTAGTTTATCTGAATCTGCTGCTTTCGCAGTAAGACCTAAATATTTACTTGATAACTTTGTACCTGCTTCAAACACATTGTCTTCTGCTGCTACTACATTTGCTGTTATAGCAACCTTATCTTCTACTGTAGCCGTATAGTGTCTAAAATTTAGAGTACCTTGTACACCAAAAGTACTATTATCAGGATGCATATAAGATAGTGCTATGTGTTGGTCTGTACTAGAACTTCTTAGTGATATAAAATCGGTATTATCATCACTGGCTTTAGTAATTTGTAATGTACCAGTCATTGTATCACCAGAACGAGACACAAAATTCGTGTTACATTCTGTTTCTGTATAATATCTACCATCGTGTGTATGCGAATCATTTACGACTGTTACTGTTAAAACTTCATTCGATGTACCATCAAAAGCGAATGAACCAGTAGCATCACCTGCTAATGAAATTGTTCTATTAGAAGAAAGTTTTGTAGCAGTCGCAGCATTTCCAGTAATATCAGAACTGATTGTAGTAGGTAATCTTGCATCAGATATAGTACCTGCATTTAGATTAGTAGCATCCCTATAAAATCCAATTGATTGACCATCAAGTAAATCAGCATCTAAACCTGAACCTGAACCATCAACATTTTTAAGACCATTAAGAATATCAATATCAGCCATTGTAGCACCTGCAACAGCAGTATCTACTTCAGTTTTAGTATAAGTAGTTGATTGGTCAGCTTTAAAGCCCAAAAATTCAGAAACAGCTTCTACATCTGCTTTATAATCTAACAAAACATCGGTTTCAATTTTACTATATTTTAATGCTAATTTATTATCTACGCTCGTAGTGTCAGCTTTAAGTGCTAATCTAGCGTCTGATTCGCTTTTTGTGTAAGTATATGTTTTATCTGCTTTAAGAGCTAATTTACTATCCGATTCTAACGATGTATCTATTAGTGATAAAGAAGCATCTACTTCGATTTTAGTGTATGTGCTCGATTGGTCAGCTTTTTGTAGTAGTAACCCTGCTACTTCTGTTTGTGAGTACGATTCGTTTTTCGAATAAGTTGTTGCTATGTCTGCTTTAAGAGCTAAACTAGTACCCAAGTCACTTGTGCTCACTTTAAGTGCTAATTTAGTATCTACGGAAGTAACATCATCTTTAAGTGATAATTTAGCATCAACATTAGCTATATCATCTTTAAGTGCTAAAGCGGAATCTATATCAGATTTACTATAAGAATCAGCTATATCTAATTTAACATCAAGAAGATTGTCTACTTGTGCTGTAGTATAACCACCGCTTGCATCACCTTTAAGTGCTAAAGCGGCATCCATTTCATCTTTTGTATAAGTAGTTGATTGGTCAGCTTTGAGTGCATCTTGTGAATCCACATAAGTTTTATCAGATTTGAATCCTAATGCTACATTAACTTCATCTTTTGTGTGAGTATCTGTTTTATCTGCTTTAAGAGCCAATTTTGTATCTACTACTGTTATATTTTCTTTGAGATTAAGGCTTGCTGCCATATCAACTGAATTGGCTTTGATAGCTAAGCTATTATCTACTTCAGTTTTACTATAAGTAGTAGCTGTATCTGCTTTACCATTTACTGTAGCTGTATCTGCTTTAAGAGCTAATTTTGTATCTACTACTGTTGTAGTGTATGTTGTAGCTGTATCTGCTTTAAGAGAAAGTGCATCAATAGTTGTACTAGCATTTGCTTTAGTATTAAAAGTGTCATCTACTTCAGATTTAAGGTAAGTAGTAGATTGGTCAGCTTTAAGATTTACTTTATTATCAACCTCTACTTTATCGTATGTATCTGCTTTATCTGATTTATCATCCATCTGCGAGTCAATTTCTGTCTTAGAATAAGATGTAACTGCTGATGTAGCATTCTCGATTGCAGTGTTTGTTTGTGCTATAGTGTAAGTATCTGTTTTATCGGCTTTAAGAGTTAAATCAGCTTGTGCTGCTGCTTCAGAATATGTATCAGAAATATTTGCCTTAACAGATAATGCTGCATCCACTTCATTTTTATCATAAGTAGTAACTTTATCTGCTTTTAAATCGTTTGTTGTGTCTGATTGTGATTTAGTATATACTTGCGTTTTATCTGCTTTAACAGATAATTTAAAAAGTACTTCTTGTTTATCATAAGTAGTGTAATCATCTGCTTTTGTAGCTAATTCTGCATCTACTTCTGCTTTTGTGTAAGAAAGAACTGCATCAAGCTTAAGAGCTAATTCTGCATCTACTTCGCTTTTATCATAGAAATTAGAACTCCCTGAATCTAGTTTTTTCCAAACTAGAACGCCATCTGCATTTAACCAACCGTGTTCACCCGTATCTAAAGCAAACACCATTTCGCCAATAACTGGTGGTTCATTGACTAAGTTTATTTTAGGTTCTCTTCTAAATATAATTCCTGACATATCTTATACCTCGTATTTTATAGGTATTTATACGGGAATAAAGAAGAGGTTAAGGATTAGAGTTTGGTGGTGTACTATCTGCTTCACAAGTATAAGGCGTAGCCGTGATGTCGTTACCGTCACGAAGCACGAGATTCCCATCGTTATCATTTCTACAGCCGTTATCAATAATTTCTATACCTGACTTAAAATAAATCGAGTGTCGTGTAATATCCTCTTTCCATTGCTCATCCCAAAGGACTTCGAAAGAATTCTCAAATATTGATTCCAGCTGAGCATTAGTTAGTGTACTTGATAAAATATTTGTGTAGAAACCTTGTAAGAAACATTTTGGTGGTGTTGTGAGAGTTGCTGTTGCTTTCCCATCTGTGATTCTCGAAACAGCCGTGTGGAAGGCAGGTACAAATTCATCTGAATAAGTGTACCTTTCTTCTGTTGGGAAGTAGCTTATGTGCGGGACCTCATCGAATTCGGTTTTAGTCGAATCACCTCTAACTAAATATACTGTAATCTCAGCCATAGAATACCTCTTTTAGAGTTATTTATCTATTTTATTCTCTGTGAGGTCAAAGAAATCTTACCAGTATCTTTAAAATATACGAATTCTACCTGGAACCCGTCTTGTATATAAACATCGTGAACCACTTCAGACAAAAATTCTACATCTGCATCCATTAAAGCACAGACTTTTTCTGATAACGAATATTCTCTTTCGAGAACAGCTAACATATCTGTTAATGCTTGAAAAGTTGCTCTGTGGTCTTCGTTGGGTAGCTTAAATTCTATTTTCATTTAATAATCTTATCTAAGAATGCTTTAAATTCTTCATCATCATTGTATTCTAATACTATTTCTTGAAGACGGTCGAAGGCATTATCATAATCATCAACACCATCACGAGAGCTCATATAATCGAATGAGATTTTATCATCCAAATAAAACTGAAAGGATTTTTCATCACGGACACCAAGAACATTTTTAATAGATTTGAGAGCTTCATCGTATAGCTCTCTCGCTTTGTCACGATGTGGTGAGTATGATAGTTTCTCTTCGGTAATGTATCCAAACACTTTCTTGGTACCTCTATGTGTCAATGCTCGTACACTCACATAACCTCCATAGGCAATATCTACTTCGCCTGGTTGTGTAGTAGAACCATTCACTACACTTGGTTCATTTTTGAATCGTTCATAACCTGGTCTATCATTCCCGTATTTCTCACACATTTCTGTATTGAGGGTCATAGAGGTTTCATCGCCATCGTAATACAAATATTTGTAGTTATAAATCGTTTCTTTTCGTAGATTTTTCATTTCTGTTTTAATATCTAAAAAGTTTCTCACGAATTATCCTTTTCAACATATTCTTTAAGGATGTAAATAGTTTCATTAGCAAATTTCACTTTGTATTCTTGTTCTGCTACCTCTACAATAACACCTTTGATGTCTGAATTAATCAACATTTCGGGTGTCTGTACATATAATGTTTTTACTTTATCTCCAAGATATAACATTTAATCTCCTTTGATGTTTTTACTGAATTTGCTTCTCAGTAAATCTATTTTATTTGCTTGAGAGAATTTTTGATTATCTCTATTTAATTCTTGTTTCCAATACATTTCCAAACCCGTATAGATAAATCTTTTTTCATCGTGGTTTAAAGTGATTGTATTATCATACTTTTCCTGAAGGTCTTCTAAGTCCATTTTCAGGTCTTCGATTTGTTGTTTGTATTTTCTGCATTTTTCTTGATGTGATTGTTTCATAAGTATCCTTTAGAGTGCCACTAAAAGAAGTGACACTAAAAGAACAGTTATTTACTAACTTGTCCTAAGTCGATAATCAGGCCTGAATTTCCAGCCTGAACCTTTGATTTAACACCATCCCATTTTGTAATAGCATTGTTTCTAAGAATTTTCTCTGTCAATGAAGCAGATACTAATCTATTTGCCTTTGCTTGAGCAGTCGCTTTAACAAGAATCGCATTTGCTTGTCCCTCTGCCGCAATCTTCACTGCATTAGCAACACCTCTAGCCTTTTCTTCAACTGATTTAGCCTCATTTTGAGCCTTAACAATAAGTTCTGCTGATTTAAGAGCATCTTGTTTTGCGACTTGAACTTCTTCTTGTTTGTCACGAATCTTTTGTGGTACGATAATATCTTTCAGATTAATCTTAACCAATTTGAAATACGGATTCTCTGCATAAGATTCATTTAAGTAACCAGTAAGTGTTTTTTCAACCTCTCCACGCTTGTCCATAATCGAATCGACTTGAAATTTTGAAATAGTACTCTGTACTGCATCACGATTTGCTTGTAAAACTTTCTTATAGAAAGCATTATCAAAGTCGCCATCTGATTTATACATTTCGGCTAGTTGGTCAGCAACTGGTTTAACTTCGATACTAAGAGCTAACTTAATCGGGATACCTTTTCTGTCAAGACCTTGTAATACTGGTTCAAATAGTAACAATTCTGAATCTTTTTTCTCTGCTTCTGTACGAGAATAGTTAATCAACTTAGGTCTAATTGTATTAATATCTACACTCTGATAGATAGGAATAAAAAAGTGATAACCGGGTGTTAATTCTGTCATATCATATTTTGTACCTGTTTTAAGTACTGCTCTTTCTCCATCATTAACGATAGCGAAACCTGTTTTTGTAAGTGCCATTGTACCTAGTACAAATAATGCTATAACTAATGCTACTGCACTACCCATAACTGTTTTGATAATTTTCTGCATTTCTTTCCTTTATAAAAGAATATGAGGACAGCTATCTAATATGTGCCCTCGGTATGTTTGAAAGAATAAATCTTTACCTTCATCGCCTTTTTTATCGATGTTTTTGATTTGTTGTACTATTATATCAAAGATATACTTAAAATCACCTTCAAAATAAATTTTAAAGTTTTCTACATCTTCGTACTCATCTGTGCTTGTACTATGCACCATTACTATTTCATACTCTATACCATCTTTAACATAGGTATTATCAAACGGTGATGGAATTATACTTGTTTTGAAAGTAACAAGATACCACTGGTTTGAATTTTTATCAGCTTGTACGAAACCCAATACTGGTTTGTGGAGCTCAACGACTGTACCTGCGAAATCTTCTGAATGGTCAAAATAAGTCCTTGTGTACCAGAGATTTCCTGGTGCATCATTAAAGTTGAATTTCATCAAAAACTCTTTTCCCTAAAATGTGTTCTGTATAATATTTACAAATACTCAAATCAGGATAGAATTCCATAGCAAAACTAAATACTATGTCATTACTAAATAGTAAGTCAGCTAGAGTTACATATTCTTTAGACATTCTGATTTTGCTGTATAAAGTATCGTAAAGCATTACACCGTGAGATACTTTATGTTTCATAAGAGATTCTATTCTTACCATTTCGACCGAAACATCTCCTTCGAGCTGTAAGTGGAGAATATCATTAGTACCAGTGTATTCAAATTCTACTATTTTTAAGTACTTACTAGCTTCTTCTTTACCTTCATATATTTTTGGAACGATTATATCAGTTAAATTTTCTCTTACTTCTGGTTCTTCATTTTTAGACATATTATAACCTTTTCTCTTTATATGTAATATTATAACATATCTAACCTTAGAGCTTTATAAATACCAATAAAATACGAGGCTATTATGCTATTTACTGAAAAACATATTAAAAACGAGATAGAAGATATAATTCTTACGCTTGAGAGTACTAAGAACTTAAACGAAGCCGACGCAGAGAATGTATTTGCTCATACTGCATCACAACTAAAGAACTTGATGCCTTTTTATAAGAAAATGCTAACCAAAGTTAAAATGTACACGAATATTAAGAATTCAGGCAAAGATGCTGAAAGCAATAAAATTATTAGAATATACACAAAGAAAAAAGAAGAACTAGCAAATGACTTTGAGCGACTACAAAAAGTCGTTATGGATTTAACTGTGATTATGGATTTAGATGAATTAACAAAATTTGCTAAAACAGTCGATAATTTAGAAGCAACAGTAAATAACCATCATTGGGCTAAATAGATAAATACTGATAAAGAAAATACTAAAGAGAGGAGAATACAATGGGTTTAATTTTTGATGATGTCCACAGAATTGCCAATATACCGATTCAGATTGCTATTGCTGGAGAAGATTTATATGTAGGTGATGTAGTAGAATACCAAGATTTCGATGAGGCTAATGAACTTGCAATAATGCGTCGTAGAACTGGTAACGATAAAATTGTTGCTGGTGTTGTTGGTAAAAATACAGTAGCGGGTGATGAGTTCGCTCTAATCAAAGAAGGTAGAATTACTGAATTTGATACTAGTGCTTGGGTACTAGGTGACCTTTTATATCCTAATGCTACGGGTGGAATTGTAAACTACAAAGTAGTACAAGCTGGTATTATTAATCAGAATATTGGTGCTGTTATTAAGGTTGGTACGACTGACGGTGCAATGGATATTCTTGTTAAGAATCCAACCGAGAAAGCTGTTGAAATTCCTTATACGAATACGAATAGTGGTCTTGCTGCAGATAATGTTAAAGATGCAATCGATGAAGTAGAAGCTAGAAGCGATGTTTCAGAAGACCGTTTACAGACTTTAGAAAATAAGATGGCTGGTATAGAATCAGGTGCAACTCGTGACCAAACTCCAGTAGAAATTAAAACACTTTATGAGTCAATGTTAAATACAAACGAATATGATGATGCTGAACAATTCAAAGTAGCTCAAATAGCAGTTACTCAACCAGTAGATTTAGATTTCATTGAGAAAAAAGATGAAGACCGTAGAAACATTGTTGGTACATTAAGCTTACCTCTAAGTCACATTCCTTTACTAGTTTCTTTAGACTATGCAATAGGTTCAGGTAATATCAAATTCTTTAGAGCACAAAACACTACTCAAGGTACAACTTATGTAGATAGAAACGGTACAGTTCGCTATGCAGACAATGATGAACCTAGATTCGAACAAGAAGGTCTTCTTTTGGAAGGGTCTAGCACAAATCTATTTGCTAATTTCATCAAATATGATGATTGGAGTGGTAAAACTATAAATGTTGATTCTAGTATAGCTCCTGATGAGAATACAACTGCTGGTACTGTAACTTTTAGTACAGCAAATAATGGTAGAGTTTTCAAAGATGTTTTATCACCTAACTTAAATGGCCAAGATTGTACTTTCAGTATATGGTTAAGAGGCGTAACGGGTTCAGAAACTTGTACACTAAAATTATCTGATGCTGTTACTGATACAAATAATGCTTCAGAAACTTTTACTCTAACGAAATATTGGAAGAGATATAATGTTACTGGAAAGATTAATAATATTGGTGGATATGATGGATACAGATTACAAGTAATAGGTACAACGGGAGAGACTGTTAATATATGGGGTACTCAACTTGAAACTGGTGTTCTTATGACATCTTTAATACCTACTTTTGGTGCTACAAAGCAGAGAAATGAAGATATTTGTGAGGTTGATTTCTTAGATAATCTTATGAATGCAGAGAAAGATTATACAATAATGATAGATGTTCATATGCCTAAGCTTAGAACAGCAAACAAAATGAGAACTGTTTTTGGAGTTCAAGGTGAAGAACATAGATACTTTAGAGTTTCTAGTACTGGAGATATAGAGACTGCAGGTTTAGGTACAGCTACATCTGACAAATATGTTTCTGATACATTCCGTTATATGAATATTTCAAAAGATGGTGTACATACTGGTTATGTTAATGCTGGTGGTTTACTTATTACAGATAAAGGTACAAATAACGATGAAGTGACTATAACAGGCACAAGAAAGATAGTTTTAGGTAATGCAGGACACGGTTCTAGTACACCAATGTTTGGACACCTTAGAAATTATAAAGTGTACGATTTCGCTTTACTAGATGAAATGTTGAGGTTAGCATAATGGCAGATAACAGAAATCCTATAAAGAGTACCGGTTGGTCACTCAAAGAAATAGCAAAGAAATTCAAAGATGGTATTACTACTCACTCTGAATCAAAAGGTGAAATGGGAGAGGTTTCTACGCCTCTCGTTAATCTACCACTTAATCGTGATTTATATTTCTCGTATGGTGTAGGTGAAGTAGAATTTTTTAGGAATTCTGTTGGTACTTATTTCGATTTACAAAACATAATGAGAACAGCACAAATGAATGTGCCTCGTTTTGGTCCTAATGGTTTATTGGTAGAATACCAAACGACAAATCTAATTGCTTACAGCACTGATAGTGCATCTAGTAGATGGACAGCACCTAACAGTGGTTGGGCTGGGTCTATAAACGCTTATTTTTCTCCAGATGGTACTAAGAATGCAGATAAGATTTTGACATCTAAAACAGCAAGTACTCTTCGTTTTGTTCTTAGTAATACTCCTACTGATACACAAGGTACACTAGCTAATATGTCTGCTGGTACATATACATTCAGTTTTTATATTAAAGATGTCGATGGTGGTGTACAATCACTAAATATTTTAGTGGGTTCAGAAAATATCGATTTAGAATACAATACATCAGATAAATGGACAAGACAAATAGCTACTTTTACAGTAACAGCCTTTACTAACATTGATTTAATTATAGGTTCAGATGGTACATTAAATAATAGTAGTATTTGGGGTGTCCAACTAGAAAAGGAAGAAGGTGTTTCGAGTCTTATTCAAACTGTTGGCACTGGATTAACTAGAAAGGCAGATTTTGTTGAAGTTCAAGGACTAAACAACTTCCCCGATTGTACTAAAGTTTCAGCCACTATACAGTTCACACCAGTTAATACTTCAGGTGGATATGATATTATGGGTGGATACGATGGTACAACAAAAGTAACATCTTTTTCATTAGATGATTCACTTAGTCTTAAAGCACTCGTGATAGATGAAAATGATGTCGGGTCAAGTTTAGCTACACCACCTGACTATATAGAACTTGAAGATGCACAAACTTACACATTTGGTTATGCTTTAAATAACCAAAATGATACTTGTGATTTATTCTTAGGTTCAGTAATATTACCGAGTACAGCATCGATTGTGAACGACTTCATACCAAAAGGAATAGTAGATACTATTGTATTGGGCGGAGAGAGAGGAAACAGTACAGCTAGAATGGCTGGGTACATTAAAAATCTAAAGATATTTGATAAAACTTTAATAAAAGCATCATTTAGTCTTATATAAGGAGATATTATGAAATCAGTAAGTTTTGAAAACATCGTTGAATTATTTAACGATGGTATTAGACAAACAGAAGACAATAATGGTTTAATGTCCGATTTACAGAATACTATTCTTGAAATGCCCTTAAAGAATTCATTAGTAATGACAAAAGGTCCAGATTCAGGTGAATATACAAGGACTGGACAAGCTACTATTATTGATAGATATGGTATCGTTCGTTATTTTAACGCTAATGAGCCTCGTTTCAATGAGAAAGGAATGCTATTTGAGGATTCTCGGACAAATCTTATACCATATAGTAATGATTTTAGTCATTGGGGTGGAGCCACAAAAACATCAGGTTTTGGAATATCTCCCGATGGTACACGGAATTCAACAAAAATAAACTATTCTGGCGGAAATCAATCGGTGTCGATAGCTAATATCACAACGGTTGGACAAAAATATTCAGGTCAAATCTGGATTAAAGGTATCAAAAATCAAACGATTCTGTACCAATTCGGAGGTGGTGATAGAATGCACACCTTAACGGGGAAATGGGACCTTATTAAATGGGAAAATTTCACATCGAATAGAACAGATTTTAACATAAGCACATACGGTGGAGCTACAGCTAGAGAGGTTGAGGTTTTTGGTGCTCAATGTGAATCAGGTGAGATAGCTTCATCATATATTCCTACGAATGGTTCTACTGAAACGAGAGGTAAAGATATTCTCAAAATTTATTCTGAAAATATTTTACAATTTAATTCAACAAGAACGATAGCTTTAGATTACACGCCTCTTAAAAAAGACTGGTCTGAAACGAGAGAAATTTTAAATTTTAGTAATGCTACGCAGATGAGAATCAATACAGATAATGATTATCAATTTTTCAATAACGGGACCAGTATGCTCATCGATGAGGTACAAGGTACTGATACAGAAAGGTTGGTGTACGCATTGAGCGATAATGATTTCAAAGGTTATTTCCAAGGTGATTTAGTGAATACAAAACCTATCACGATTACGACAGCTAAGGTAACGAGTATTGATATTGGTTCTGATACCAACCGTTCAGCTTGGGGATATATAAGCAATATAAGATTCTACGATAATACGCTTGGTGATATGGCCCTTATTGTGATATAAATATAATAAAAGAATAAGGAGAATATTATGGCATTCAATAGATTAATAATAACATACAGCGAAAATACGAAAAAATTAGAAAAAGAAATGAAAGAGGCTTTTCCTGAGCGTGTAAAGGTCGATGACAATGGAGATATTTATTTCGATATTATCAAGACACAAACCGTACGAAAGAATAACCTTACCTTATCAGCTATATTAGTGCAGTCTCCATCGGATTATGAAATGCTTGATAGTTTACAGTATCTAACAGTGCTTGGTTCGTACGAAAAAATATTCAAAACACCTAGCTTATTAAAAATATACAAAAAGGTATATGATTTCACTAAAGCTGTTAAAGCTGTTGATGAAAATGGAATTAAATATGAGTGGTTTCCACCTGAAAAGTTCTGTGACATAGCATAGGTGATAGCTTATGATTTGTACATTAGAGGTTACAAAAAATCTCGATAGCATTTCTAAGGATTTAAGCTTACAGCTTAATGCTTTAGATGAGGATATGAACTCACTACACAAGCATATAATACAGCTTGGAGTGAAATATCCAGAACAGCAGGAGCTTATTGAGTTCATCGTATTCATTAACGATAGATTGGGTACAAGACACAGCCAAGTTGAGGACATTATGAGCCAAACTATCTCTGATTTAATTAGTTGCGAGAAACAAATGGTAGTCATAAATGAGAAACTAATGACAAAAATAGATTCAATATCAAGCAAAAAAGGTTTTTGGAGTACTGTCGGGAGTAAGATTTCTTCAGTAAATGATATTAAAGTATTATTTGGTTTAGGTTTTGTTGTTTCATTGGTCATTGCTAGAATATTCTTTCCAGAATCTAGTAGCGAATTCTTAGCTGATATGATAAATATTACAATAGGTAAAAAATAAGGAGAATATTATGTTTGAAAAATTTATGAGTCTTTTCAGACCCAAAGAAGAGGTTGAAAAGGGTATTGTTAGTGCAGACCTTTTCAGCGTTGAAGAAGTAGATAAAACAGACCAACATCAAAAATGTTTAGATAGATATGGTGAGTGTAGGTTATGCGAATTAGAGAATGACTACCTTCACGAAATATTAGATGAGTGTGAGTTAAAAATAGACCCAAATAAAGAATCTATTCTGTTACTAGATGATAATAGTGGTGTGATTTCTTTCTTAATGGACGATTTCAATAGTATTAAGAAGAATGGTGGATTTGACCACACAAAATATAATGTTTTGAAACTAGATACAAAACTTGCAGCATTTAAGTTGAGAGCTCTTCTATACAGTAACAAAAAATTAAGAATAAAATATGCTATATTAGATATTACTCTAGGTGGTACACTATACAGTAATGAAGGTAGAAATATTACATTAGATGGTGTAGATAGCCTTTTAGATATTTTAGAAGTACATCCTGATGTAAAATATTTCTTCTATACTGGAAATAAACTAAATCCTTATATTAAAAAGAATGAGGAAATTATTTCAAAATTTAGTAAGAAATTAGATGGTAATATAAACGATAAGATTTTATTCAAAACAAGTTTAACGAGAGAAGGTAGGCAAGAATATATTAGTAAGTTTTTTGAGTAAATATGAAGAATATAACGCTATACAAAAAACAAATAATAATATTCTTCTTAGCTATTTCAATAATGATGGTTTCATTAACTGCTATGATTGTGGAAACTCGTTCACATTTACTACAAGCAAAAGCAAATGTATATATGTCGAGAGTAATCGAAGACCGTTCTCCGTTAGAAAACTCGTTTAGAATACTAAAAGATGGGTGCACCTGGTATGTGGATAATAACCTGAATATTACAGGCAAAAGAGACAACAATATGGTCCCTCTAATCCAGATTGGTGATGTAATCCTTGATACTGATTATGAAATTTTTGTAGAATATGACGGTTATCTGCTGGTTGATGATAATATAGGGAATGTGTTATTTAAGCTTCTATGGTATGGTGCATTATTCTCATTCATACTCATTGTTATTATGTTGCTACTACTAGATACTTCGGTATCCAAAGAAAGAGACCACACTCTCAAAATATTATTAAGCAATGAAGCTTTGTCATCGAGTAAAACTACGATTATGATTACAGAAAATGTGCACCACGAACTCAACACACCAATGGAAGTAATAGAAAACAAGATTGCTAAAATCCAAGATTTCTTGCTACCGGTGCTTTTAAATGAAGATTTATTTGTTAAAGAATATGCTTTAGAAATCAACGATGACTTTGAATTGATTGCAGAATCAGCAGAATTAGTACATAATGTTCTTAATAGTATGAAAGAATATAAGCACCTTAGATATAGTAATGGCAATAAAACTCTGTATGACATCATCAATGGTGCATTTAGTATATTAAATTATACTACTGGTAACTTCAACTATGAAGTAGATGTTAGATTGAAATTGTATAAGCTAGATGATTCTACATTCAGGAATGCTACTCTAGTGAATATAATTTTAAATCACTTGAAGAACTCGCTATCTGCTAATAGCACAAAGATAATAGTGCTATTCGATAAAATAGAAAAGGGTATATGTACTTTTAGAATCATTGATAATGGTAATGGGATAGCGAAGAAGAACATCGCAGAGATTTTTAAACCAAATTTCAGCACAAAAGATGTTCCAGGGGAGATTTCAGGTAACGGGTTATTTCTCAATAAGACTATACTAACAGAACATAGTGGAGGCCTAAAACTAATCGACACATCAACTCTAGGTACTACATTCGGTATTGGTGTTCCAGCAATTCTACGCTAGAATATCTAATTCATTTTTCGTTACTGGTTCGAGATTACAATCTAACATTAGCATTGTAGTTTCATATTTTGTGGAAGTTTCGTGAAGTTTTTCTAAGACTGCAGACATCGTTGTGTTGGAGATTTTAAGCTGTTTATTAGCATACTCTAGCTTCGATGCTAAGTCTTCATTGGCATCTTGTAAAGACTTACATTTATTTAATAGAAAATCACGACTACGGTCTGCTTTCAAATCAACAATCTCTTGCTTCAATCCTGCATACAATGCATTCATTTCATCTACTTGGTCTTGTGTGAGTTTATATTTTTTAGTGAACATAGTTATCCTTTATATACAATATTATAACATAAAGGACCTTAAAGCTTTATTAAACTAAGTAATATCCTAAAGCTCCTAATTCTTTCTCTCCGAAAAATTTAGTGTTCTTCCCATCAGAAAGACCTACTTCGAATTGTGATTTATCAACGACCTCGAAAGCCGTGTTTGGTCTGTAAGATTTCTTACCAATAACCACATAATCTTCAAACGCTACAGTTTCGCCTAAATCAGGTAAGTTCACTTTCTCGTTTAGTGCAAATTTCTTAAATGTCATATTATTCTCCTAAGTATAATTCTTTAATCTCATCATACATTTTATGTATTGATTTATGAGTGTGTTTCTTGAAATATTTTTCATCTTCTATATTAGCTATCACTTTAGTTGCACTCGTGTCATCATCAGTTCTTAGTGTCTCTACGACACTTAAATCAGGATTACGAGATAATGAGTGTTTGTAGTCTGAAACCCTATCAGACCCCGCTAATACAATATTTATATTCTTATCAGCCTTACCCATAATACCAAATAGATTTCCAGTCGAGTGATTAACAATTTCTACTTTAGGGAATGCTGTCTTAACCATCTTGTTTCTTAAATCTTTTGAGAATTTAGTTTCTTTTCCAGTAACAACACAAACTACACCACCATCATAGTCTTGTAGTCCTTTTTGAATGATTTTGTAATGAGCTTCAGTAAGAATCCTAAATTTACCTAAGAATAAAAAGTTATTATTTTCTTTTAATCTCTTTCTAAGAATCATTTTGATATTACCTTGAATATCATCTTTTATCATTGTGTTATCTCTTTTAGTGTGTTTAAAACGAATCGTAGTACCTTTCAGTTCTTTCGCTGCTTTCTTAAGGAAATTAGGAAATTCCTTTTCTGTGACTGGTTTTACTGTGATTCTCATAATGATTTCAAGAGCATACATCCTTACTTGTTTCCAATATAAGTCGTTCTTATCATCCTCATCTTCATTGTATCTTGCTTTAATAGCCCTTCTTGCTTCGGGGTCTATTTGGTACTCTTGCTGAAATTTAAGAATAGTTCCATTTTTAAAGTCAATTACTACACCTTCTTCAACACCACCATATACTGACTCAACCTCTAAGAACATTTCTCTTAGGTCATCGATAAGTAATTCTTTGTTAGTCCAATTCATTGAAGATTTTCTCTGAGCATAAATACTCTTTAATTCTTTCATTTTGATTGATTTCTCAAAAGTAGCAGGATTACCTAAAATACCTTCGAATAATAGAGCAGGTACATCAAGACCTATGATTTTAGCATATTTGTCACGACCTTCAGTATTGAAAGCAGTAGGCGAAGATTTTAGTTTCCCCATTTTGTTTGTGTACGATGTAGGTGAATATGCAATAAGCACCATACCGTGAGTCTGCTTGTAAGAAGATGATAATGTAGGTTTTCTCATTAAGAACTCAACAAAAAATTCCGTTGAATCAGCAATACCAGATATTTTTCCTTGTTTTTCTAAGTGATTAAATATTATTTGGAATTGAGCATTAGCAATACTAGATTTCTTGATACTTGAATCAGCAGCGAAATCAAATTCACCTGGATACTGAACCTCACCTTTGTATGCAACAATCCAATCAGTAGTCCAGTCGCCTGTGTCACCGACATATATTAAAGTAATCTTAATACCATCCGTTTTATGTTCTACAACACAGCTGTCGCTTAAGAAATTATCTCTTTTTTTGTCGTTTGTCACAAACTTACCAACTGACTTGATACTTATGTCTAGTTGGTCTTTGGCTTCTGTTAAGAAACCACTGAAACTCTTTAAATTTATCATTCTATTCTCCATTTTTAATATAATTTTGCGAAAGGGCCAAATACATCACCTTTCTTCATAGCTAAGTAAACTAATGATACTGAAACTTCTTCTATTTTTTTGGTGTGATAGAATTCGTATAAGAACGATAGTTGCATTAATTTTGTTTTAGCTATCTTAGGTTTACTTTTAAAGACTTTTCTCATATTATCCACAAAAACTTTTTCTTTCACTATACCCATTTCAGTTTTACCAACCAAATAATTGAATATTTCTGTAAATTCATCTACTCGTTTATCAAAAGATTTAACATCTTTTGGGAATGTATTATGGTCATTGTTGAATTTTCTGCTATATTTCTTCATTAGCATTTTAACCATTTCTACTGGTGCTTTACCGAGTCTCGCTGCTGTAGATTTATTGGATGTGCCTTCAAGTTTTAAGTTTCCACCGTTGTCTTTTACTTGTATTTTTACTAATTCAGCAGATGACTTAACATAAATATAAGAATCTTGAGATTCGAAACCAGGACTTTTAAGTTTTAGTTTACAAATACTACCATAGAACTTGTAATCGTAATCGTTCATTAGATTACCACTAATATTAACATTTTCCCATAGAGCTGTCTTACCACTAATTTTCTTAAGCGAAATACCCACTACTTCTTTTGTATCATACATATCTCTAAGTACTCTATTAAATTCTTCTATGTTTGTTACAGTATCATCTATTTTCTTAAATAATCTTCTCTTTACAGTTGAGAGTTTATTAACCAACCAAATATCAGCTGGGTTCCAAGTATCTTTTTGGCTTATACCGTATTGGTCTTTAACATATTTGCTAATGTCTTCCATAAAATCACCACTCTGTGAGTAGTGAGTAAATTTAGTATTACCTACTTCTTTATATACTGTTATTTGTTGTTGATAGAAAGTTTCTTCCCATTCTGTATCCATATCAGGATACAGTGCTCTAAGGCCTTTACCACAAACCTTAAGGAATTCTTGTTTATTTTTGAAACCATTCTTCTTAATTGACATTTCTATAGCATATAGTGATGCTCTCTCTTGCTTGATAGTTTCTATTGTAGCGTTAGTTCCACCACCTTGGTTGGAGTACGGTTGTTTGTCTATCTCACTCCACTTGAATTCTTTATCACTTGATGCCAAGAAAAAGTTTAAATGGCTACCAGTTTTTATTATCTTATTAATCTTTAATATGTCACCAGTGTTTACTGCTTCTATAAATGATTCAGTAATAGGTGTTAATGTTACAACACCTTCAAATTTTGTTTTGTCTGCAGCAATAAATTTTAATTTCTTTTTATTGATAATATCGTCCCTTATCATACATAGATAAGGTTTTTCAAAAGTTATATCGCTATTACTAAAAGTAGCCATATTAAGCCCCTAAGAATGAACTGAATGGTTTGATTCTAGCACCTTCGTTGATTTTGATACCGTGCCTTTTCTCAACATAAGCTTCAACTTTTTGTTTAAAATCTTTATGTTCTCTAAGTTTAAGAAGTTCTACTGCTTTGAAATACATACCAGATTTAAGAGAAACATCCTCTTCTGCATCTTTCTCGATTTCTTGGCATTGACCACCATCAGTACAAAATAAGATTGCATAGAATCTATTAAGAGCTTTCTGCTTAACATCTTTTGATAAATGTTTATTAGCTAATTCAAGAACTTTTATGAATGAGTGTAAATCTGTTGTTTTGAGGTTTGTTACATTAAATACTGTTTTCATTAGTGAAAGAAGATTAGTATCGTAAGTTTTTTCAGCAGGCTTCTTCTCTCTATAAACAGTCTTACCATCAATTTTAGTGTCGAGGACTTCGTAACCAGCAGTAACACCTTTATCGACACTAAAATTTAGTAGTCTGATTTGACCTGGTTGTTTTGCTTTTACTTTCGGTTTTGCTTCTGTGTGAGTAGGAGAAACTACTATGAAATCTTTATCTAATTCGTGTAGTGCACCTACTAATGCTCTCCAAAAGTGTTTACTAGCTACACCTTTCATCTGTGCTTTAGCATCTTCAAACGATGATGAGTGAGCGAATTTTGACCAATCAGATTGTACACCGTCTGTCATTTCAGAAAGCTCTAAGTCTAACTGTGCTTGTACTACTAAATCACCAAACTTAGCTTGAGCAATACAAATAATAGTATTACCTAGTTTATCTTCGGTATTAGCATAGTTTCCAATATATGTCACATCTTTAGCGAATTCAGCAAGTGGAGTACCTTCAACACCTTCTAAGAAATTAAAAATATCTTTCCCGTATTCTCTAGGAACAGCAACATCTAAATCCCCAGCAGATTGCTTATGTAATACTACTTCATCATCTTTATAATCGGGTGACATAATAAAAGAAGTCGAACCGTTGAATACCCCACCGTTCATAATTTCTTTCTCGTTTGACCAAATCGGGTAACCAAAACTGTTTTTGAAAGATTTATTCATCCCGAGTAAAAAGTCTTGGAATTTTTTAACGAACTCTTTACGACCTATATCTTTTAGAGGTATTCTTTCTGCAGATACTTCTTTACCTGACTTTGTTTTTATCGTTGTATTTCCACCCATATTATTTCACCTTTAAACCAAAAGAATCTGCTAAATCAAAGAATTTCTTTTGTAAGGATTGTTTTACTGTAAATGTTAATTCTTCAGTTGAACCGTATTTACTAAACGACCAATTCTTCTTTCCTATAAGTTTCTCGATATTATTCAGTAAATCCTCAAATGCCGATATTTCATCATTATTTTCTATATCTTCACTAAAGTCTTTTATGTTTGTGCTCATATACACAAAATCTTGTTTCTCTGATATTAAATCTTTAAATGTCATATTATTCTCCGTCTTTTTCTTATATTTATACTGATAATTGGTCTTTGGGAATCATTGATAAATCTTCATCGAAAGCTGAGATGAATTCGTTCATAGTCTTGTATTCACCTGATTGGATGTCATCTTCATATTTGAATACTAGATTGCTCAGGTTATTTGTCGTAGCTAACCCGTGTGTGATTTTTATTGCTTGTAGCATTACTCTGTTGTACATATCGATACTGATAGTCCAAACTAATTCTGCTTTTTGTTCTTTAGATAATTTCATTAAAATCCTTCTTTATACTGGTATTATAACATAAAAGACCTTAAGGCTTGATTAAACAAGCACAGGAGTGTAATTATTTAGCTCGACAGCAAAATTTCTGTGAGGTATTTTTGTACTGGTGTAGTGTTTTGTGTGAGAGTGTCCGTGCCAGACCTCTTCGATAGCATTCTCTTCTGCAATTTTCTGTAACTGCTCTATTTCTTTTTGATATTCATTATCATATTGACCGATTTCTAAGGGATAGTGACAAAGCAGTACCTTATCAACGATTATGTAGTCTTGAACTGACTCAAAACCTAAGTCTATATAGTATTGATTTGGCTTATAATCGTGATTACCTTTGATGAGAATTTTAGTTCCATTCAAAGATGATATAATTTTCTCTATAAGTTCTTGGCCGTTTTCATACAGCTTTAAACCACAAGAAACATCACCTAAATGGATAACTGTATCATCTGGTTTTACAATATTATTCCAATTTTCTATCATTAATTGATTGTGATTCTGTGGTCTGTTTGTGAATTTGATTATGTTTTTGTGTAGAAAATGCGTATCTGAAATTATATATGTCATACTGTTCCTTTAGATTCTTTAGAGAGAGGACTTTAAAAATCCTCTCGAAAATAACCTATTTCTTTGAAGAAGAAACACGACCAGTAAATGGTAATATCAAGACAACGACAAAGGCAATCACTTGTGAAGTACTAAGACCATCTAAGTCAGCCATCGTAGGGTCGATTGAACCCGCAAGATAATCTGTTAGCATAATCATAATGACAATTTTGGCGAATGCTACTATCATTAGCAATACTGAAGCACTGGCACCAAGAACTGAACCTAAGACAGCACCGAGTTTACCTCCGACATCTGCTCCACCTGCTCCACCACCGACTGTACCCATAAAGATGATAACTAAACCAAAAATACTCAAAATACCAGCAAAAATCCAATATAAAATATTGATTGACTCAACAGCATTGATTAAACTCGCACCGAACATTTCTGGACCCATCCAGTAACCTAATAAACCTACAATTAAACTTAACATATCTTTCCTTTGTGTTTTTGTTCTATCTCTCTTGATATACTATATTATAACATACCTTTACTTAAAGCTTTATTAACTAAATCGTATATACGATTTTATGCCTTGTTCATTCGTTAAAACTGTGAGTTCTTTGTCTATAACGCATTCACTAAGTAGTGCTACAAGTTCATCATACTCCATAAAGTTTGTTTTGGCTAAAACAATTACATCGTGTTCTTTAATTATTTCGTGTTTGTCTATGTATTTTCCTATAATGTATCTCATAATAAATCCTTTAACTTTAGTATGTAATAGTATAACATACTAGACCTTAAGAAGAGATTAAAGGGTGTAGTCTATTTAATCCCGTAGCGAGAATTAGCTCTATCTCTTAATTTTTGGTCTTTTGCTTTTCTAGCATCTGGTTTTTTTCTAAGAGTCTTAGTTCTTCTTTTTGAACCTTTCTTTTTGTTCATTTTTTCAGAACCCGAAATGTGAACACATTTACCTTTACTTGAGCTATATTTCTCATTGTCGCCAGAACAAGTGTAAGTAATTTTTTTCTTAAATTTACCTTTACTGTCTTTTACAACTTTCTTTACTTTCTTTTTACCTTCATCTAGTATAGCATCCGTTTCGATAGCAGTTACAGAACATTCTGTTAATAAATCTTTAAAGTCTTTCATAATTCCACCCATTTGTTTATTGGTATTTATACGGGTGGAAAATGAGCCTACCACTCATCTTCATCTATTTGTGCATCTTTGTGCGTTAAGTCCCATTTAAGCGGGTCTGTAATAAGTTTTATGGGTTTCATAAAACCTTTCTCAAACATCGTATCGTAATCGATATATTCTTTCAAATCTTTATCAAAAATTCTATTCTCTTTGAAAGCAAAAGCATTACTGTTACCACAAGTGTTTGGTATCTTCATATAAAGAAACGAGATTTTGTCTCCAGCTTCAATATCTTTTATTTTCAAATCAGCGTTTTTCTTAATGTACTGATTATGTACAAGACTTGCTCTCGAATTCACTGGTGCACCTAACCATTTCTCACCAGTCCATTTCTTGAATTTCTTTTCAGATTCGTCCCAATCATAATCTAATGAAGTAACACCTTGGTTAATTGAAATATCTTTAGGGTCTTGATTAATCGTATCTTCTTGTACTTTAGCTATGTAATCGATAACTTTTGGAATATCACCATCGATAAGAATTTCCATTGCTTCTTGTAGTTCTTGTCGATAAAATTTAGGTGTCGTTGAACGAACCATACTTAATCCCGTTACTTTTAGTTTCGGTTTAGCAAGTGTAACACCTTCATCCCAATACTTTCTCGCAAAATACATTTTAGGTTTGATACTAATAAAATTATCACAAATAACCTCAGGGTCTTCTTGTAATTTCTCTGGTAAGAAAGCATTAAGAGTAAAAGCATAAACATTATCTAATTTATCTCTTACAAGTGGAAGAGCTACTTTGTTGATGTAGTTCAAAGTAAAATCGATAAGTTCTTGTTTCTCGATTTTATCTTCATAATCTTTACCATATTTTCTCTCAACAACTTTTTCTAATGTTAAATAACAACTATCTGTATCAGCTTGTACAACATTATCAAGATAAGTTTTTGAACCATATCTCATTTCGATGTCTTCTTGTGCACCTAATTGATTAGCTCTGATACTCTGCTCTTGACTGATAAGAATGTTAGCTATTCTTGATGTACTCGTTACCGCCGCACTAAAGTACTCAGGCTGTCCAGCAAATACATTAGCTCTCATACTTAATGAACCGTACATACTGTTAAGAAGAATTTTTACACCCATTTGGTATGTATCATCTTTATCTCTTAACATTGAAATTTCTATTTTCTTAGCATTAAGCTCATCTACATTTGTAGCACCATTAGCAATTTCAACCTTAATATCTTCAATCTCTTGTTCTTTTGTTTTCATTGCTCTTTTATATGCTTTTCTATCTTTGATAAGATTCTCAATAATAGTACTCGTAATACTTCTGTGTGCCTTCGTAAAGAACATTCCATTTGGTGTAGCACAAACATTATGCTTATTCAATACAGTATTAATTTCTTTCATTACTGTTTCATTTCGTAACACATTATCAATAAAGTAAAAGTCGAATTTCTCTAACTCTTTAGGGTCAGCATCTTTAGGGTAGTAAATGAAATATTTAGCTCTTAGGTCTAATAAATCAGGATGTAGATTCTTAGGTTCAATAAGAGTATCAATACCAATATTCGCCCACATAATAGCACTAGGATATAATGATGTAAAATCTAGTGAGAATACCCATTTTCTAAAAGAACCAGTACCTCTAGTCCACCCACCTGGGAATCGTTGTCCGTGTAATTCCGGGTCAGCCATAAGTGCTTCGAAAAAATCTTTCTTTTCTTCACCATAATCGTTACTCAAAATATGTTTAGGTAAGACTAAATCATTTTCAGGAAAAGCATTCTCTAACGGAAGTACATAACCTGAATTTAGTGATTCATTGTAAATAAATGAATTCCACTGTTTTAAGGTACCACTAACATCAGATAACGAAACACCACAGTTATATGAAATATATTTAGCAAGGTCAATAAGTTTTAGTTTATTGTCGAGTTCGAATAACAGCGCGACATCTTGGATGCCATACAAAATAAAATTATCATAATCATTATGATAGAAATCACCGAAATCTGTGAACTCATCGTGTTCTACTTTAGCTGTACCAAGTTCGTGACCAACAACTGAATCCAAAGAATAACTTGTAAGAGTCGTATATGTGTATTTGTGATAAAAATCTTTGTAATCTAAAGTGAAGTAACCTTTCCACTGAAATGTATCTTCTTTACCGAAATTTGTTTGTACTTCTCTGTGAGTTACTTTACCTACTGGAGATAGTTGAGATACATAACCTCCACTTAAACAATCTGTGTTAAAAGTGAATTCTTTACCTTTTTGTGAGTATAAATCGCTTCTTTTGTCTAGGACTCTGATAATTCTGTTTGTAATGTAAGGGTAATCATAGAATTCTGAATTCCAACCAGCCATTACTGTTGGGTTTCTTCTTTTAAGAATTTCTAAGAAAGTTTTAAGCAATTTTTCTTCTGATTCCATCTTGATGTAACGAATCTTACCGTGAGGTGACTCAAAATTAGTTTTGTTTTCCCAATCCTTTTCAAGACCAAGTATATAGAACTCTTTTGATTTTGTGTCATAAATTTGTATAGATGAAATCGCTGCCATCGCTGCTCTAGCGTGTTTTGTAGGTTTCCAATCGTTCTTCTCACCATCAGGAAGTACTAGCGTTTCTATATCGATGTACCAGGTGTGAAATTGATGGTCATTATCATTAGGTTTACCAAAGTTTTCTCTAATATAACCTTGTTCTAATGATTTATTACCATATGTAGCGATACCCGAACCTGAATATAATGCCGTAGCATCTTTGTACTCTTTGAGTGTTTTGTATCTGAATTCTTGGATGTTATCTTTTGTTGTGATTGATTTAAAATCTGAAGGTTCATCACTCTTTAGGTAAAGAGGTGGTACATATCGAACTGCTTTCAGTTCTGAATCTCCAGTTTCTGTGTCGAATGTTCTAGCATATAAATTGCTACCACTTTTAAATATGTTTTCGTATAATGTCATTAATATCCTTTTATGTACTGTAATACCCGATTGGTACAGTTTTTCTATGAGTATATTATAACATAAAAGGACTTAATTTCTTGCTCGTCCTCTCATATAATCTTCTATCATTTCTGCTTCTGATTTTGTTTGTACGACTTTCGTTTGAGTGACTTTTCTTTTTCTCTTAACTGTTTTCATCCCTGGTACAGTGCATCTTGTTGCTGGTTTACCCGGTTTACCTTTTACATTTCTTTTGTATTTTGTTACAGATTGTAATGTTATCGGTGATTCAACATCTACAGCAAACGAAGTATCTTCTGCGATACCAAACTCTCTCATTAATGAATCTATTTCTTCATTCTCGTATTCATAAGTATAACTCATAATCTTATCCTTTGTTACTTTATATGTAATATTATAACATAGGTTTCCTTAGAGCCTTCTTAATCGAAATTTAATTGCCCTACATCCATCTGAGCTACCATTCCTGTCGGGTTCTGAAGACCTAAATCAGGCATTGAAGAAGCAATTTTATTGATTCCTTGTGCCATAACAGCATTACTATCATTCGATACCATATCTTCCCCATCCCAATCAGAAAATCTCATCTTAGGGAAGTCTGCCTTAACCATAACAGAATCTAACGAACCAGTATTTCTATTCTTAGCAAATTTCCATATCATTTGATTCATTTCTTTCATTTGGTCATTCTGAATAAAGAGAACAGCTGTATCTGCTGTCTGAATAATACCTAGTGAATCTGCTACTGATTCTAAACCAGCATCAATATTCCCGTAAGCACCACGATTTAACTGAGCGAATGTAAGAAGAGGTAAACCAATTCCGTCTTTGTTATTTGGGCAAGTCTTAGCGAAACCGTGGAGTTCTTCTGCTATTAGCTTGTAATATGAATATGTCCCTCCAGATTTATCTAATGTCGTTCTTGAAGAAGCCATTAAGGTTAGGTAATCGATTACAATCATATCGAAAGAAATATCGTGCTCATTTTTTAGGTCATTCACGAGTGATTCTAGCATTAGCGTATTGAAAATACCTGCAGCGAATTCCTTGATGACCATTTTACCAAGAACGGGTTTAACAGCATTAAACTGTTTTGCTATATCCTCTCTAGGCATTGTCTTAAATTCGTGAGTAGCTATATCCAAAATATTAGCATCCACTCTTAGACCGATTTGTTCTTCAGGCATTTCTAGTGTCACAAATAATACATTTTTACCTTGAAGCACATTGTGTGCAGCAATACTGATACCACCAACCGTTTTACCACCGTGAGATACAGCCATTAAAAGATTTAGCGTCTTATCAAATAGACCTCCGCCTAGTGCTGAGTCGATTGCTGGAATACCAGTCGTTAGACCGTGTTGTACTTGCTTGTAATAGTCGATTCGGTCTTCAATGCTATCATTATATTTCATACCTATATCAGTATCAAAATTAATTTTTAGTGCATCTGTAATCATTCCTACGATAGGGTCGAATGCACTATCTTTTTGTATGATGTCAGCTGAAGCAAAGATTGCCTTCGTAAGCTCTTGTTTTTGAACCCATTGCTGAGTACTTTTTAGAAAGGGTTTGATGTTGGTGACCCGTTCTTCGAGTGCCAATTCTTTGAATCTAGCTAGTACTGGAGCCTTGAGCTGATTACTGATTGTACCTGAGTTTTTTATTTGTAACCCGATGTCTTTGATTGTTGGTCTTACGGAGTGGTCTGTCATATATTTTTGAATCTCTCCAAAAATCGTACTGTTTTCTACGGATTCAAAATGCTCTGTCTTGATGAAAGAATAACTTTTCCCAAAGTATTCCTCCGATTTCATTAGTGTTTGAAGTACTGCATTTTCCATTCTTATCCTTTATTCGTTTATATAGTACATTATACTATTTTTCTACTTAACTATTTTTAACTATTTTGTGAACTGCGATTTAGCTCCATATACTCTCTGTTTTGTACCAGTGACGCATCTATGATTCTGCTCATAAAGGTTATCTGCTATATCTCTGTATTGAACAGCTTGTTCGTGAGAATTTGCTGTCATAGCTTTCTTAGCATTTTTGATACTAGCCTCTTTTAAATAATAGCATTCTTTCGTTGTATTCTGGTCTTCGTATTTGTCTAAAGACACAAAACCTTGTAACGATAGAGCTAATAATAATGATAATATTATCTTATACATTCTGGTTTGTCCTCCTCTAATCTTTTCTGCATATTATATGATTCTTTTGGAAATTTGTCATATTTTACCTTTAAAGAGAATAGAGTATTATAATTCAATTCATAATCTTCCCACTCTGAATTGCTAGGAGCACAAGGATTTTTCTCGGCATAACGAACCATCGGTGAAAGCATTTGTTTTTGAAATATTTCGTGTTGTTTTGTGTTAGTAGCTATGTCACTCTTTATTTCGCGGTAACCACCGATTGTACCACCGGCTAATGTGATGAGTGCTGTGATTGTGCTAATAAGTAGCTTAGTGTTTTTCAGGTATTCGAATATTTTATCCATAAAGATTCCCCTTTATGAATATTTATCTCTGAATCGGGCCTTGACCTGAATATAACCTTAAGGTATGCTCCATTATCTCATCTGCCTTTACAGATAATAAACGGCCTAGATTCACGATGGCTTCATTGTCACCTTGTAATGTCGAACCCATACCCATAGCGTGTGTATGCCCACCGGCTGTAGTCACGCCAGGTATTGTCATAGCGTAATCTATGAGTAAATCTTTAAATATCTTAGCTTCAGGCTCTGTGATTTTATTTGAGAGCCGAATACTAGCTGAACCATATAGTGTCACATTTACATAACACAAAAAGTCTGGAAAATCTATTGTAATATGAGAACGATAATCATCTAGGTAACAAAGCAATAGAGATTTATTCTCTGCTCTGAATAATCTACCTGACTCTTGGAGTTTCTTGAATACTTTGTCTTTCTTTTTGAAAAGAGTGTCGATTTTCTCATTATCAGCCAGTCTAACCTTCGTAACATCTTTGAATCTTAAAAAGAATCTTCTTGGAAGTAAATCCCAAAATAATTCATTCATTCTTAGCCCTTCAGTAAATAAAGGGTCCTTTAACTGCCATAAATCGTAAGCATCCACTACATCGATAAAATGTTTTAATTCTTTATCTGTTTCTAGTCCTTTATGTTTTAGTAAGAACAAATATGTAAGCTTAGTAGCACAAAATTTCTTCGACACCATAATCTTAAGGTTGTCTGTTTTATATGTAGTTGGGTCGTAAGTGTAATCGTGGTGGTCAATATAGTTAAATTCTATATGCGAGTGTAAGTTTGCTAAATCTTGAACAAATCTCATTTCTTTTTCTGTAATATTTAAGTCTGTTATATAAACTTCTCTTATGTTTGACCTAGTATGGAGCATATCTTCCATTATCTCTAGTTGTTCTTGAACCCTAGAATAAGCAGCATTTAGAGGTAATATATTACCATAACATTTTGATAGTGCTATTTGTGCACCGACACCGTCCAAATCGTTATGAGATAAACTTATAATCATTTCTTTCCTTTTTTGACTTTCCCTATCACACCGTGAGCTGTGTATAAGGTAACTAATTCATCTATTTTTGTTTGTGGTAAAATCGTTAAATACCTTATACCCAATCGTTCGTTTACTTTGTAGAACTTCATAATAATATCGAGTTCTTCTTGGTTGTCTACTCTCTCTTTTTTGGGAAATTTGATATAGCTAATCTTATCTGATAAACTATGTCTAAGAAATCTGTATTGAGCAGTAAGTGGTATTTTGTTGTAGAAGTCTAACCAAACACCCATTTGTATACCGTGTACATCGTTAGCTATATAGCGTATCATCATAAAAGAATTTAATTTGTTGATTTCTTCTTCACTTGGCCAATATTTCTTATTAACAATAGTTGCCATAGTTTGAAACATAGATGGCCCTTTCGCTTTCTCATCTATATCTTCTATATCTTCTTTGATTACCTCTTTAGGTAAATAACCATCTTCAAAAAAATCATCCATTGTACTCCTTTAATATGCATGTTCTAGGCCGAAGCCTAGTAAGAACTATACTAGCTCTTTGTTATTCACAAAGAGTTTTACCTTCTTTTGAAAGGCGTAACTTAACAGTTGAACCTGCTGGTTTGTCTTTTGTAGTGTACTTTGTACCATTTGGTGCTGTACGCTCAACTCCACCAGTCTTTGCTGCTGTTGCTGTTTTAACAAGTTTACCAAGACCTGGTACAACACACTCTCCACCAACAACACCTTCAAGAATCGTTCCAATTACTGTATCGATTGTACGACCTGCATCTGCTTTAGATACTTCTAACTTTGTTGCTACTGCTTCAATTAATTCTGCTTTGTTCATTCTATTTCCTTTGCCTCGTGGGTCTTTTTAATTTTAGGACTTACATCAAATAATGGCTTTCACTTATGTTACTCACTATCAATATATTCTAAATGCCTTTCTCGTTTGTTATGTTGTATTATAACTAATGTTTACTTAATTTAAGTCATATTCCACGATAAACTCATCAAGCCTTTTACTTAAATAAGGGGAGTGACCAGTGTTATCTACAACTGCATCAAAAACATAATCATCTAGCTCTCGCTCTGAAGCGTGACCATCTGTTGTGTCAATATCATCGTTTCTGATTTTTAGTGTAATTACTCTATAATTTGAAGATTTTATTACAGCACTCTCTATATTGAATCTAAAATCTGGCACTAATATAATCTCGGGTTCATCAGAATCTAAAATCTTTGATAATAATAAATCAGCCCATACAGATACACCGAATTGAGGTTTCATTCCCTCTGTACCGAAATTCTGTAAAATCTCTCTGTAATCTGTCACTTTCTCATAATCGTATCCATCAAGCTTAGGAATCTCTCTGTATAAAGGTTCTTTATCGTTTTTGAATTTATCTAATTCTTCAGAAGTGATTCCGAATGTATCTGCTATAATCTTTTTGAGAGGATAAGCGAAGCTTAAGATTCTCGTTCTGATTTTCTCATTTAATTTCTCTATAAGAAGATTAGCACTAAAATCCTTACCACCTCGTTTTGGGCCGTTGATTAGAATTATTGTTTTCATTTATATTCTCCTTGTACATTTTAGTTCTTCATTTATAAATTCACTAAAGATTTTCATACTTGCCATCTTTTATAACATCGATTATATTGTCTATGGAATCATTAAATCTTCTCTCGTTTATAATCTTTAGTTTGCTTCTGCTCTTTTCACTTAATTTTTTAGTGTATTTCCAAATTAGTTCAGGAGTCACTTGTTCCAATATCAGTTCATCAGAACTTTCATCGATGAATTTTTCTATTTCATTTAAGGTCATTTTCTCTCCTCAATTAATTCTAAAAGATGCACGATTAAACCAGGTCCTACTGTTGCCGTTACATAAGGGATATCATTATCATCTAACAATGCTCTGATTTCTTTATCTTTTTCTTCAGCTTCGTGTAGTTTCTGATTTCTACCATATTCTTGATATGGATGTGCATCATTATCTCTTACTAAGAAAACATTAAGTGTATTAAATGTTTCATACATAGCTAATGCTAATGCTTTGAATTCTTTTTGAGGTATATGAGGGTCATCTGCTAAATATGTCAATCCCATAACGAAAGGTGAATCAGTAATAGTGTAATCCACTTTACCTTGTAAGACACGATTTCTATTTTTCTGTTCCGCAAGTAAAGATAATTGATTACCTAATTGAAGATAATCTTCTTTATATACTAAATCTTTAGCGAACTCTGTAATAAGTTCTACTCTTTCTCCATCTGTTTTCATTTGATGAAATAATCCTGCGGCAGTTGTTGATTTACCAGTACCTGGTCCACCGAATAAACTAATGTGCAATGTTTCCATTATAATCCTTTAATATGTTATGACTAACGGTCTATTTTTCTTGAATTGTAGCCTAAAACCATTAAATACCCATTCACCATCGACAAATCTTCTGTATTTCATTCCAAATCCAATACTAGTGAATGGGTTAGTAAAGAAAAATAATGTATCTGTTTTTGTAAATGGTTCAGTTTCTATTAAGAAACCGTCGCTCTTAAAACTAGGTCGTTTTATTACTTTATGCATTTCTCTCATTATAATCCTTTTCTTACTAAATAATCTTCTATCTCCAACCATTCTAATAAAGGGAACTCATCGCTCTCATTGCTTAAAAAAGTCTTGATATGAATACATTCACACTCTGGTTGATACTCTTTAACAGCTCTTAAATATGTTTTGTAGTCATCTATAAAAACTGCTGCCTTAATAAATCGTTTCTCTACGGTTGCTATATAACCACTATGAAAAGGAAAATGTTTCTTTAAGAACATTTCTTTAGAATGTGAGTGTTCTGGCATACTGTTAGAAACAAAAACAATATCGTATCTAGCAGATAATCTACCTAATACTTCTACTGAATTTCTGCGAGGTTTCATACCGTGATATAATTCTGAATCTCTCCAGAATTCTAACGGATTATTATGATTATGCATTAGCTCTAATAAATCATTAGCACGACCATCAGTTCTTAGTAAAGGTTTTAAATCTCCACCTACAAGATTCTCATACCATTTAATCCATTTCTTTACGGCAGGTGCTACGGTTTCATCTACATCGCACATCAAAATTTTCTTATTTAGAATGTGAACTCCTTCTCTTTTTCTTTAAGATTATCAGAAATAATTTCAATCTCTTCAAAAACAAGCTTAAATGGTACTACATCATCTTTACTAAGAATATTCATTTTTCGTGTCATTCTGATAAATTTTGTTAAATCGTACTCGACATCGTAACGAGCATTCATATCTTCGATTTTATATGTGAGGTTTCTTATTTCTTGTTCAGTCATTATGCTACCTCATACCATCTGTAAAATTCTAAAGCACTTTCTAACATTTTAACTATTGATGCTCTGTCATCTTCGAAATTATCTGCAAAGACACCATCAAACTCTCCAGTTTCATCCATATTAGAAATCATTTCTCTGAAGTCTGTTATATTTTGTTTTATTCTTTCGGCCATAATCGTATCTATCGTATCTTCATCTATTTCTACTAACATATCAATCCTTTATGTAGTATTATACTATACTTTTACTTAATTCTTACTGAATAAGCATCTAATTGTCGGTTATTGTGCCTCTGAATACTACAAATCCACTTCCACCTACATCCACTTTCTCTGCAGAATAGAGTATATATTTTTCAATGCCTTCATCAGCAATATAGTTACTGATTGACTCTTGGTAATCTAAAGAACAGCGTTGAGTCTTAACCTCATACGATTCTCCTAATACAGTACCTTGAGGTTTATCGACTAATACAACCTCAACATCGTTTGCTTCAAATAAACTTCGAACTTCTTGTAATAATTCCATACTATTTTCCTTTAATAAAATTGATAAGTGTTCTCACACCAAATCCAGTAGCGAAACCTTTTACAAATGCAGGCCCAGCAATATCGTGATGCACATATCTTTTCTTGCCTTTTTTTGTCATAGCATTTGTAAGAAATAACCCTGCTTTCTGACAACCCATATTCGGAGTACCAGTATTACTCAAATCAGCAAGTTTATCATCAACACCATCCATCATATCTGTATGAAATGCTGCATCCATATAAATCTCACCAGTTTTTCTACCACATTTCTGAATCTTTTTCTTTAGTTCATCATTGAATCCAACAAGACCACAAGCACCATCAAATTGATATACAGCAGCACCCGTTAATGTAGCAAGACTGTGATATGTCGTTGCTTTCGGATATTCTTCTTCAGCTAAACATAAGTTATCGAAAAGGACAATTCTTCCCTCAGCATCTGTATTCTTAATGTGTACAGTCTTACCATTTTTCATTGTAAGAACATCATCTGATTTATATGCTGTACCATCAATCATATTTTCTGCTAATGCTAAATAACAAGTTACTCTCGTTGCGGCACCGTGTGTTTTGATATACTCCATAAAACCAAGTAATGTCATAGCACCTGCTTTATCAGATTTCATACCAGTCATATGCCCACCAGTCTTAATATCTAGTCCACCTGAATCGTATGTTAAACCTTTACCAACAAATACATTATGTTTTACATTAGCACCATTAGCGAATGGATTATAATCTAATTTGATTGTCATTGCTTTATGTCTTGAGGCACGATTTACTGCTAAATGACCATTCATACCTAATTGTTTAAGATATTTTTCATTATAAATTGTTACATCTACAAATGAACCTTTAAATTTCTTCTCAACATATTTTAAGATACTAGCACTATGAGCATCTTCAGGAGCAGTATTTACCCAATCTTTTGTAGTATTTTGTGCTTTTACTCTAGCTGTAATTTCTTTAAGTTTGTCTTTAACAGATTTACCTTGATTAGAATTCACAATCACTTGAAGAATTACTTCTTTCTCTATTTTCTTTTCAGATTTATACCGATTAAACGAATAATCACTTAATAAAACACCTTCTAAAAATTCATCTTCAACTTTTGTGAGAATTGTACAAGCACTCTTTGCTTTTGTTCTAAGAATTGTTTTACCAACAACTGTACCTAATTCTCTCCAATCTGAAGGTTTCTTCATATCAGTTGTGCTAAAATATAAGATGCCGTTTTGTACGATTGTTTGGAATTTCTTATTTTCAAAACCAGTATGTTTGAAGTCTAGTTGCTTGTATTGTTTCTTGTTTAAAGAGCGAACAGTTAGTTCATTCTTTAAACCTTTAGTAGTTATTTTCATTAATTTCCTTTTGTTATGTATTATACTGTAATACAGCTTAACTTTCATCAAATTTTGATAATACTTTATTATTGAATAAGCATTCTATTTCTGAATGAGATAAGTTTAGTTCTAATGATTCGAGGGTAATTTCTGCGTAGATTGGTTGTAATATGTTTCTTATATCGTAAGTAGGCTTGAATAAATTTTTGTATTCAAGCCAGTCTAAATGAGTTTCAATATTTGTTTTGGTCATAACTTATTCGTTATCATCCTCATTAGGTTCAGCACCTTCATCTAAAAAGTCTGTATCATCTTGTCCAGGCATATCATAAGATATTTTGTATTTTGCTTTAAGATACTCTTTGAAGTCTGTCTTTTCAAGAACTGGTGCCCACCACTCTTCAGTCGATGTTACTTTCTCTCTGACTTTTTTATCTTCAGGTATACAAGGTCTTGAATAATACCCTACTGTTGGTTTCTCAATATATCCACCTTCTAGTGCTACATCGATGAATCCGTGCCATTTAACGATTCCACCTTCCCAATTTGCTCTTACTTGAAATTTAGATTTCTCTTTAACGAATCTCGATTTCTCAATGTTTATCGTAAAATTGTAACCAGTGATTTCTTTACCTGTTTTTTCTTGTGATTTACCAATAATGAAAATCGTGTCACTTGAATAGATACCACCCGTTCCACCTGATACTACTGCTTTACTAAACATTTCTTGTGTCTGATATGTGTGGTTGATTGCTACACAAGGAATATCAAATTTCTTGAAATATGGTGTTGCCATTCTCCATAAAGATTTCATTTGTTTTGCACGAGTCATATCTGCTACAGATTTTTCATTCTGAGCATCATCAATTTCTTTCTTTGAAGCAAGATTTCCGACTGAATCAATAAGAATCATTACTTTATCTTTTTTCTCGATACCATCTAATTGAGCGATTAAGTCAAATTTAAGTTCTTCAACATTCATAATAGGTGTGTGAACTACTCTCGCTGTATCAACACCGAACTGCTCGAAATATGCTTGTGGAGACCCATACTCTGAATCGTAGAATAAGATAACACCATCTTTATTTTTCTTTAAGAAAGCTGATGCCATAATAAGGGCGTATGAAGTTTTGAAGTGTTTTGAAGGGCCAGCAATCATCGTTAATCCTGATGTAAGACCACCATCGATTTCTCCTGAAAGTGCTAGATTTATCATAGGATATTCTGTTGTGATGAAATCTTTTGCCTCGAATACAACACTTTTTTCGAGTGTCATAGTTTCTTTAATTTTACTGTTTTTCTTTAGTTTGTCCATCAATGATGACATATAGTACCTCTTTTATTTTTGATGTACTATTATATCAAAAAAATACTTAATAACGGACTATAAGAGGTCTGCGTACTTACCTAATTTTTTCTTTGTATTAAGATATGTTTTTATTGTATCTTGAACCATAGATGGAGCATAGTCGTAATAATTTTTCCCTGCGTATTTAAGGTCTAATGAAGGTTTCTTTTCCAAAATCATCATCATTATTTTTTCGTTGTAAAAACCTGGTTTGACAGCCCAATGCATAGCACTTCTACCATCATCACTCTGTAGGTTAATATCTGCACCATTTTTCAATAACAGCTCTACTATTTTCTCGTAGCTTTTGAATATAGCAAGATGTAAAGCAGTCCAACCGAATGAACCTTTCTCATCGATATTGTCGTACTTTTTTATGATGGCTTTGATGCCTTTAATGTCATTATCTTTGACTAGGTCTGTTAGTGTATCTCTGGTCTTTGTCATAATACCCTCTTTTATGGGTATTTATAGCAAATCTTCAGGATGGTATAAATGGCTGTAATAGTTTAAATAGGTTTTGTGAATGTCTGATGCTATCTCTCTATCGACTAAGAAATTTTGTTCTATCATTCTTCTTATGGGGCCCACTATCATATTTACTTGACCCGTTTCTTGAATATTTTTCATCCATACAAGATGTTCTTTTGTTACACCATCAGGTATAAGACCCTCTGATTTTAATGAATCATATCCTATGTAAAAATCTGGTTCGGGTTCGGGTTCGATTTCAGGAATGTTCCCGTATTCAATCTCATATAATTTTAATGCTTTTGAATCAGTAAGATAGCCACTATAAAAACTCATAACTTCATTTTTTACTTCATTCATTGTCATAATATTATCTCTTATATATTTTATTTTTTAAGTCTTTCTGAATCATATTTGTTAGAGCAACAACTTTTTCTTTGTCACCTCTTTCATATACTTCTTTATTGATTAACTCACCAAGTAATCTATAATTCTTTTCGATTAAACTTTCCATTTATTATCCTTTATATGTAATATTATAACATAAAGAACCTTAGAGCTTTATTAAAGTAGTATATCAGGTCTGTTTTCTAATAATTTATTCATATCGTTTCTATGTTCTCTATAAATGTTATCACTTATTCTATCTAGCGAATGTAACTCATAAGCAATATAAAGACTTGCTTTAATGTATGTGAGAAATGTATCTGCTGAATCCGATGATATTGGTTCATATTGGTTTGCTTCAATATCATATAATAATTCAATATCGAAATTCTCTGACTCAACATTCATATTCATCATATTCATATTGAGGTTAAATTCCGTTACCTTTTCTCTCACTATTTTTAAACCCTCAAATCCATACAGATATTTAGGAACATTCATTACATTAGACATCTATACTTCTTACATCCAATCCCGTTATTTTATTGTACACAGCGAAATTTGGGTCATATCTCCAATGAATCTGTATTTCATTTTCTTCCCATTTGATATTGTCTAATAATGTACCGACTGCACATCCGACTGCAGCGCTACGAGATACACCGGCGGCACAATGAATTAAAAATTGTTTCTCTTTGTTCTTTAATATGAAATCTCTTATCTCTTTACCTTGTTCATCTGTTAGTGTTTTGTATGCACCGAAATCTGAATCTATATCCCAAAAATTCATTTGAAGAACATCATCAAATCCTTGAATCTTACTATCTGGATGAATATTATGTGAAGGGTCAAACATACTAATCAATACAGTATTTTCCTTCTCTAATTCATCAGCATTATAAAGCCCTAAATATTCATCAACACCTATAATACCATTTATTCTATTTGATTCTATACTATTTTCAATCATTACCACTCCTCTACATCAAATTTTATTTTACAATCCATCTTGCCATTTTTTCTCTCGTATATTTCTGTATCCACACCTATTTCAGGAATATCTATACTATATTTTTCTTCAATCGCTTCAGCAACTAAATGTCTATGACAAAAAGTGTTTTCGGGTGATTCATAACATAATATAACATATTTTTTATCTTTACCGAATAAATCAGACCAAGATTTAAAAATATCATTCATATCTACCTCATCGATGACCAGTCGTTGGAATTCTTTCGTATAGACAAGCTCCCTCTTAGAACCTTGTGGTGAGTCTTTGTATTCAAGAAAGAATTGCTTCTTTGGAGCAAGACGCTTATCGTGTAAATCCACGACAGCCTCAATCTCATCGGTGATACCACCTGAAATACTGACCAGAATATAATCTTCAGGGATATTTTTTATATTTCCGTAATACGATGTGAAAAATTTCATAGCTCTATCACCGTGTTGCATTTTGGTGTCTTTGGTTTGGGCGTTAATCGAAGCTTTGAATAGAAATTTTTTGTCCAATCTAATCGGTGACCTCTTCTAATACTTTTGTGTGTACCATCAGGAGAGTGCTCGTAGATAATCCATTTTTCTGGCTCTATGATAAATTTATTCTCAATATCTTTTTTATAATCCTCAGGTATATAAGATTGGCTTATAGGAATCATTTCGCTTTTGTGTTTGATGCTGATATTACCATTTTCTGCATTAGCATTACCAGTCATATTCTGAATCGAAATATTCCCGTTTTTATTTGTAATGGTTCCATTGAAATGTTTTGATACTGTGATATTACAATTTTTTGCTTCAATGGTTCTGATATTTCCTGAGAAATGGGCTTCTTTAACATTTTTGATATTTAATGCATCCGTATTGTCGCTAAAATCCATTCTATCTTCTAAACCCAATAAGCTATCCACTGCATCATTAATCTCTTCGTGTGTTGTGTATTTTCTTTTCATTGGTACTCTGTATCCCATATTTAACCTTTGTTCACCTAGTGAGGCACTGAAGAATCCCATTCTACCATCCCCATTTCTTTAGCTTGAAAAATACACGAGCATCAAGAAGATGCTTCATACCTTCAAGATTTTCTCTAATATCTCTAGCATTACTATCGATTTTTATGTCATCACGCTTAACAAATTTGATAGGTTTAAGGTTGAATCCTTTTGTTTCAAATGCTTCTGTATAGAATGCATCTTTGTATTCTTTCCCATCGAACTCGAATGATTGTCTATCTACGGACTTATTATGGAAGTATAGTGTAGCCACATCAGCAATACACGCTACATCAAGGTCGAACTCTCTGTATAGAACGGTCTTGATTTCTTCTGTTAGTTGTTGGAACCATACATCCCAATCATTAGCATCGATACCACGAACGAATACAATAGGCACATTTGGATATACCAATCTGATTAGCTCTTTTCGTTGTGCGAAGGTAAGTGGATTCTTTTCAATGTTTCTATCTGAATTACTTGAACCAAGGACGATGATAGGTATAAGACCATCAAGCAGAATCTCATTAACGATTTCTTGATGACCTTTGTGGAATGGTTGAAGACGGCCTATAAAAAGACCAAATTTGTTTTTCATAAGAATCCTTTATTATATTTACTATTTAGAGTATTATAACAAATTTTTACTTAAAAGCTACTTAAAAGCTACTTAATCTCATCTAAAAGTTTTTTCCTTCTCTCTTCGCTTCTTGCTTTCTTCTCATCTAAATCACTAAAGATTTTATCGAAAACTTTCTTCATAGCTTTTCTCTCTCTAATCTGCGTAAATACTAGATACAACACAAAAAATAATGTTACTGTCGATAATGCCATTATTATTTCAAAAAAAGAACTCCACATTATATTCCTGTTAAGGCAACAGCGCCACTAGGTAATACAGTATATCTAAA